ACATAAACCTCTTTCTCATATCTCTCTCTCATCACATAAACCTCTTTCTCATATCTCTCCCACGTTACATAAACATTTTTTTCATATCTCTCATCACATAAACCTCTTTCTCATATCTCTCCCACGTTACATAAACATCTTTTACACTCTCTCCCATCACATACCCACCCACCTCTCACACACCACAAAAAAAAATAGGATTGATATTAACCAATCCTATTTAAAATATAACCTTATTTATCTATTGAATTGAAGTAAGTTTATGGTTTTCAAGGAAGTCCTTAAACTGGTCACTTGATACGTCTATAACGAATCCAGCAGCACCAGCATGTCCTCCACCACCGAATCTCTTACTTACCTCACAGCAATCTACGCCGTCTTCTACGCATTCATAAAGAGAGAACCGGACTTTACCACTTGGCATGATACAAAATGGCATCAGGGCTTTAATTTTCCTACCGTCTAACCAGTCCGGTGTAAGAGAATCAAATACTTTAGAGCTAAATTCTGTAGTATTCATCGCCACGACCTTCACCTCATCAACATACGCTTCGAACGAGTACGCACTTACCTCTTGTTCGTTTTTACCAGCCATGTAGTTAATTATAGCACGTCCTTCTTTAGCGAGATCATAAAAAATAAGATCAATTTCATTGTCCTTCATATTTTCTTTAAAGTGATCATACAAATACGACAATGCTATTAACACATTCAATCGCATTTTTGATCTCAAGGCATACTGGACAGCCACTACCGTATCCCAGCCTAAACCGGATTCTTTATTCCACACATCGTAGTCTGACAAGCACCGGACGACCGCCGGCACCTTCCCCATCAGCAGGTCGGCAGCAAGTGCGCACGCACCGACACCGACCCTCCTTAACCCTGGAACTACGAACCCCCATGTCTTACTATCTTCGATAATTCCCTTATGGTGATCTATCCACATCAGGCTCTTTCCTTCATCAAGCCACTTTTTGAAAATCGTTTTAGAATCGACCCCAAAAGACACGTCAAGAACGTAAACAGCATCTAAGTCACTCACCTTGCTGGTAACTTTCTTAACATCATCTTCATACGAATACGGGATATAAATAACATCTCGGTCTTTACCGTTTTCGTACATGGTTGCGATAGCTGCCGATACAACGCCATCCAAATCCGATTTATGATAGACTATCGCTGCTTTCTTTACTTTCATGGTATAAGCTTGTAAATGTAATATTATTATCCCCTTTATCTATTTTTATAATATCGCTATATCCTTCATGATATTGATCTTTTTTAATACGAACCTTCAAAGTAAATAAAGGAGGTTTACAGACAGGAGGAGTATCAAACTCATCACTATAAATATCTTGCAATTCAATTTTTATATTAAGATCAACTCCATATGGATTTTCAAGGATATATATATGATCGTTGTTTAGAATAACTATTCCTTCACTTGTATGTTCTTTGGACAATACATAATTTAAATCAAGATCTTTACCAACAAACTGAATAACATCCATATAGTCAACTCCGGCCTTCTCAGCACATACCTTATCCGAATCAGAGAACTGCCCTGGTAGGCCACTGGCGCTTCCTACCATCAGCGTCATTGTCTCAATATCTTTATATGTTATACCATCCATCATCAACCTACAAGCACCAAGTGCCTTATATACCATACCGGGATTAGGCTTCATCATCCGATCATATTCATCAATTGAAAAACACTCATAATGACCATACACTACTCCTCTTATACCTCTTTTCACTGCAAGATCATGAACGCATCTAAGGACATAATTTATCTTCGCATCAATATCTTCATCGGAAACAAACCCGACACCCACATCACATTGGTTGCTTATTATACCAAAGTATTTAACGCCATTTTGCTCCATAAGATCAAGTGCCCTATTCACGACATCTTGCTTAATCTTCATATCAGTAAGATCTTTTGCATAAAGACCTCCAGATGCGGTTTCAACCAACGTCCCGTCAAAATCAAATAGTAGTATTCTTTTGTTTTTAATATACAAATCTTTCATCATTTTTCACTCCTACTCTTTTTTATTACCCTAAACTGAAGACGGAATAGATTACTGTCTTCTTTTATAATATCATACACAGCATAAGAATTTTCTCCTATATCCCATCCAAGATAATCGAGCAGGTCTTTTAAGTAAATCCTCTTGTATTTTACACCAAGGTTATTTACCTTAAACGATCTCTCGTCTTCAACATCAGAAGCAGCCAGATAAAAGACCGTATTTTCAACTCCTTCAAATATCTTCCCTTCTTCTAAGCCGATAACAACCGCATCCGTTACCCCCATCCAATTCAAATTATCGACAGAGATAGTCATTATCTTACTTTTGCTGATTGACAACTTCCGGATCTTGCTTTCTTTAGTTTTAGATCCTAAAAAATCCGTACTGTTAAAAAAATCTACTTTCATGGTTATAATATTTTATATTTATGTTGCAAACATACATAATAAATAATCATCAAAGAAATAAATAGGATTAAAATATGATAAAAAACCCATAGCACTACGTATTTAATAAAAATAAATCAATGACACAAAATAATAAAAATAATCATATATTTGTCGGTATCTTAATCAATTAAAAATAAATGTCATGGCAGAATTGAAAATAGGTTTTGTAACCTTCAATCCGGGATCAGGTGACGGTGATCAGGCAGTCACCGTATCAGGTGAAAAATACGAAGGTCGTGTACAGCGCACGCAACAAGTAGAATTTGGTGACGAATCAGGCGGTGTTAAGAAAACTGCTACCATCAACCAAGCTGCGGCAGCTGAGTTTGTAAAAATAGATCCTACTGCATCCGTAGGGAAAGGAGGTGGTACTGTAACGATCAACGGTACAAGTAACTCAACTAAATTAACGTTCTCTCTAACTCCGGACGAGACTCATCCTCTGACGTTGGAAATACCTGCCAGTTATCAGGCGGCAGGCAAGGCTACCAGCAACGGCGCTGTTATTGCCGACGACCCTGGTGCAACAGGGGGCTTTGCTTTCAGTATCGTATTCTCCGGTATTGCAGCGAACACTAATATAAACGATCTGGTAAATACTCTTAAGGTTACGGCCGCTGGTGGTCAGACAGCTAATACGGTTATTACCCAGACAGCAGGTGATCCGTTCTTGGAAATAGACAAGGAGGTAATCAACTTGGATGCAAACGGTACTCCTCAGACTATCAATGTTAATGCTAACATCAGGTGGACTATCACACAAGCTGTTTCTAAGTTGGTAAGGACAGTAATGAAGTGATGTGATTATTCACGTCTGTATTGCTTATAAAAAACAAAAAGGGACGTCTATTTGGCGTCCCTTTTTTCTATGCATTGTATATAGTATTTATCTTTTTGCCTACTGACAAAAATCTTTTTGAAAATCATCTGTTTCCTGATATGGACTCTTTTCCCGTCATCTAATTCTCTCCAAATTTCATTAAAAATCGAATCTATTAACTCCATAACCTTCTTATCGGAAACGAGATTCTTTCTACCGGGGCTAACCCATCCATCATCAGTCATCTTACCGGCTATCCTATTAGCTATTCTACTTAATTCACGTGGGGTGCTCATTTCAATCTGTTTTTAAATATTCTACCTTTTTCACACTGAAGTATGCAGTCTATCATGGGATGATCTTGTTCGTGATCGTCACACATCGGAAATTCTTTTCCATAGGGGAAAGCAATGTGCGGGCACTGCGCCCTGAACGCATCCCAGGCCGACTTCCTCACAGCCTCAGCTCCGGCACGCACGCCTTTCTCTCTTTCCTTGGCTGGGTCAGCATACACGTTTGAAATAGCTCTTTTCTTCCAAGTAAGCATATTGTAGTAAAACTTATCCACCAGTTTCCTACCCACTACATCAAACTTCTGTCTATGAATTAAAGGTGCGACCTTAACGACGTTCTTCCTATTTTTACTGACATCGACATAAATCAGTCCAGCATAAGACGGAACTTCACTTACGTCAATCATATTAGGCGGACAGGCGTAGTAGAAATAGTTTGGAGGATAGCTTATGACACCACCTACCTTAATAATGCCGTCTTTAAGAACCTTATGTTTTTTATCCTTTTTGAAGTCGTTAAAGAAATCTTGTTTAGACATCTTGACCTCTACTTCATAAGCGTACAATGATCTTGTTATGGCCAGGAAGTCAGATTCCCAATCATATATATGGAGATTGTTAATAACATACATCGGATTACTTAGCAGATCCCTATTAAGGATCTTAAGCATTTGTTGCTCTGGGTAGTTCATTGTCTTACTTTTTTTAGAGGCTTGTGGCGGAATCGAACCGCCCTACGAGATTTTGCAGATCCCTGACTAAACCACTCATCCAACAAGCCATGTAGCCCAACCGGGAGTCGAACCCGGAACTAAAGTTTAGGAAACTTTTGTTATATCCGTTTAACTACCAGGCTATTTAATGTTTGCTATGTTCACACACCGCAAACACCGAGATAATTAACACTTTATACAAAATATGTACCGTTATCCAAGGAGGATTCGAACCTCCGCTAACAGAACCAAAATCTGTTGTGCTACCACTACACCATTGGACAGTGGTCCCGGAGGGATTTGAACCCACGATCTTGCGGTTATGAGCCGCCTGCTTTCACCACTAAGCTACAGGACCTTAAAAATATGCAGGAGCCTTCACAGACGCCTGCATATAACAGCTAAATATTAACCAATAATTATCCTAAAAACTCTCTCAACGCAAAGTTAAGTACTAACCCATAATATGGCAAACATTAAAATATAAAAAGGATTAAAATAATTATTTCTTTTTCTTCTTCTTTTTAGTGTCTTTTACTCGTTCAGCTTCGTTTTCAGACTCCACAATATCACCGGCTTCTTCCTGAATCACATCCGTCTCAGGAACAACATCGGACTTCTCTGGTTCTGCCACATCCTTATCCGACTCCTCATCTTTATCCAATTCCGGCTCAGAGACATCGTTTTTGTCTTTACCGATTATACCTATCTGGTAGCCTCTTAATTCTACTTGCATTAATTTCAGCTTCGATTCTAACTCTTGTATTGTTTTGGACCCAACCGAAACCTCGTTTTCCAAATCTCCGATTCTGGTCCTGGCTTCAATCAATTCATTTGATTTCTTTTTTAATTCAAATGATATACTGTTTTTCTTTTCTTCCAAGTTGCTGATTTTGTAATTAGCCTCATCAAGATCAGACTTAGCTTTGTCAAGATCAGCCTTGGCCGCATCAAGTTCTTCCGTTTTCTTCTTGACGCTTTTTATCAGCTTCTTCTGATTTTCCTTCAAGGCGTCAATCTTTTCCTTAGACTCAGAAAGATCTTTGCCAATAGATAAAATCTCTTTATCCTTTGAAGCGATATCTGACTTAAGTTCGGAAAGCCTTTCCTTGTAAAAATCAGCCTTATCCTGCATTTCCTCAATTTCTTTTGCAAGATTTTCGGATTTAATAGCTTTCTCCCTGTACATTGACAGCTTGCTGTCTGTGATGAATGTAAAACCTAACATGCTCATTTTCAAAATATTTAAACATTACTTAACTCCAGAACTACCAAGACCTTTTTCTCCACGTTCATTTCCGTCTTCTACCTCAATATCTATCACCTCTTCCAATACCATTTTGTATTGTGGAACAATTTCCATCTGAGCTATTCGATCGTTTTTATGGATTACGGTCGGTTTTTTATTGATTTTAGTAAGATTAACCATATACTCTCCTTTGTAAGTAAATTCGCATTTACCGGGCGCGTTAGTAACTACCACTCCCTCGTCAAAAGAGAATCCTGATCTTCCTTCTACATTCACACACCATCCTTCTGGGATATTCAACTTGAAGCCGGTTCCTATTCTAACAGAATAACCTTGATATAAAGTAATTGATTCAAAATCTGAAGGAACATCTATTTCCACTCCCATGTCATTCACCATCTTCACCACTCTATATGCACGAATATCACAACATGCATCGCCATCATGTTTGTATTCAGGTACCACGACATCAGTGTACAGCTTCTTAATACCTACCTGCACAGTCTTCTGATAACCTGGAGTCAAATAAGATTCAGGTATTTTATTAACGACCTTATCTTCTTTTTTATGTTTGTTGTTCTTTTCAGAAACAGTATCCTTCTTGCTATCTTCTTTTTCAGAAAGAAGTCTTTCAATATCTTCTAACTTGTCCATGATCATATTTTTATAGTACAATAAACAATACCTTCTTTTTTTATATCCTTCGTTGATTCATAGCACTCACGAAAAGTACTTATGTCTGCATCATTAGGATCATCGACCCACTCATCTCCTTGCTTATATTTTTCTCTGGTTTCTGAGTAGATCATACATAATTTATCCCCATGCTTCGCCATAATCCTTTCTTCTGTCACTTTCCTACGAAGTTTAATAAGGGGAAATCTTGTAACTATTTCTACTGTCATTCTACACTATCTTTAAAAGCCCAAGAGATGTTATTCTCCTGGGCTGATGTTTATATTAAAATGGAAGGTCATCTTCTTCCATAGGAGGAAAGTTCGGCATCTGTGCTTGCGGCTGTGGCTGCGTCTGATGCTGAGGCTTGGTGCTCCTTGTGGTAGGTGCCGGGGCAGGTGCAGCAGGCTGAGCCGGTGCCTGATACTGTGCTGGCTGTTGAGCAGGTTGTTGGTAATTCTGATACGGAATAGCACTCGGAACAGACTGAGGTTGTTGAACCTGTTGAGGCGCGGCCGGCTGCTGGGTATAAGTCTGAGGAGCTACCGGCTCTTGCTGAGTATTTCCTCCTAAACCTAATTTAGCCATTATACCGGCTCTGATGTCTTTAATAGAAGCATTGAACCTGTTTGAATATTCAGTAATCTTCTGATAAGTAAAGTTGTTTTGAGCTGAATAATCGAGGCTTTTCTTGCCATCAAATCCTGTAACTTCAACAGGGTCAGGCCAACCATTTACGCCTTTTTTATAAAAACGTTCAACAAGCTGATCTTCTTCTCCGTCTACTCCGGCATATGCGATAATAAGTTCCGAAGATCCAAACTCATCATCTTTCTTCTTCTTAAAGACATTGAAATAAATTTCACGACTGAAATCGATGTTTTCGTAGTATTTTACGAAGCTCTTAACAAAGCCCTTGATATTTCCTTTTTGATTAACGAGAGGTATGGAAATACAATAGTTTTCATTAAGCTCGTAATCTTTTAATACGATAAGGAAATTAGTAACAGTATTTCCATTAGAGAAAGTGCTTGACTTTAACCCGATGTAGTTAATGTACCCAACTACTCCATTATAATACTCTTTCCAATATCCTGCCGGCTGACCGCTATTAGGATTTATGTGCTGAACAAAACCTTCTTTTGGTTCGTTACTTTTTTCATACAAGTTACCATCTGAATTAATATACAGATAATAAGTTGTACCAAAACTTCTGTTTTCTCTAAAAGCCATATTATTATTTTTTTTATAGATTATACAATGTTTGATTTAAGACGTATGTTGATTCGTATTTAGGATTGAACATCTTTATCATCTTATACTGATCAGACCAATCCATAACAACATCTCCTTTTATAAGTGATTTTACGGAAGACAGTATATTTTCCTTACCGATAGAAAAATTAAAACACGGGCCTTCCAGCGCATTAAAAGGCATTGATTCCATTATCTTTTTTCTATTTCCAAAATCCTCAGACATTACTGTTATGCCGTTTTCTTCATCTACCTTAACATTGACAACATTATCCACTAAAGTCATGGAATTAAGAACCGATATAAGCAAATCCCTATCGAACTTAACACTCGAAGATTTTTCGAATTTATTACATACGTATTCGTAGTTAGGATACTGTTGTTCTACGTTCATATCCGATATAATCACATTATCAAAGCATAAAAACGTCCTAACACCATCTGTGGAAATACTGATCTCCGTATCCTTATCAGATAGAAAGCGGTATAAAATAGAAGCTGCGACCTCACTTAACATAATCGACCTTTCTTCTACTGCATTAGCATATTCTTTCCTGTTTATAAACAGACGGAACATATCAGTAGAAACAATGTCAATATAGTCCTTCTTCACATTAAGAAGAATCGAGCATATAGCCGGTCTAAATTCATCCGATCCAACAAACGCAAAAGATCTTTTCATAGACTGAATGAAAGACGAGCTCATAACACGAATACCATCACCTACAGGATAAAAGAAATCAGGGAAAGCCTTATCCTCAATCCAAGTAGAAGAAAAAGATCCTCTATCGTATTTAAAAACGATACTGTAATCGTTTTTAATCTCTATCTCTATATCCTGGTTATGATTTTTAAAAAACGAAATAAGAGTCCCGGCATCTACTAAAAGAGAAAACTTATAGTCACAAGAAATATCAGTATTCACATCGAAAATATCATCCGTATATGTTATACGTTCGTTCATGGCTTGTATCCGGATATGATCAAAATATAAAGTAATTTTTATATTCGATGTGACACAATCCTTTAGAACCTTATCAAACATCTTTGAAATGTTTGAAAGTTTCTCATTCATTAGTATGCCAGGAACTCTTACTTTCATTTTTTAAAACTTACGATTATGACTATCTAACACTGCAAATGTATTATTTTAAAATCTAATTACGAATTAATTGGATTTAAAATGATTTAAAATAGATTAAATAGTTCTTCTTGCTGCTTCTGCTATAAGCATCGCATCAACTATACCGTCATGGGCTGTCTTACATCTTTCGTTTTTAACGAACGTATCGTTTGGCCACAGCCTTTTAGCGCAAGCCAATGACGTTTTCTTAGTATTTACCTTACTGGCTTCCATGACCTTATCAGAATGCGTCCAAACCAATTTCTGCCATGTTTTAGGGGCTATGAAATTAACGGAGCAACTTATGTCCGTAAATGCCATGCAGAGGGAGAGGAACAGTCCATGCAGTTGGCCTTTGTTTTCCATGAGGGAGGCTGTAGAGGACGTGCTGACCCCGTACAGTGCGTGGACGTCCTCTATGACAAACACTACCCTATCAGGATTGTTTTCTACGATCGTATCCCGGCAAAAAACATATTCTTTAGTCAAGTCTACTGGTCCTGAAGCTGATATTCTTGGAGTGGAGATTCTCGATATTAGTTTGCTGTCTTGATCGATGCAGGCTATGGCTCCATCTTTTCCTGGGTCTGCTGCTATATATAATACCATAATGTATCAATTTAGATTCATGTCGATTTTACCAATGCTATCGTCATCTTCAAAGCCTCCATTGTCTGTAAGTTCGTAATCGATAGCCACAGCACCGTTACTAAGAATGTAAAAACCTTTAAACATCTTTCCTATTTCAATAGGATACACGACATTTACGTCCCTTCCAATATCCTCAAACGGCATAGCGATATCTTCTGTTTCAGCTTCTTTTTGTTTTGCTAATACCCCAACAGGTATATTTTCACCTTTTATAGATGCGTATGTAACCATATACAGAATATCGTTATTGACAAATGCCCTATCACTACTTACCTTATCCAAGCTGACATATATAATATGTTTTATAAAACTATTGATATCTCCACATATGTTAATAGCTTCTACTTCTTTAGGAATAACGACTTCCACTTCTTCTGGTTTTATATTTTTCTTTTTCATTGCATTAATCTTTTCGTGTTTTGTTTTACTTCTTCAACAAGATCCTGATCTTTCATCATTTCCTGCTTAAGTTTCTCATTCTCATTAATTCTTTTCATCCTATCGGCAAGAATCTTTTTGTATTTCTTATCCGATATTTTTATAAACCAAGGACAGTTCCTTGATGGAATCCTTTTGCATGGATAATCAGTGAGACCGTTCGGTCCAAACTGCTCGCATCGGTTACATTTTTCTTCGCCTGTCATTGTACTATATTTTAGGGAAACATTCTTCAAGTTCTCTATAAGAGCACTCTACTACAACAGAATCTCCTTTAGGGAGAAATACTAAAATAGAATCGATAGAAAAAACACTATCTACTTTCCTTACAAGTTGGCCATGCTTATAAGAAGATATGACCAACCTAATTCCATACGCATCTGAATAAGATCCTTTCCTACATGGAGTTATGCTTTCAACAACATAATCGAAGCCTCCGATATTAACTTCATCGCCGGCATTGATTTCCATAATAGGAATCATTTTGGCTCTTCTATCTATGCTTATTTTCATTTCGCAATCTCAAATTTTATTTGCTCCTTCGGTTCATAATTCCATACCTCAAAATCATCAGCTACAAAATCATAAAATCCTTTCCCTTCCATACGAGATGAGATAGTAACCTGCGGAACCGGGCCGAAAAGAGAGCGACGGAGGAGCTCGTTTGCCTGTTCTTCGTGACGGTCATACACATGCATATCTTGGATGAAATGAGTGAAAACTGCGGGCCTTAACCCGGCGTCGTGAGCAAACATCATCATCAACGCCGCATATTGAGCTACATTCCAGTAAGAAGCTGTAATCATATCCTGGCTGCGCTGATAAAGCGTCATATACAACTCATCTCCTTTAACAGATAAATTGATCTGAAACGCACATTCTTGAAGAGGTTTTAGTCCATTGGTTTCAGGATCGAACATGGATGCTACTATTCTTCTTGACGAACGATCATTCTTGAGTGACCAAAGAATGAAGTCTGTTTGGTTAAGAAAACCGTAAAGACCATCATGGATATCTGTCATACCATCTGGAGCTTTTCCGGTACCCATATAAACATGTCTGTTCACCATATCTCCATAACATCCTTCGATCTTTCCATTATCATCAGCCCACTGATCCCATATATGGAGACCAAGTTCTTTGATGTCTACCGATCTTTTTTGCCAAATCCACAAGATTTCTTTTATGGAGTTTTTAAGATTAGTAGGTCTAAGCGAACCAAGAGGAAATTCCCGGCGAAGATCGTACTGGTTGCATACTTGCAGGATACGCTTCACCTTGACGCCTGTCCCGTCACCGTAGACCGGACGCTTCACTTCTTCCCACGGCTGGCTCATTATAAGAGCCAAATTGTCTTGAAATATTTTATCTACTCTTGCCATATTCTTATTAGGTACTTATATACTATAGTATCACCATCTCAAGGTTATGCCAACAAACAAGAATCATTAAAAATTCTAAGAGGAATGGTTATAAAGACGATTAATTTCTTCTTGTTCTAAACACGGACCACCTACAACTTTCTCTGTCGCTTTTCTTTGTCTAACAAAATCTTCAGCTTCGGAAAAAGTTGTAGCATAAATATATCCGCCATACTTTTCTCCATTTATCTCAAATTCTGTCACAAACTTCTTTTGTTTTTCTTCTTTTGTTTTCATAACTGTAATTTTTAAAATCGAATAATTGATTGATTTATAAAAAAAATAAAGCGGTGATAAACTAAGTTATCTTAACCAACAACCATCCAGTCATCAGCCAACATATCTGATTGCGAAGCTAACCATCCGTTTACGATATTATCGTTAGCATATTTCATGCACAGATAAGCGCAAAATTTAATCATGTTGGTTTCAGTTACGTCATAATAATCGTTTACGTATTTTTTTTAACGAATCCGGCAATGACTTTACTTTATTAACTATCATATCAGTAGACAACCAATCTTCCGGACGCTGGAATACAAACATACCTTTACCATTCCATCCGGCACGTGCAATCAACGCACCTTTTTTTACTTCTTCTAAAGCTTCTCCAAATTTCATAACTATATTTTTTATAAATTAAACTCTGCAAAATCTATTTCAGATCCGGTTGACAAATTAATCATTGACTTTTCAAGCTCTTCCATTGGAACCGGTTTCACAATACCTCCATTACCAAGAGTCCTTTTATAGAAGTTTATCACCACCTGATCGCTGGTTTTTACCGTCTTAGGAATAGGTTGACGAAGATATAATCCATCAAGAGACTTTACTCTTGAAAGAGCCGTATATAGCTGTCCTGTTTCAAAAGAATTAGATACGTCCATCATAGCCGCATCCAATGTCAGACCTTGGGCTTTATGGATCGTGATAGAATAACCTATTTTTATAGGATACTGAATAATAGCTCCTACTACTTCAGATTCTATCTTATATCCGTTTCTTACGTATTTTACTTTCTCAAACGAACATGGTGTTATAACAACCTTAGTATGCTCATCATCTTTTGGTTTATCAAGGACTACTTCAATCTCCCCCTTTTTTATAGATAATACAGTACCAAGAGAGCCATTGAAGTACTCTCCTCCGTTTCTTGTTATCATAACTCTTGATCCTTCTTTCAAGAAAAGAGTTTTTTCAACCGGAGCATCTTTAGGATAATCACCGTTTATAACAGCTTCTAATTTTCTTAAAGAGCCTGGTAACGATGATATTCTCATTTCGTTAATAGCCGTAGCTTTTGAGTTGGTAGTTACAATCTCAACATATCCTTGATTATTATCAGACTGAATACATCTGCTGTTTATTGTATCAAATACATCATCATCCATCTGCCCTTCACGCACCTTATTAAGGACACTAATAAACTTCTCATCTTTCTGGCGATATATTTTTTCAAAAGACACCATTTCCATACCAGAAGCCATAAGAGACTTCGAACTAAAAAAATAAGATGTATCGTATATTTCTCTAAAAAAATCCTCTTTAATCACAGGAGGAAGCTGAAACAGGTCGCCTACCATAATAAGTTTCACTCCGCCAAACGGGTCCTTGTCTCCTCTTGCATGACGAAGTATATCAGCTACGTTGTCAAGAAGATCAGGTCGAACCATAGAAATCTCGTCTATGATAAGATACTTTATATTCTGTAAAATCTTCTCCGAACCTCCGTTGAATTTATATTCGCAGTTATCCATAAACGCACCTTTTCGTATTTCAGGTATATACGGCTGCATTCCTATTCTAAAAAATGAATGAATGGTTTGACCACCTGCATTAACAGCAGCAACACCTGTAGGAGCTACAACAACCGCATTTTTTAATGCCGGTATAATACGCTTAAGGAACGTTGTTTTTCCACTTCCTCCTTTACCGGTTATAAACAGCGGTTTTGGTGACTTACAAATAGACTTAATAGCCTTTCCCTGGGCGACATTACCTTCGGACATAACTGAACGAAGAACGCACTCCATGATTTTTTTGTCGTAACTTATAGCCATCTTTTTTCTGATTTTGTTCTACAAAACAAAAGTATGAAAATAAAATAAAACATAAAATATAAAATGAATTAATTAGAATTAAAAAGAAATAATAAGTTGGATAAGTTTCTTTGTGACAGACAGTAATGTGGTTTAGTATGGGTGCAGTAATGGCATAGTAGTGGCTAACGGGTGTTTCCGTTGATGTTCTACGATATTATTGTTTTTCGGCTCTGTCGGCGACCAATGACATACTCCCATCGCTAAAGCGAATGGGATTCTTGGATACCAACGCAAGAAACCTCGATATTACTATCGTTGGAATTACTCTTGCTCTCCAATTCGGAAATGCCCTTCCGAAGTATATTACGGGCTGCAAGAATATCACGGTCGTTGACTGCACCGCACGCTGGGCACGCCCACGTGCGGTCGTGTAACGACAGTCCTTTATTAATGCAGCCACATTCGCAAGTTTTGGAAGAAGGATACCATTTGTCAATCTTATGTACAGTTACTCCATACTTTGAAGCAACATACGTAAGTTTGTTAATAAAAGAAGAATGACTAAGATCAGAAATCTTCTTTCCCCACAAACGTTTCATTCCTTCAATGCTTAAATCTTCAATGAAAATATAATCATATTGTTTGCATAACTGATGAGCTAATTTCCATTGAAAATCTGATCGAAGATCGTTTATTTTACGATACGTTTGTTGAAGTTCAAACAGTTTCCTTCTTCTATTATTGGATCCTTTCTTTGCATTAGAAAGCCGTTTGTTTAGTTTTCTAATCTTGTTTTGATATTGTTTGAAGAATAGAGGAGAATCAATTTTGCTACCATCGCTTTTAGTTAAATAAGTTTTTAGTCCAAAATCCAATCCGATAGATGCACCATCATGTGTCTTTCTATAAGAGTTTATAGGATTATGATCTGTAACTATAATCAAACTAAAACGTGAACAGGTTTCTCTAACTATTCTTATTTGCTTAATATTACCTTCATAGACTCTACTGTATGAGAATCTAAATCGTTTGTTTCCTTTGTTAATTGTTAAACAATTGCCATTCAGGGTAAACCCTCCTTGTCTAAAAACAAAAGAGTTAAATTTCTCCGGTGATTTAAACTTGGGAGGTCGTTTAGCTAACTTCTTAAAGAAACGGTTGTAAGATTCATCAAGACGTTCAATTATTTCTTGTGTTGTTTGAGAATGAAGAAGATTTCTTTTAATTCTTTTAGCAAAATGCTTCTTCATCTTACCAACTGAGATATATTTTCCAAATAGTTTATAGTATCTACGTTGTAGAGCTAACGCATGATTCCATACAAAACAACATTCACGAAGCATCTTTTCCAGATACTTTGTTTTCTTTGAATGGTATATGTTGTATTTGTATGAAATCATTTTAATTAAACTTATAACACAAATATCGTAATATCTTTTGGATATACATCAAAATCAATTACTAAAAAAAATACATATATGAATATCCTACTTAAAAGTATGAGCTTAACAGAAGATCGCAATTCTATTCTAACATATCATTTCAATAATCATATCATCTTTATTTTTAGGCATTACCATATTAACAACATGCCCCAATACAGAATAAGACCATTGCCTATATTTTAGAATAAGTTTTCGAACAAAAAACTCGTCATAATCCTCCTCCATATCATATATGGCACACTCCTCTAATATTTGTTCCTTTTTTATATTAAGAAACAATAATGCTTCTCTTATATAATCCCTTATTCTTCTGAACTTCAAATCATCTCCAAATTTACTAAGTATCAAATCCTTAATTTTAATAAGTAGATTTATCTTAAATCTTCCATCTTTAGTCATAAACTTCCTGACCCCCTTTCTCTTCTTTAGGTTTTGAAGAATAAATTCAGCTACAGCACATACCTTCGATTTCGTCCTCTCCTTTCTTGCTGTATCACATCTTCTCTCTCCCCTTACTTTTTTAACACAACGAAATCTGGTTTTACTAACAAACATATCTCGATATTTCTCTCTGGCATTCTTGAGATATCTTGCGTACCCTATTCTTTTTACTTCTCTTATCTCACTTATGACAACATTTGTTATATAATTAAGATCCTCAATGTGAGTAGTTGTAATACCAAAATATGTCACTCTGAAAAAATAAACAATACCAGACGCTAACTTATCATAATCTACTTGAATGCTTGAAAAAGGGTTTGCATTGGCTAAAATATACGCTACTGTTTGCATCTTGAACATCCAATACATATTGGAAGGAGCCTCCCATACACCAGTCTCTTCAAACTTTTTAATTCTATCTTTATACCACTCGTCTCTGGCATATTTAGGAATACCAGGAAAAATCAATGAGTTTTTAGACTGTCTGATAGCCATCTTCCCTTCCGATACCTGACGAGCCTCAGAAGGTGTAAGCGAGAAATTCCTCCTTAAAAGCGAAAAATTTGATTCACCATTAATTGTAATTGAAATTATGTCAATATCTTTGTCCATATTGGTTATTTGTTTTTTCTGCAAATATAGCAGAAAAGAATATATGATGTATGATACACGTATATTTATTTAAAGCTCCAGTCTGAGATAGATAGGAGCTTTTATTATTTTTTACATTATTTAACATATAAATTAGTTAGTAATCGTCTCATTTTCAGCAAGTGGCAATTTGGATATATAACATACTTCGTATGTATATAGCAGAAAATAAATTTTCAACTATATAATATAATTAAATGGATTTAATCTATTTACTTTCGGGAACACTCATGCGGTTCCCGCATTCGTATCCCCTTCTATGTATAATTATTACACTACATATAGCAGAAAATAAATTTTCAACTATATAATATCTTAATTAAATGGATTTAATCTATTTACTTTCGGGAACACTCATGCGGTTCCCGCATTCGTATCCCCTTCTATGTATAATTATTACACTACATATAGCAGAAAATAAATTTTCAACTATATAATATCTTAATTAAATGGATTTAATCTATTTACTTTCGGGAACACTCATGCGGTTCCCGCATTCGTATCCCCTTTCATGTGTTATATTTATCAACATATGATGACAAAATAGATAGTAAAATACAAATAGATAGTAAAATACAAAATGTTATTACAAACTGATTCCATGAGATAAGCTGGACAGGCGGCTGGCACAGGGCAGGCTCGTGTCACCGCACCGACAGCCCCGGCAGCAGGGATAGCTTTTTACGTGGAACGATTAACCTTATTATATATATAAAATACGTTAATTTTAAATTTATAAATCCTTAATCCTTATCTTTGTATCAAAACGATAATCTCATGAAAGAAAGTGATAATAAAGATGTTAGTAATAGGGCTTATAGGCTTTTAGTACCTTATTCCAATACGGTAGATATGGCTAAGAAGATACTTCTGTTTTATAACGGATACCTAATGGCTTCCGGCAATGAGAAGAATGTCATAGATGCGAGGCACTTAAATCTTCTTGCCTATTATTTTGTGTTTGGATATTCGTATGAGACGAAGAAGAAGTTTTCTCATTGTTTCAGTACCGATCTTCAATATGTATCGGTTTTGGATACGGAGATGAAGAAGCGTGGTATTTTGATTGACCGTGAAGGGAATTACAGGACAAGGTGTTTGTGCCCGGATATAGAGAACATGCGCCGTCTTTTTGTATTGGAAGGTTCAAGAGATCAATGTGCGTTGGTTTCTTTGTTTTACAGAAAGAAAACTTTTGAAGCCGATGCCGAAGAATGATTTCCCTATATCATTTGAGTCACATATTATAGATGATGTGATGGATAAGACCGGGGGCGTTTACGACCGAAACCAAATACGTGACGTTTTCAGAGCCAGTATTTCTTATGCCAATAACTTATGTACGTACACAGATAACGTGTCTGTATCGTTCCCGTATGTGGGTGATATGGTTTGTAACCTTCATGAGATGGAGAGGCGCAAACATAACCTTGAGCGTCTTAAATACAAGGTAGAAAAATTATCCAAGTATCAGGAAAAAGAACTTCAGTGCCTTGATATTAAGATAAGGATGATAAAGGATGCTTATGACTCAGGTGAGATAAAAAGTGGGGATATGTTGATAAAACATAACAAATTATCTATCTTTAAATCTCGTAAGGGTCATAGTTTTAGTGAAATACAAAATATTCAAGAACAGGAATTTAACAGATAAGTCATGAAAAAGATTTTGCAAGCGGAAGTTATATACGATGCTTTTATGGATACGATATTAAAAAAACTTCCAAGAAAAAAAGAAGATTATCCTGATTGGTACAAGGAACGTCTTGAAAAGTGTGAGGGATGTAAATTCAATACCAAGAACGTCCCTAACTCTATGCTTCCTCTTTCTTTATACGTAAGCAAGAAAATAGGTAAAAATCGTTGTTCGGTATGTACGTGCTTCATCAAGCAGAAGGCCTGGAGCAAGACAGAGGAGTGTGCGCTTGGGGAGGGGCTTCCCCGTCCTTCGTGGATGGACCGTCAGTATTCTATTGATTTTTATGATGAGAAGTCAAGATGGAACAGATTAGAGCTTATTACAATGGATTCTGATGAGTTTAATGTTATTTCTACAGATGACAAGCAATATAACATTGACCTATCTAAAGACGGTAAATCATTTGAAATCATTTTTGAACCGGTAGAGAAAGGAAACAGTATAAAGTTTTCATTCGTTCTTGAGTCGAAGCATGATATGAAGATAACAGCATCAGAGACATCTTGTGGTTGTACGTCATCTAATTTGAATATCATAGACTCCCGTCACTTTAAGTTCAATATAGAGATACATACATCAGGATTTGGAATAGGAAGATTCGTAAAACATATGACCGTTCACTATCAAAAAGATGGGTCTCAAAAAGAGGAATCGATTCCGTTTAATTTTGAAGGTACTATAATTCAAAAAAGTTAAGTTATGGGCGGATGTGGTAAAGCAAGGCATTTACAATGCGAGGATAAAAGGAAGTCCTTATTTTCTATGTTGCAGGCATCTTGTGACGATCTCCCCGATTATTCTGCCGGGGACATTCTCTATTCCGTACTTAGATCTTTTGCAAAGAAAAGAGGATTATCTGTTTCTTTTTTAAGGACGCTGACAGACAGCGAGCTTTTTGAAGTGGCTGATTATAATTTATCAATAGAGTTGATGGACGTTATTATTCATGATAAAAAGGTTCTTGACAATGAAGAAGATTGATTTTGATTCAGATATAAAGCATCTTATTTCTTATTACAACCATCTACTGTCTGCGCAAGACAAGGTGGGAGAGGAGATGGAAGAGCTAACTAAGGATATTATTAGAAAGAAGGATGAGGAAGATAACATAGAGTTGGAAGACTTTATTGGTTTGGAAGAAAAGTCGTTTATGACCAACTTGTATCAACAAGAGATAATGAAAGTATCTTCTTCTGTTAAGACCGTCTACAGGTTATCTATTAATGCCGGTCATAATCTTAACATAGATGATGACAGTAAGAAGGTTCTTGACAGGATAGTAAATGACGGAGAATCGGATTTTATTATGTACGTTGATAATAATACTGATTCTGTTATGTTCAAGGAAGAATCTATTGAGGAAGGAATAAAAAACATGTGTAAGTATCGTGTTGATCCATCTTCTCTTGAAGACAGGTTTAATATGCTTAAGTCTCAGTATGAGGCTTTTTTAAAAATTGTTAATAATGAAGGTAAGAAAGCCGACTAACGATGATGTCTCTTACGTAGATTGGAAACTTCTTGTGCTAAGGGATCAGATAGATAAGGCTGAACGTTATCTATCTGAAAACCCTTGGGATAAAATAGAAGATTCCGATAAGAGGGAGAAAGAATTTAGGTTTCAAAAGAGCTTGTCTGATAGCTTAATGCAATGGACTGAATCTTATATTAAGATGTGTGGGATAATGGATGTCTATAATCAGCTTGAGGCTGCAAAAAACAAGAAAAGCCTAAAAGGAGGACAAACAGTATCAGGTATTCAGTCTTTTGTGAAGACTGAAGCTAAGAACAAGTTCGGTAAGTAGTTTTGTTATGAATTTTGATAGTAAAGAACTTTATATAAATATGGGTAACGATATCCCGTTATGGAATGACCTTTATTCTTATGAAGAGCAAGACGATGATGTCAAGCAATTCTGGGAGAATGAGGCTATGAAACTCCTTAACGGTGTTACCATAAATGGTGTATTTATCCATCCTTGGCTATACTGGCATATCAATTTCTGGAAGATGATGATTGACGTAGGAGATGATCGTATTCCTGGAAATTCTCAGCTTCGTGATAATGAATGGATGTTTGCCGAATTTCTAAAGCAGGCTGAAGAAGAGAATAAAGGAATATTCATGTTCGGGTGCCGTCGTTTTGGAAAAGCCCTTCTTGACTCTGAGATACTTTATCTTGAGGACCGGGAAAAGATGATAGGAAATATCGTTGTAGGGGATAAGATATATGACGATAAAGGTAATTTGGTAGAAGTCGTAGGTGTCTATCCTCAAGGAAAAGTAACTACCTACAGAGTTGTATTTGAAGACGGTCGTAACGTTATTTGTTGCGGAAATCACCAATGGCGTGTCAATCATGGAGGAAAATGGCATGTTAGGAGTCTTAGAGCCATAGCTGGATTAGATTATAAGAGTATGTCTATTCCAGTAGGTGAGGCCCTGAACTACCCTACGGCAAAGCTGCCGGTTCCGCCGTCGGCTTACGCCTCGATGCTGGCGGCTTATCTCGGTGGCTATAGAGGGGATATGTTTTTTGATAAATACGTTTGTAAGAAGTTTTTAAGATCGTCCATAGATCAAAAGAAAGATTTTATAGAAAACTTTATTCGTTCTTTCAGAAACGTAGTAACCGGAGAAGAAGAGCTTACGTTGTCTCATATTGACATGGATGTCATAAATTTTGTACAACGTATGTTTTGGGCTTCAGGTTGGTATGCTAAATTGGAGGGAAATAAACTTATACTATCAAGGAATCGTAAGGAATTAAAAATAAGATCCATATCAATATACGGAAAGGAGCATGCTACTTGTATAACCGTTGATAATGATTCTCATTTATTTTTGACCACCAATTACATCGTTACTCACAATACGGCCATAATGAGCTCTCTTCTGGCTCGTAATGCTACAATGACGTACAATTTGACGCATAATGTTATTGGAGCAAGTAAAGAAGACCTTGCCAATATGGGAGAGTATCTTGAGTTTGGACTTGATAATCTTCCTCCTTATCTTACTATAAACAGGACCGGCAACGACTGGACTAAAGAAGTTGTTTTAGGTACAAGAAACATCAATAACCAACGTGATGTTCATGCCAGAATAAGAATCACCAACGTTGATGATGGAAAGACGCGAGGCTCATTGAAGACCGCAGGCGGAACTCCATATACGTCTATATATGATGAGGTAGGTAAATTTCCGGTGCTTGGAGCATGGCTTGCCGGTAGGCCGGCTCATATGATGCATGGTAGAATGAGGGGCGTTTGTTTGATGGCTGGATGTTGTTGTGCTGGTACAATAGTGTACAAATCAAACGGAGAACCGTGTAGGATAGAGGATTTAAAACAAGAAGATGGAATAATAGGATTCGATAATATATCATCAAAAGCTGTAAGTCAAGACATAACATGGATGAAACCTCCTGCCGAGAAAGAGTGTTATAGAATAACAACAAAAAGAGGAAGGGTACTTGAATGTAGTGGGGATCATCCCATATTGACTGTTGTAAAGAAAAGGAATGGTAAATTTAGGTACTTTGGATCTGATTTTAGAAGGGCTGATTCTCTTAGAGTTGGACGTAAAATATGTGTATCAGATGGTGTGGATATATGGGGAGATAAAAAAATGTTTGATCCATACCTTGTTGGCATTCTAATAGGGGATGGGAGCTATGGTTTTGATAAGACTCCTATTGTGTCTACCAGTGATGATGAGGTGTATGATTATATACGATCTAAATATGAGTGTTGTATAGAGAAACAGTATAAGACTAAGGACGGAAAAGACTATAGGGAAATAAGAATAAAAGGTATATGCCATGAGTTAAGGGAACTTGGTATATATGGTCAGACTAAAAAAAACAAAACACTTCCTTTAAATATACATTCATATAGAAGAGAGGATGTTATTATGATGATTAGGGGGTATTTTGATGCTGATGCTACTTTTTATTCTAATAACAATAATAGGGATCATCGTATAAGTTTAGGATCTTGTAATAGGCATCTTCTTGAAGAAGTAAAGGATGTTCTTTTTAAATTTGGAATACATAGTACTATTTCTTATAGCCCATCTAAAAATCCAGCAGATAGATCAATTATTCTTGATTCATATGTATGTAATATATTGGATAAATTATCCATGCTTAAATATTGTGATATAATTGGAACAGATATAGGATATAGAAGAGAGAAACTTGATTCTATAAGGAAATTCGGTTCTGATTTTAGCACATTTGGATCTTTTAGGTCAAAATATTTAGATGGAGTGATAATAGAAAGGATAGATAAGATAGAGTATATAGGAATTAAGCCTGTTTACAACCTCACTGCATCAGATACTCACACTTATATAGCAAATGGTATTATAACTCATAACACTGGCGGTAATGTAGAAAAGTCTCAAGATGCACAGAAAATCATGAACTCTCCGGACGAATATGGATTCATTATAATGAATTATGATATTCTAAATAAGAGAGTTATTAAACCAACATGGCGTATATGTAAATCTGGATGCTTTGTTCCGGCCCAGATGTCTCATGCTTATGAAAAGAAAGAAACGACTCTTGATAAGTATCTTGGAGTAGAGAATGCTCCCGGTCTTAAGAAGATAAAAATAAAAGTTTCAGACTTTGATAAAAATACTGGAATAATAAAATCACGTCTTGACGAACTTGTCAGAAAGGATAGAGCTTTATACGTCCAGGAACGAATGGCATTCCCTTTGTCTATAGATGATTGTTTCCTTAATACGAACGTAAATAGGTTCCCTGTAGAAGATGCGTTGAAGCACAAAAGCCGTCTTCTTGAAGAAGGTAGGCCTGGTAAAACAGTGGATATTTATCAGATAGACGGCATGAAAATGGGGTATAATTTTAGTGATAAGCAGCTTGCTGATTATCCGTTTCAAGGTGGTAACATAGATTCTCCTGTTGTTATATATGAGGATCCACCAGAAGAAGGAGGTGTTTTTGATTACACTTATGTTTCATCGCTTGACCCCTATAAATCAGACAAGGCTGATACTGATTCTGTTGGTTCGTTTTATGTACTTAAAAGATATGTAAAAATCAACGATCCATTTGCTTATTGCATAGTAGCATCATACGCATCACGTCCTCCATCTTCCGATGATTTTTGTAGGAATTGTGAAATACTTCAAGAAGCGTATGGGGCCAAGTGTCTTATGGAGAATGCCGACCGAATGTATGAATTTTATCTTGCGAGACGAAATAAGCAGCTTATGTTGCTGGAAGATGGCGAACGTCTTGCCGGTAAGATTATCCGTGCCGGAGCCCGTCAGAACAATAAGCTCGGTTTGGCTCCTACGGTTCCCAATCAGCGTATGCTTTTCAATACCGTTATTCAATATTGTTGGGAGGATGTTGTTGTCGGGTATGATGATGATGGTAATGAAATAACACAGAAAGGTATTTACCGTATCCCTGATATAGAACTTCTTGATGAGATCATAGCCTTCGGTCCTGGGACCAACACCGACCGTATCATAGCCTTCGGTCACGCTCTTCTTCTGGCTAAGTATTATGATGATATGGGTTACATGCCTGAAAGTACGACTCAGAAGGAGAATCAAAAGAAGAGAGAACGTAAAAAGATGGAACAGGTCAAAGGATTTACGGTAAGAAGACATAACCCTTACAAAATGAGATAGGTAGAACAATTTACCTATCTTTGTGAAAAAACATATAGCTCATGGAGTATTTTAACAGAGATCAGGCTTTTCCGGCCAGAGGAGTATTTTCAGGGTTGCCGGTGCAGGCTATACCTACTAAGAGAAAAACCAAGGAGTGGTTTAAAGCCACTATGGATTCTCTTGAATTGATTGGTTTGAAGCAGCTTGATGAGAACCAAAAGTTCAAGGATTTTTATAGGATGATGGAAGGCAAGCTGTCATTTATGGAACTGAAAGACGTAATTCCTTATCTTAAGGATGTTCAGTCTATAAGGGACAACGTAAATATTCCATCATTCTTACGTCATTATGATATAATAGGTACGATCGTAAACGCTTTTGTAGGATGGTTGGGCAACCTTTCTGACAAGTATAATGTAGTGGGATTGGACGAATCTGAAGTGAATCAGTATTCTGCCACGAAGGAAAATCTTCTTTATAATTACATTAGAGAGGAATTGGACAGAAGGGTTAGGCAAGAGTTATTAAATAGAGGATTGGATCCGGATTATAATAATTTTGCCAGCGAAGAAGAAAAGCAGGCTTATGCTCAGCAGATACAAGAGGTGAAAGCATCTATTACCCCTCCTGAGATAGAGAACTTCATGAATACAAAATGGAAGACTGCCGAGGTTATATGGGGTTCTCATACGCTTGAAGCAGACAGGGGGCGTTTTTACATGGATGAGATAGATACCGAGAATTTCATTGACTATCTTCTTACCGGTCGTTGCTTTAGAAATTACCATGTAGGATACGACTATTATAAGCCGGAGAGGTGGTCTCCGTTGAATACGTTTTATTCTAAGACATTAGATAGCAAGTATCCTCAATATGGGGATTATATTGGTCGTGTTCATTATTATACTGCCAATGATATTATAGTAAGGTGGGGGCATCTTCTTACGGCAAAAGACAAGCAAAAGCTTATAGGAGGTGCTGATAATTTCAATGGTACTTATAACAATGGTGATAATGGAAGCTATGTAAGTTTATCCAAATCGGCGAGTGTAGGGATGTTATATCAGAATAAGGTAATACCTTGGAAAGGATATAATGATTATGCTTCTATAAAAGCTTATGAGGATTATTACGGTATTCCAGCCGGCACATATACCGGATATGATAGTAATGGCAACGAATATCACAGAACCAGATTCATGCCAAATTTAGAGCATGGTAATTATTATAACCGTGCCCAGAGTTTAAGTGACGAGCATGTTCGTAGTGATTTGTATCAGGTAACTGAATCATATTGGGTATCTCCGGCTCAGGTGTATGTAATTACCTACCAAACTGAAACCGGATTAGTAACTACTGAAATGGTAACCGACGAGCTTCTTCAAGACTTTTTACAGGAAAATGGTATTAAGAAAATTACCAGAACCATGAGTAAGGGAATGGAGAACCCGGAGATTAATACCTATTTTGTAGATTACGTTCCACAGGTAAGGTACGGAGTTAAAATCAGTGGAGGTGCTCTCGCTCAGGACAACCTGTATCTGGATGGAGAACCTATCGATCATCAGATAAAAGGGGATAGCAACATCTATGACTTTGTTTTACCCGTTGCTGGATATATAGGTACTTCTATGGCGAACAGGATCCAGCCATATCAAATATTTTATAATTTCTCCATAAATCAGATAAACAATATTCTTGAAAAGGAGATCGGTAAATTCTTCTTAGGGGATATAAATCTGGTTCCAAGTGAATACAAGGATTTGGGTGAAGATGTGGCTGATATATGGGCTAATCTTCTTGATGTAGCTAAGTCTGTAGGTGCTTTGACATTAGATACCTCATCTCAAAACACGAAAGGAGGTGTTCCTTTCAACCAGTTTGCCGTCTATGATTTGTCGCAGACAGAGCAGCTTAAAACAAGAATGGAGCTTGCTGAATGGTCGAGGATGAAGTGCTTTGAAATGGTTGGTATCACGCCTCAAGTAATTAACGGTCCAAACAGGTATGAGACTGCCACCGGGGTCCAGCAGGGCGTTACGGCATCTATGTTACAAACACAGATATACTTTGATAACTTTGGTTACTTCAAGAAACGCGCTTTGGATCTTCATCTGGCTGTTGCTCAACAATGTCAGGAAGAAGGAAAGGATATTTCTGTAATGTACACAAAAAGTGATCTTACCAGAGCGTTTTTATCTATAGGAACCGACGGTCTTAGTCTAAGGCATCTTGGTGTTCAGGCATTATCTAATTCCAAGAAAAGGGATGAGCTTGAGAAATTTAAAACTTTCATGTTGCAGCTAAATACAGCCGGAGGCGATATTTACGATCTTGCATCTATCTTCACATCAGATTCTATGGTGGAACTTATACAGAATGCAAGGAATACTCGGGCATACAACGAGCGTCAGATGCAGCAGCAACAACAGAATCAGATGCAGCTTAACCAGCAACAGATACAAGCTGAAGCTGCTGAGAAGGATAAGCAACGTCAGCATGAACTTGCTTTGGAAGACAAGAAAGGTCAATACAGGATACTTCAAGAGAAGATCCAGGCGGCAGGCAGGGCGGCAGACGCCAAGAGCGACGCCACCTCCCTCAACTTCCTGGCTTCTGTTTCAGATCAGACCGTAAGGCAAGCTGATATAGAAAGCAAGGAAAGGATAGAGGATAAGAAAATTGAAAACGATTCCAAACTTCATGATGATGAAATGAGAATGAAAATGGAAGAGTTAAAATTAAAATCCAAAGAGCTTGCTCAACGAGCGAGGGAAGATGCCACCAAAAGGTATGTAGCCGGAATCAATAAGAATTAAAAATTAAATATCCCCAAATTTCATTAGAAAATCTCTAATAAAATTTGGGGATATTTAATTTTTAGTGAAGATTAAACACTTATAAGTTTTTTATCTGAAATATAGGTATTTAAATATTTTTGCAGTATGGGAAAATTAGAAAAAAATGGAATAGTAGAATTGGACGATATTTTTAGTATCGGTCCGGTTGATGATGTTTATAATAGGGAAGAAGATATTCTGCCTATTAATGGTAATGAACCGGCTAAAAAAGATGAGAAGCCTGTAGAAGAAGGTTCTCAAATTAAAGAAGAGCCGGTTGTTGATCCTACTCCTGATCCTAAAGAGGATAAAAAAGGAGAAGAGAATGTAGTTGATGTTAATCAGGATCAGGTAGAGACTCCGGTTGTCAATTACAGAAAAGTATTGGATGCCCTTTCTTCAAGGGGAATCATTCCCGATTTGAAAGATGTGGTGTTTAGCGGTGAAAACGGCGAAGAGATTACTATCAATGATCTTGATTTTAGTAAAGAAGATTCGTTGTGTGACATATTATCCACAGTCCTTGAAAGCCAGAAAGAGGACATTGTTAAGGATAAGATAGATGTTACCTCTGTTTCTGATATTACTAAGAAGCTTATCCAGGCTGATAAGGCCGGCGCGAATATCGTTGATATTCTTAAGCAATATGATACGAATGTCGCTCCTATAGAAAAGCTTGACATTGAAAACAAAGCAGATCAGATTAAGATCGTTCGCCATTATGTTGATCTTCTTGGGTTGCCTAAAGATGAAGCTGATGAGTTTTTCAAAGGCATTATCAATAAAGGAGAAGAGTATGTTGAGGCAAAGGCTATAAAGTATAAAGCTGAGCTTGATAAGAGAATGGATGATATTATCCAGCAACGTACTAAAGAGGCTGCCGAAAAGAAGGCGAAGGATGCAGAAGATTTTAGAAGGTATAAGAAAGACCTTAAGTCTTCTATCCAGGCAAAGTATCAGCTAAATGACACTATGGTATCTAAAGCTCTTGATTTTGCTCTAAAACCTTCTGAATCGAATCCCGGAATTACCAAAGCATTTAATAGGGTAAGGGAGATGATGATGAATCCGGAAGAAGCGCCAGATTTGATTATGTTTCTTATGAACCCAGGAGAGTTCATAAAACAGAAGTCGAATCAAGCTGTAGTTGATGAGAAAAAGAAAATTTATAAGCTCATCAGCCATACAAATAAAGACAAGAGGGTGGCTCCGGTAGATGATAAAGGTGATCAAGTTCAAGGTGTGAAGTTCGATGAAATCAGTATAGATTAAAAATTAAAACATTTTTTCGTTCATGGCTAATGTACTTTTAACAAAAAATTTCCCGGCCACCATGAATGGTGACACGGTGATTGGATATACCGACGCTAAAGTCGTTAAGCAAAGTATCGTAGAACACGATCTTAGCTCTTTAGAAGATTGGTACTACGAAGATCCGGATAAGAACCATCTGGGTATGCTTGAGTTGTTTTCTAACATTACAAACTATCCTCTGCCTATGTATATGGGTATGATCAAACAGGATGCTACTATTACCGTAAATGGTATCAATGGTTCATTCCGTTATGATCTTCCGGTATCAGAAACGTATGAGGTGGTTACAGTAGAAGACACGTCTTTGAAATATGCAAAACCTGGTATTGATGAAAGCTTCTTCGAAATTGTGTTGAATGCACAATTTAAACAAGGAGATGTTATTACTTACGATGTGATTAACGGTTGCCAGGCTCTTATCTCTACAGAGCGTCCTCCTAAACAAGAAGGTGAAAACTGGAGATACTGGTGTAAGCTGTGGGGTCGTTCTCGTGCTAAATACTTCCCGAAAGACATGCTTCGTGCCGGTATTAAATACTGGAAGGTAACAAACGTTCTTGGTGAGTTCTCTACTCAGTTCTCTGGTGTAGGAGGTGCTTCTAAGGCTGGTTCTATGACTTGTGAATTTACGCTTGGTGGACACCGTGGTGTTGAAGGTGAAACGACTATGTACGCTGGTATTAAGTCTTTGGCTTATGCGGACGAACGTACACAGAATTTCATCGACAAGGCTTACCAGAAAGTTCGTCAGCTTTCTGAAATCAGAGGAGGTGATGCAAGTTATGCTATCATCGGTTCTCGTCTTGGTGACGGAAGCATTGATATGCGTAAAGCTCGTGTAGCCAATACAGTGTCTTTGTTCTGTTTGGCTGAATTGGCTAAGATGGAAGCATACGAACTTATGTTCATGCGTGGAGGTAGAGTCAAGGGTCATAATGGTGTTTTGATGAAAAACGAAGGTTTGTACCATCAACTTCGCCGTGGTTTCGTTATCTCATATGCACGTCCGGGCGGTATCAAGCGTGAACACTTCCTGGCTGCTGCCGACTATATTTTCCGTGGTCGTAGCGATATGCCGATTGAAAATCGTGTAATGAAATTCAAGGTAGGTGCTATGGCTTATAAGAACATCGTTGAAATCTTCCGTGATGAGTTCTTCGCTCAATTAGGTGCTTTGGCTCCTCTTATGGGTACAGAACGTATCATCAATAACCCGGTAACAGGATCAAACGATGCTCTTGAATTAGGACCTGTAAAGATCAAGGGTGTTACTATTCCGGGTATTGGTAAGGTCATTGTAGAACACGAACCTTCTTTGGATTACGTTGATATGGTAGATAGAAGCCAGTTGGTAGACGGCATGACTCCTATCACATCATATTCATGTATTATGGAAGACTTGACCGCTCCTGAATATTCCAATGCATTCGCCGGTATTCCTGCTTCATCCGAAGCTCGTATTGGTAATATCAACAGCAACGTATTCTACGTTAAGCCTGATATCGGTTCTATGTGGTGGGGTTACGAACAAGGTAGATGGTCATCCAGAGTATCGGCTCAAGAAATTGTATCCAGCCATCCTCGTATGTCAGAACAATTCTGGTGCCACTCTGTATCGGCTTGTTGGGTAAAAGATACCAGCCGGTTCGTAACAATTGAATTGTTACCAAGTTCTTTGTGATCATAACTTTTAATATTAACTTGCGGTCGGCTTTAAAACCGGCCGCAAATTTTGTTTCTAACATAGTCTTTTCATATATGAAAAGACGTAGGGTATATAAAAAATGGAAAAAAAGATTTTTGAAGAAAGCCATGAGTCTAAGAAACTGCTGGCTACCGTAGGAGGAATGAAGATATATTCCGACTCTATTTATGTTATAACAGGTAAGATGGATGAAGAAGCTCCTTCCGGATATCAGGAAAGAGGCATTTCCAAGACTCCTTTCCCTGGGAACAAGACAGTATCTTGTTGTGGATGGGACAAGGATCTTAGGGTGTATGATACAGGTTTCTTTATCAATTCAGCATGTTATAAAGGTTACTCACTTGAAGACAAGAAGAATGAAATGGATATGCGTATTAAGAATATTCGGTATCCGTTTGAAGAAACTGTCAATGAGGACCTGGACCAAAAGAACTTCGATTTCTGGGATTCTTACAGAATTGACTTGTATGATGGTCGTTTGTTCTACACTAATGACGTTCGTGATTTATTTGAGCTGTATATAGCTATTTTGTCCAAGTCTCTTACTCCTAAAGAGGAAGACGGTAATCCGATGTATGTTGAATCTTATTATTGTGTAGAAGACAAGACTACGGCCGTAGATATCAGGAAACAACGTCAGATTGACAAGGCTGATATTTTATACGAGTTCATGAACAAACTGAAAGGATCCGAGGCTGAAAGGAAAAGCATCTACGATCTGCTTTTGTATCTTGACATCATATACAGCGTAGAGCTTGATCAGAGCATGGTCCAATACATATTCACTAATTGGATTGACGCCAAGAATACGAACGTTGATATGTATAAAGAAGCAAGCTCAAGGTTCTTATCTGACGACGAATCTTCTGAGGGAATGCAGGTGATCAAATTCCATCGTATGATCAGGGAAATGATCGAAGGGCTGGCTGTCACCGTCAACACCGACGGACTGTATCTGAATGGCGAGCTCCTGGGTGCCGACGCCATCTCTGCATCTATGGCTCTTGCTTCCAATAAGTCGATGTTAGAAACCAAGTCACGTGTTCTGGAAGCGTATAATGCTTTAAAGAACAAGCATAAAAAAATAGAAGGCGCTAAGTCTGACAAGAAGAAAAAGGAAGACGAAAAAGGTTTTGATATTGATCAATACGCTGATAAAAAAGAATAATTTATGAAGATTGTTGATTGTTATCTTCGGGCCTTACAGAAGGCTGAAGAAAACATGACCAACGGTGGTATAAAACTTGACAAGGCACGTTTTGTTCAGCTTTTTAATGACGAACAAAACCGCCTTGTTCGTTATATCCTTGATAAGAAAAACGAAGAGGATATACGTTATATCCAAAAGTTAGTTGTGTATTCAAAAGAACTTGACGAGAAAGGAGATAAAGATAATCCGGAAAGCACTTTGTTTTCATTGCCTTCTGATTTCTTTTCTTTTTCAAACATATCAGGCGTATTTACCAAAGGTGAATGCACGGTCACTGATTTTACCATGTGGGAGGCTAAGAACGAAAACCCGCATGAGCTTCTTGCCGACTTTTTTAACAAACCTGATTTTGATTTTAGGGAAACGTTCTACACTATAGGCGAAGATTCGGTAAGGGTGTACAAGTCTGGTTTTGAAGTAGACACCGTTTACCTTACGTATTACCGCTATCCTAAGGAAGTTGACATCGAAGGATATGTTAAATCCGATGGTTCTAATTCAACCGATATAGATCCTGAATTAGATGATAAATTAATTGGTATTATCCTTAACATGATTGAAAAGCAATTTGCTTTGAATGAAAGCGAATATGGACGTTATCAAATAGACTCAAACAACGTCCAATCTCCTTTATAGCAGAATAAAGACGTGTCCTAAATTAAAGACTATCAAAAAGCATTAAGAATTAATTAATTCCTAATGCTTTTTGTTGCTTATATGACTATCGCTATTTTTGAGACAGATAACAGAATATTAATTTTTAAAATATTATAAGGCTATGGCTATCCATAAACCGTATGACAGACACATTATCTGTCCTCCGCACGCTAAGTTGGCGGACGTAGATTCTTTGTTGCTTCAAGAAGGTCAGATCGCTATCTATGATTTGGATGGTGAGCAGACTAAAGATGGTTTGAAAGCGTTGAAAGACTTGAAAGGATATCGTAAGGACGAACAACGTTTCCAGATCAGAATCGGACGTAATGAGATGGTGAACGACCGTGTATCTGATGATAAATCATTCTCTACACCTACGTTTGCTATTGATGAAATTATAGAAGTGTATGCTTCTGCTCCGAAGAGCAAAGAAATTAAAGTAGATGAAGTTATTTTCGGTTACAACGGAATTGACGACAATACCGCTATTACAGCAAGAAAAGGCGATCGTATCCCTATTCATATTAAGCTGACAGGACGTTTGTTCGAGCTTCGTGGTTATCCGATGGGTGAGGTGAATATCGATGATTACATCATTTTCGAATTCGAAAACTGTCCTGGTCGTGAGGATATGTGTTCAGAATGTGATCCTTGCGAAGATGTTGATATTTTGGCTGCTATCTTGAAAACAATCGAACGTATCAAGAATCAGCCGATTGCAGGTGGTGGAAAGGTAGGTGATTTTGTAGAAATCCATCCTATCCATTCTTGTGACGAGTTGGAAAAAACTCCGGTGGAAACCGACATGAATTTCTATTGTATGGAAATGTGTGATACCGGTGATGCTTATGCCCTGGCTCAGCTTAAGGCTGCTTATCCTGGTTTGGATATCAAGAGAGTCGGACGTCATCTTTCTACATCTAAATATCAGGTGATGAAAGAAGGTGGTAAGCCTTCTGATTATACTCAAAAGCTGTCTTCTATCATGAAAGGATGCGAAGAGTGCCCTGATGGATATACTAAGGTAGACGGAGGTTTGATTTATGCCGTAACGTTAGAGGATGATGGGGTTGATCAGTCTACTGTAGTAGAAAGCATTAAGAATGCCGTTAGTAGCACTGCCGAGAAAACAGCAGCCCAAGATGGCGGCGTAGGTATGTACACTGTGGCCGTAAGCAAGAAACTGACGAAGGCTGATATCGATGCATTTGTAGAAACTAATCCGACTGCTACAGTAACGTTCGTTGCTAAAACAGCAGATATGTGTAGCAATCCTGCTGTTACTACCGTTAGCTGGGAAGCATGTGGTTCTTGTAAGATTTCGAAAGAAGCTTATGAAATCACGTTGCCGGACGATGAATGTGGTAACAGTGCTAAAGAAGAATTGCAGGCAGCATTCCCGTATCTGACAATCGAAGATTACGGTACACCTGGTGGATGTCAACACAAATTCAAAACAACGGTCGTTACTAACATGGTTTGCGACGAATGCGATAAAATCTTCAAAGACTTCTTCGTATCTAAAGCTCCCGAATCTTATCGTGGACGTAACTGGAAACGTTTGGGTGCCGTAGCAGGAGATCAGTCCATTATCGCCGATCCGCTTCCTAAGAACTGCAAATGCGGTATCTTGTTCCGTGGTATTGACTACATGATTTCTCCGTCTGACTGTTTGATTGACCGTCTGACATTCCAAGAAGGATCTGTTCGTATTGCTGTAAATGGCGGTTATCCGGATGAACAGCGAGAGGCTATCAGCACGTACTTTAACCCGATCCATACCGAATACAAACAGCACTGGGCTCCGCGTACTCACCTCGGCGCTGAATTGCTGGATAAGGAACGCGAACAACGTATGTTCTTCGATTTCCGTAAGACTCACCAAGAACTTATGGAACGGATGTTTACCAACGAAGAAACCCGCTTAGACCTGTTGGCTCCGTATGCTGATTATTCAGTAACGTTGAAGCCGGCACGTTATTCTAACGGCTTCGGTAGGGTAATTGATGATCATATTACAGTACACTTCCATGTACCGTATGGCGCTCACGAAGGTATTCAAGACCTTATGGACTTGTTAGCTGCTTCGGCAAATATCAAGCCCTGCAAGATTTGATTTTCCTTTTTTCTATATATCCCAAGGGGGAGGAGGCTGGTCCTCCACCCCCCTTTTTGTAATAAAACAATTTGAAATAAGTTAGTTTCATATGAATGGCGTGGATTTTTTATCCGGTGCCTTTGGTAGGGGCATTGATAAAATAACCAACATAGTTGGAAAATGGGGTTCCTCCCAACCGGTAGATGACAGCAAATCCGGTATAAAAATAGGGGACAAAATCTACCAAGTGGTTGTGTCCTTAAATGGCTGTTATTGGTATCTTGACGAAGAAGGCAAGAAGCATCCTGTTTCTGGTATTCCGGCCACAACCGAATGGGAGTGGATTAACATAGCTGAGAAGGTTATCAAAGATTTCAAAACCTGTTACCGTACACCTGGTGGAAAGGTTGAAGTATGGAGTTGGTATCTTCTTAACGATCAGATGGATGTTCTTAAAGAAACTCATAGAATTACCGACAGTACCGACATGGATAATCCGGTAGGTAAAGTTCTTACTAAAATACCGGACGAGTGGGTTATGATCGACTGTGATCTTCCTGATATGACAGAACGCGACATTACGTTCGTCAACAGATGTTATAAAACTCCGGATGGTAAGGTTGAAATAGAAGGATTAGAAGCCATAGATGATAAGATAAATATCAGGGAATCTATTTATACCGTTATTCAATCGACGGACGATAATTTCCCTGCCGGCCATGTCTTTAAGCTAATTCCAGAAAATTGGGTTAGAATGGTTTGTGACTTTCCTGATATGACAGAACGAGACGTAACTTACGTTCTTGAATGTTACACTACTAAAAAAGGAAAAGTGCAAGTAGAAGGTTTGGTAGCCATAGATAACATCCTTGGAGCCAGGGAAGAGGTCTACACCGTCCTTCAGTCAACCGATCCTGATATTAAGGTAGGAACCGTGCTGGATTCCATTCCCGAAGATTGGGTTAGGATGGTCTGCGATTTTCCTGACATGACGGACAGGGAAATTGTTGAAGTGGACGAATGTTATAAGACTGATGGTGGTAAGGTCAATATAAAAGGTTATCAAGCTATTGATGCCGTTCTTGGTGTAAGGGAACAGTATTATTATATTGTTAAGACAACGGACGACGCCTATCCTCAGTGGACGAGAATAGATAAGATACCTAACGAATGGACGAAAACCGAATGCGATTTCCCTGATCTTACAGAAAGACATATTATGTCCGTAGATGAATGTTATACTACTCCTGGTGGTAAAATACATCTTGGTGGATACAGGTCGGTAGATAGCATAATAGGAGTCCGGGATGAGTATCTTATTGTTTTAGAAACGACCGACCCTGATATACAAAGAGGCGCCACATTCAGCAAAATACAAGAAGGATGGCAGCGTATTGTCTGTGATTTCCCTGATGCTACTACATCCGACACGGAAATAGTAGAAAACTGTTATAAGACGGAAAAGGGCAAGGTTCAGATCCGGACATACATGACAATGGACGGATACGGAAATACAAGGGAATTGAGACATATGGTTCTTAAAACAACCGACCCTGATTACAATATCGGATCCAATATCGATCAGATACCGGTAGGGTGGTTAAGTATCGAGTGTGATTTTGCGTCTGCTACACAGCGCCATATAAGACAGGTCAAAAACTGCTACGTTTCTGATGCAGGGAGCATCTACGTTGAGGGAGAAATCGTTTACGACAATGACCTTGACGTGGACAAGATGGCGCTGACGGTCATGGAAAGCACTGACCCGGCGATCGCCGTAGGGACGGAGCTGGCTGCCATTCCCTCTGGCTACGTGAGAACAGTTTGTAGATGTAATTGTTGTAACCACTAAATCTTATTGTCATGAGCTGTAACGAATATTTTTTAGTAACACTGGAGTCTAAACCGACTCCAGTGCGTCATAAATACACGAATTTAACAGACGAATGGTATGGTCCTGATGGCGTCAAGTATGAGGATCCTGATACGATAACTAAGATCGAAGAACAAGCTACAGATAAGAATCGTATAGGGGATAACACCTTATATCAGAAACTTATTGAAATACATTCTCAAGGAGAGTCAATAAAATCAGACATCGGAGACATAGGTCAGGTATTAGATTACATAAATGGGGAGGAAGTGTAATGGGAACCATATCAGATAAGTTAATGAGGATCATCAATACCAAGGAGGATATAAGGCAAGCCCTTATACTCAAAGGGTATGATGTACCTACCTCCATACCCTTTAAAGAGTATGCGAAGATGATATCCGATTTACCTTGTAAGGTAGATGATTTTCCTGAACTTCCGGGCGATGTCACCCGTTGGTATTTCGGCGGCCTGACGAACGAGATGATGGCAGCGATGGACGATCCGAGGATTAAGGATGCGGACCATAAAGGTCGGTTCTTATCCTTCAAGAATTTCGCTTGGGGTGGAATGAGTGGAGTTGGTGGGTATGTAGATAATTGGAATAGTTCTGCTGATTGGAGTATAAACAACTATTGGGTAAATAGTCATACAGATCACAAATTGCAACTTATCACAGCAAGTACAGTTGTTCAAATGAAGTCAAATAATATTTATAATGCAGAAAATGTATATAAAAATATTTTAAATGTAAATGGATTAACTGAAGCAGTAAATAAAGGATCTGTAGGAGGTTTAAGAATAAGTGCTACAGATCCTATAACGTCAAAAGCAATTAAAACATTTTCTTTTGATACCGATGGTGTCATTCAAATATCATTTGATGATGTATTACAAGATTATTGTGTAGTTTATTTTGTTTACGGCAATAATACTAATGATATAGACATCACCATCGAACAACTTCCCCTCTACCCCGGTGCACTCGTCTTTGATGGTGTAGACGATTACGGTGTCTGTGATAACTTCCCTATTCTGACTAAGGAAAAGGGATATACGGTTGTGGCGTTGAGACAGTGGGATCAGGATTTCTTGAATACAACTTTGACAGGAGGACTGTTGTCAACTAGGAATTATTCCACAGGAGAAGGTGTAGCATTTGAAAAAATAGAATCCTCAAATAAGGGTTATTGGAATTTAGGTGCTGGAGGTATCATAGATTTTGCAAAATCACCATTTACATGGCAAACATCAAAACAATATAATAATGTTGGTATTTTAAAAGGTGACAAAAATCATGGAAAACCATTATGTGTAGGATGTGGATTGTCTGGAGGCCAACAGTGTGGTAGATTTGCTATCTGGGAACTTGTATTTCTCGACCACGACGCCACCGAAGAAGAACTGACCAAGATCAAAGACTACTTCGTTAAAACCTATCCCTGGCTCTTTCCCGACCAGGCATGGACTGTCACCGGCAAAACCAACGAGGACGAAGATCGTGCTACTATTGCCAACATTACGGGCAATGGTAATGATCTTGTACTGTCTAATTTTGGGTTTGCAGAAGGGAGTGGGTATGGGTTGTATGTTGAGAATTATTCTAATTCAAGATGGTTTATCAATAACAGTATTACGGGTACAAAAAAGAGTGATACATTTAATGTTACTTCTATCAATCAAGTTGCAGTTCAGATTCAGTATATCGCAGAACCATCACAATCTCCCTACACCGTTCCTTCTTATACTATAAAAGTTACAGGTCTTACAGATGGTCAAACGGTTAATTATAGGGTATCGGGAGGCATTTTTTATCCTATAACACAAGATGGTATATATATATTACCTGGATTTGATTTCGCAGGCATGGGATCATGGTATGGATTTCAGTTCAATAAGGTACAAGAAACCTGTGACATCACCATAGAGCAAATCCCCGAATACGAAGGTTATCTGGTTACTGATGGGGTGGATGATAAAGTTCAGAGCTCTAGTTTTACAATGAACGAAGATTGGACGATTGTTGGAGATTGGGAATTGTTATCAAATGTTCAGATCAATTGTGGCATTGTAAAAGCTCAAAATGTTTATCTGTATAACACTGCTAATGGATTGCTTATATCTATTAATAATCCACGTAGTTTACAAAGTTTTGGAACTAAATCATTGCATGCTATTTGCTCAGATGGTAGATTATATGATCGAAATTGGGTTGAGTATGAATATACCGTAGATCAAAATTTTGAGATCGTTGAATCAGGTTTGAATATAGGATTTAACTTAAATAATTATACCCAAATAGCTTTTAAGAACTTAGGCATATATAACAATCAGATTCTTTCCAAAGACGACTGTATCAAAGCATATAACTATTTACAAACCCTAAAATCAAAATAATATGAAATTCATTATCATACCAAAAGAAGTATATGATTCCGTATCTGAAGAAAAGAGGCGTGAATTAGGAACAGGCAGTCCAAGAACTAGTGTAGATGGTTCTAAAGTTATTTTGCACATAGAACATTATGACCATCTATTCAAGTCTTTAGATATGCAGGCTGATGACGATCCTCAATACCCGTATCCGGTATATGGCAGCTCTTCTTCTGAGTTTGAATCTATTCTTTCATCTAAAGAATGGGTGTCCGATGTTAATAACGAGCGTCTTTGATCTTGTTATGGTTGGGATAATTGTTATATTTGTGGAAAGTTGAATAATTAAAGCGTGTGGTAGCGTTATCTACCATATAATCATCATGTTTCAGATAATAATCGGATGCGTTTTGGCTAATATCCTTACGATAGCAATCATCGGTTTATCCCTGTATTTAGTGTATCGTAAAAACGAAGACCGTTTAAAGGCTTTGGACTCTAAGATCGATCAGAAGGTTGAGGACGTAAAAAACAAGGTTGGGGCGGTGATGGATATCGTAGACCAGATCAAGAAATTGTTGGACAAAATCAATAAAAAATAAAAAATGGCAGAAGTAGGTTATAACAGTAAATTCGAAGGTCAGGAGGTTGATTCCAGGCTTGAGAATGTGGTGCAGGCCGCTCCTGGGACGGGCTCAGAGTCGGGCAAAGGAGGCCTTATCCCGGCTCCCCCTGCCGGAAGTCAAGACGGTAGCAAGACTCTTCTTAGTAATATGACATGGGGAGATCATGTAACAAAACAGTACATAGATGATGCTGTTTCGGCGGCAGGGTGGAAGAAGCAAATTGTTAGCAAACTTCCTACTGTTGAAGAAGCGAAGGATAATGTCATGTATCTTGTAAAAGACGATGTGGCATCTACAGAAACTAAAAACGTGTATAACGAATATATTTTGGTTACTGAAGAAGGTGGTGGCAAGGTGCTTGAATCGCTTGGTATGGTAAGTACCGGAGTAGATTCGACTTATCTTGATCTATCCATATTTCCCAGTGCTTCTGGAACTCTTGATGAGGATTCGTATGCAAAAGTTATGGATGCTTACAATAACAGGATTACATTAGGTAAGCTTAGTTTTTATTATTTTTCTTTGGATTATTTTTTAGATAATGATAATTCTGAATTAAAAATAATAGCTGTTTTATTTAATAACACCAACTCAAAGGAAGACGTATCTGGATCTTATATAGATATTGAGATGGTAACTTATATTGTTGCCCAAGATAAGACATATAGGGCTATAGCTAATACGGCTACGTTGTTTAATACGATGTTGTCTTATTTGAAGTTTATGGCTAATACTCCTAATGTTGTCACAACATTAGCAAGTTTGCCAACGGATGCTCATAATATCATAGCTAACGTAGCTTCCGCTACGAACCTGTCTATGTCCGTATCTTCCGAGTATGCCGGGAGGGAATGGCAGGTGCGGGTCAACAACACCACCGGCAATGACATTACGCAGCCGCTTCCTACCTCTGGTCTGTTCCAGAGCATGTCAGGCGATAGCGTAATAGTACCTAAAAACAGTTTTATAGAATTAAGTATCTGGTATATCAATGATAAGTTGGTTATCAGAGTAGGTGAACAAGCTTAATAGAAAGGATAGAATATGCTTTATGTAAATAAAAACGTAAAAGGTTTTTACTGGGAAGGATACGAGTTGGACTCCTCTTCTTACGAAGTAGGGTATTCTTACCAAGACTTCTTAGATGGTAAATGGGTTCAACTTGACTCCGATCAAGAAAAATTCCATCAAGACAATCCTGATGCGAGTGTGAAAGAAGTTATTGCCATGCAGCTTGACCCGGAGCCTCCTGGACCAACTGAAGAGGAGTTGCTTGCCAAGGCTAAGGACAAGAAAGTTTCTGAGGCCAAGGAATATGCTTATTCTGATGCTGTCCGTTCTTATAGCTTGGATGGTAAACAGATATGGTATAACAGCAGCATGAGACAGAAGGTTAAAAACGATATTGACGTAGCAAAAGGAAGCGGGATATACACCGTATCCGTAGCAGATTCAGAATACGAGCTTGATATTGCTAATACGGCAATGAATGAAATGCATGTATATGAATCTGAGTGCAACGATCGTACTGCTGCCATAGAAAAGGAAATAGCTTCTAAAACCGACAGGAGTGAAGTTGAGTCTATGAAAGTGGATGAAGGTTATCCTGAGAAGTTGGTAAGGACAAAGGATCAGATCATAGAAAAAAATAAGATCCTTGAAGCCAATGATCCGGAGAAGGCTACAGCCATGTACATGAGGGCGATGATCAACACGCCGGCTATGTTGGAAAACACTGACCAGAATCTTGCTCTTAAGATAAAGGGGTTGTACCCTATCTGGGACAAGGATGGAGTTTACGGCGACAAAGGTCTTCCTATGGGCACGGCTGTTGTAAAAGGGCAGCGTTTCCGTAGCAAAAACAAACCTTCGGATTTGGATTGGACTCTGTTTGAAGTAAGGCAAAATCACAATCTCCAAGCCGACTGGGTTCCTGGTCAGGGAGGTGGAGCCGAAAGCCTGTATATGGTTGTTCAGGAAAAGCATTCAGGTACGATAGACGATCCTATTCCTTGGGTATATAATTCTATTTTAGAGAATGGAAAGTATTACATTGACAAAGAAATTAAGTATCTTTGCATAAGAGATTCAGGCATCCCTTTGGCTTACGAGAACCTTTCTGATCTTGTATCAGCCGGATATGTAAGGGTTGTTTAGGTCGTAATTTGTTGTTAATGTTATGGATAACCCCTGTATATTTATTTATGCAGGGGTTTTTCTTTAATCCAGACTCTACTTATTTTTTCATATCGGTAAGGTTCTGATTATCTTTGTGAAAAAGGTTAAGTTATGGAAAGAAAAGATATTATAAAAGAATTGAGTCAGTATTTTAGTATTGTTGAATTAGTTGGTCCTAAAGAATACGGTAGAGACAAAGATCTTTGCTGGAGGTATTTAAGAACTGAGTTGCTTCACACGATACTGGTTTTAAGGAAAGACATTTTGAAAACTCCGATGACGGTTAATACCTGGAAGTCGGGTGGAAGGTTTGATGAGCGTGGGTTTAGGAACAATATCTCGGATATAGTAAAATCCAAGACCGTATCAGGGTCTTTGTACATCAGTCCTCATATGCTTGGGGCAGCCATCGATTTCGATGCCAAGGGTATGACGGCAGAAGAGACAAGGAATAAAATAATTCAGTCGCAGGATTTACTTCCTTGTCCCATTAGATTAGAATCAGGTACCAATTGGGTCCATATTGACGTATATGACTCTCTTGGAAGTAGCAAGAAAGTAACTATGTTCTAATATGGCTTATCGTTTTGTAGGAAGGATGAATTTAGAAAGTTTCTGGGCTTTTCTCATTTCCGGATTATCAGCGTTGTGGATGAATTTCCAGGAGATTCACCACCTTATATATTCTATATTGTTTATATTAGCTATAAATCTTTTGTTAGCTACTATAAAAAGTATCAAACATTGCTATATCCGAAGAAAGAGAAAAAGGCCTTTTAAGATATTGACATGCATAAGCGAAATGGGAGTTTTGAAAATCCTTCTTGAGTTCGCGGCCTGTTCTTTCGGGTTATTTACCATATCCGGAATGGATCTTATTATGTCTATGGGAGGACATAAATCTCCAGAGTTTATAGATATGCTTCTTCAGTGGATTACAATATTCGCCTTAATATTATACGGTGGGATGGCATTCAAGCGCCTCGGAGATCTTGCACCTGATTTAATGATAGTAAAAGGTGTTAAGTATTTCTTTAGTAAAGTAAGTTGGTGGCAGAAGGTTCCATTCGGAGAAGAGCTTAAAGAAGGTATTAACAACGGTGATATACAAGAGCTTTTAGACGAAGATAAGGAGGGTAAAAGATGTGTTTGCAAAAAATGAGAGCCAGGCATGTGTTAGGAGTTCTTCTACTGTGTTTTATATCTTTCTTGTTTGGTAAAACATGCAAGAAACAAGAAATAATACACGATATAGAAATAGATACGGTAATAGATACCATTATCCAACCTGTTCCTGTTCCTCAGTATATAGTTGACGTAGGGGAGGTAGAAATACCTTTCCCTATGGATGCTATAGTTGAAAAAGATACGATAAAAGACACTGTCTATATCAATATTCCTATACAAAGAAAAACATACAACACAGATGATTATCGGGCTGTTATAAGCGGATACAGACCTAATTTAGACACGATGATCATCTACCACAAAAAAGAAATAATATACGAAAAGAGCCGGCGCTGGGGCATAGGACTGACGGCAGGGTATGGGGTTGGACGCGAGGGCTTCTCCCCCTACTTAGGCGCTGGAATCTATTATCGGATATGGTAATAATCACGTCCTATTTTATTTAATACACAACATTTTAAACTTTTATCACCCCATTTACTTATCTTTGTGGAAAAAGGTAAGTTATGAATTATATCGATATTTTACCACAGATAAGAAATAACATTTTCTATGTCAGGATAGTAATGACCGACTACGATGTGGAAAATCAGATGGTTATTAGAATAGTAGCCAGAAGAAATGATGGCCTGTACAAGACGGAAGTAGTACAGTATCCAAATGAAGGAACTGATTACAACGGAGAAATCATTGTTCCTATGTTTGGTATGGCTAAGTCGTTGGTGGCCCAAATAGTAGGAGTCAAGATAAATGGTACCGAGGTACGTGTTAATAGCACTGAGGTAGAGGGAGCTGATATAACAGCCAGATACGATGATTCCCTTACCAGAATGGGATGGGAGGAGAGTATGAACAACATCCATCTTGATTTTGAGGTTATAAGCACCAACAACCCTAAAACGCTTCGCATAGCCGATCAGTCGGAATGGGGGATACTTGCAGACAGACCGGCTATTATAGAGATTGTGCCACCTGAAGATGAAAATAAGTATGTTTATTATCTTGGTAAGAATCAGTTGAATGTATTCAACAGTAAGACCCTTGGCATAAATCCAGGTCGTGGAAATGATTTTGAAAACCTAAAAGATGGTATATACGATATTACCATAAAAGGCAGTCCTTCCTCTTATTCATTTAACAGAAAGTATTTAAAAACAGATCTGATCCGTCTTAACATAGATAAGATATGGGCCAGGTCAACTGTGTTATGCGATCATGAGGATGATGACGTTATTGACAAAATAAAAGAAATAGAGTTTCTGCTGGCTGCGGCTGAAGCCAATATGAGATTAGGGAATTTTGAAAACGTAAAACAATTATACGAAAAAGCATCTAAATTGATTTACGTTCTCAATAATTGTGAAAATTGTGGTTGCAAAATGTAATTAATTAAATATAAATAAGTTATGGGATGTGGATGTGGAAGAAGTAATATTACTTCTGTTAATAGAAATAGGGCTATAAAGCCTCAGTCGAATACGACACCTGAAGCTGATTCTAATGCGGCTTGTATTCAGAAATACGATGAACTTGCTGTATTGGACAAGAAAATCATAGACCTTCATCGTAAGTTCAGGTTTGTAGGAGGTGTAAGTAAAAGGTATGCTGATATTCAAAAGCTGGTAAGAGGCTGGATTGTTAATTTGAAGAACGAGTGCCCGGATCCGGATGATCTTGCTACTTATTCTGAATACATAAATAAAGAATACGCCAGGTATTTTACCGTGAAATGATATGGCAGCTACCGGAAGTACACAGCAAATTCTTTTCCCTTCATCTTACTTATGTGAGTGCGCTGATCGTTTTATAGCATGTAAGGCTGATCGGTATCTACAATATCATAAGTATAAGGTAGGTATTAATCCTGATATAGATACGGTTCTTAAAATAGATCGTATGAGAAGAATCGTATGTGAAGGGGAATGCGGGTTGTGCCCGGACGAGATTCAGAAATTCAAAGAAGAACTTAATAAGATCTTGTCATGAAAAAGATGTATTACAACAAAGAATACAGAAAAGCTTTCAAGAAATCGGACTGTCCGGAAGATCTTGGTTCTGAAGAAACGTTTATCGTCCATGAGGCTGAATTTTGTTCGGATATAAGCCAGGATGATGCAGATAGGAAAGCGGAAGAGTTTGCGGATAAAGAAGGTCCGTTGTATGCTAATAAAGTAGGTGGCTGTTGCGAGGTATATTATAACACAAGACAGGAAGGAGATTTCTTTAAAAATGATTGTCCTGATGGTCAAAAACAAGAACAACCCACACATCACATGGTAGAGGCCGGGCGTGTATGGTCTAAGTTCAGTACCGAAATAGCCAACTACGAAGCTGCGAAGATTCTTGAGCAAGAAGGGCAGGCTGCCGCTAACGAATCTGGAGTATGTAAAACCGTTTATTACAACGAAGATCAACATGGTTGGTTTAGTAAGCGTTGTAAGGAAGGATGGAAGGCTCCTGAGAAATACAGGAGGATATACGCTGGTACCGTAACGTCTTTCATTAGCGTTGATGATGCCAATGAAAAGGCTAAGAAGATACTGGAAGAAGAGGGCATGAAATGGGTTAATGAAAATACCAAATGCGAGCCTGTTGTTGATGAATGCAAATTTGATTTTTGAAAATGAGCAACGTAAAATTTAATCCGACAGAAGGTGAGAATGATAAACTGGTGTCGGTGTTTTCTGAAATAAATGAAGGTCTTGATACGACTTTGAATTACACTATTTCCGATGAGGGGGATAAGGCAAAGAAGAGCATTGTCGTTAATCAAGTCGGTAAAAGGGAAAAGTTTTTATCGAAGAAAGGGGAGGAATCTGAGCCTTTTGTTTTGTCTGATGGTAATACTTTCAACGTTCTTAAAGAAGGTGCTTCAGGATCGGCATCCGCTTGGGCTGATGACCAGCTTCCTCCAGAAGCCACGGAATCAGTCGGCGACAAAAGCCTTCTCCCTTCTTGGGATTTTTACCTTATAGACATGACTCAAAATACCGGAGACAAAGTGCGTCCGGTCGGAAAGCTTCGTAAGAATAATCTCCTTAGATTTGAAAACGGAGATTTTGCTCCTACGGTGGGCATAACCGAGGAAATGAGAGCCGAATGCGATGTGGAACTGTATTTGGATAACGGTCATAAAAATAAGTATTGTGATGCCGGAGCATTTGACGCCAAGGCTTTTTATGAAGAGTATGGCATTAGTCAAAAACTTTATAATGTATCAGGATCAGAGGTAAGGATTTTAAGACCTTGGGAGACTACTTCAAAGAATTATAGTATATTCTTAGGATGTAGCAAGAGTCTGTATGTAGTTGATAAGGTAGTTGGCAAAAGCGGAAAAATATGGTCTGGGGTGTATGACGCGGATACGGTTCCTATGCTGGACGGACTTGACCTGCGCCAGACGTGCCCTGTGCTGCCTCCCACAGCCTTATCTCCTGGACCGGTATGTACAGTAGACTCTAAGGCAAGATCTTTCTTTTTCTTGTATGAAGGAGAAACAAATTGTAAATCTGGAGCCGGAGTTGGGAACGCATGTACAATGTTCCTAAATGGAAGAACTTATCCGAGATGCAATGATGTAAATCAAATCAATATAGCTAAGTATTCAAGGGCAAATAACGTAGATCCAGAATCTTCTTATCCTTTTTCAGAAGGTGGATTTTTGACTTTGAATGCGTATATCATATACCTTGAAATGCTGTACGGTACTAAATACTTAGTTAATCCAGATACTTTCGGTTCCGGAATATCAAGTAATAGCGGAATAGGTAATGATGTCAATTATCGCAAATGCGGAGGAGTGAAATACCGTAAAAAAGGAGAAGAGTCGTGGTTGTATGGAGCATGGGCTACAGATGCCTCTATTATCCATTATGAACCTACTGAAAGAACTCATTTTTCTAACCTCATAAATTCGGAGTATCCTAAAGAACAGTGCATGGAAAGCCAGATGGCGGCTTCTTTTGCATTTGAAACAGGCGTAGAAGAAGGATCAGAGTTTGATTTTTATGGAGGAAAATACTGGTATAAGAACGTCCAGGGAGCCAAGAGTATGGCTGAAGGTCATATGAATGTTATTGTGTTTAAGGAAATGATCGGCACCATATCAGCCTTAGACGAAAATGACGAACCGGCAGAATTTGATTTGGAAGTTATTTTAAGGATGTCTTTGTACGATGGTATGAATCTGTCTGGAGACGTCTTTAGGTATTGCGGAGGAGGATACGAACAGGTAGGGACTTGTTTAAATGATCCTAATGTCACTCGAATAGGTAATACTATTGATATTTATATAGAGCCAGATCAAAAGAAATGGACATATGAGAAAAGGTCTACTATAAATAATGGTGAGGTTTTTAATTTTGAATCTAAATATAAAAAGATAGCAACTACCCAAAATTTAGGAGATGGTTATGCTTTACACCGTATCCCTTATACTGGATGGAAGGATAAAAAGGGGGGGGGTATAGAACAAGGAGAATGTCTTTATACATGGGACAATTGCTACTGGGCTTCAGCTATCGGTATAAAGTCCAGAGTGGCTGCTCGTTTTGGCGGTTTTGCGCACCATGGCCATTGCTCGCCTCGTCATCTGGCTGCGAATAGCGCTGTCAATGATTCGGCTCGCGCCGCTTGCGGCCTTGCCCAGTTGTTATTAGACGTCAGTCAACCGCAGGTTTGATGGGTGCAACCCATTGATGGCGCAGCCATCATAAGCGCAGCGCTAAGGCGCAGCCTTATATACTATATCACGGCGCAGCCGTATCTTGTTAATATAATATTTTATAGCTACAAAACAAAAATTTAAAATATTTAATACAAATTGTTTTGTAGCTATAAAATATTATACATGCATTTGCAATGTCATTAGACAACAGAGATAGTTAACATTGTAAACAATAAAAATTTATTCAATGAAATCCGTTAGTCTGCTAACAAGTTTTACATTGGGATCTGACCTCTGAAATAGCAAATAACGGTTGAGAAAAAGGTTAAAAAGAATTGGCTGCTCGTTTTGGCGGTAATGCGAACAATGGCAATTGCTCGCCTCGTAATCTGAATGCGAATAACGCTGTCAATAATTCGAATCGCAACAATTGCGGCCTTGCCCTGTGTGGGCTAAAAAAAATTGGGTATATTCTTTTTAATCTTTCCCAGGAGTGGAGAATCAATAAAAGACAAGCGTATGAGGTTATATGATAAAAATATGATAGAGATGCGCGACGGTCGTAAGCCCGTCATTAGCCCACAACTGAAATCAGTTTCAAACTATATAGATATAAGTTTGGATGATATTAGAGAAGCATGCGAAGCAGCATTTAAAAACCATTCTAAAAAGAATGATGTTGTTAATTTTAATTATGATTTTGATGGTAATTCATTAAAATTGTATGAATGGTATTTAGATGGTACTTATGTTAGCAAAATCAAATATCGCAAACTTGTAAAAGAAAACAAGAATGGTAAGGTTCGTGAAATAAACAGCCCGGATCTTACCACCAGAATTTATCAGCATCTTGTTTTAGTAAAGTTAGGTCCTTTGTATTATGAGAAGGATAATATGAATGGTCTTAATTGTAAGCCGGGATTTGGCATAACATCATCGTCTAAATCAAGGTCTCTTATTAAAAAGATGAAGCATGTTTATTATGATAGACTTGATTTGAAATATTGCCTGGTCATAGATCAACGTAAATGTTATAACCATGTAAAAGATAAAGTATTTAGAAAAGTACTTAAGAACTTTATTTCAAACAAAAAGTTTATAGATTTTGTAATAGACGTAAGTTTCGTATCTGGAGAGCTGCCTATAGGGACTCCTACAAGTCCTTTTATTCATCATCTCCTTATGAAAGATTTTGATAATCTTGTAAAGAGAATAGCTCCTTTCTCACTAAGGTATGCTGATGATAATTTCCTTGCTTTTTATACTAAGGAGGATGCTAATACTGCCAAATGGAGGATTAAGAATTATTGGTGGTATGAACTTAAGATAAGATCTAAAAGGCATACTTGTGTTATAACAGACATGGATAGGCCTCTTGATTTTTGCGGGTATGTTTTCCACCGTAATAATAAAGGCGTATCTGAACACAATAAAGGTTATGTGACAATAAGGAAGAGGGTAGCCAAAGACGCGAAGAAGTGTATTACAAATGAAAGCTGGTCTTCTTACTTCGGTCTTTTAAAACACTGTGACAGTTATTCATTAATGTCAAAAATAGAAAATATCATGAAATTACGAGATTTAACAAGCACGATTCGTATTGATAAGAAAATGGATGCGGACAGCATCGATGTAAAAACCTTGAAGGTATTGTATTTGATATCGTGAACTACGAAATACGAAGCAATAACAAGAATGAACCAAACTGGATAAAGTGCTTGATAGGTATTCCTGAAACCAATAAAGAAGGGATTCCTACCGGCAGGAAACTCGCAAGGGAATTTCATGGTAATTATCAAGGTATAGTAAATTTTATTTCAAAATGCGAACTTACTTATGGCAAAGATGCTATTCTTCCTATTACCGATGTAGAGATAGAAAACAGATGCGGATACGTTTTTAAAGGTAGCACTAACCGTTTGGAATACATTGATTGACTTCTCATTGTGATGGTGTGGATAAAAAACACTATCTTGCACAAAAAAAAAGAAAGTCATGAACTCATGTAACACTTGTAAAGATGACAGACCTGATATTCTGAGATCTAATATTTGTATCGGGTCTGATCCATGTAATGACTGTACGGACAATTGCGAAATTCTTCCAAAAGAATGCGATTGCCCGTATGGTCATTTAAGCGATCATTGCATTCATTATACAGGATGCAAGACATTCATATCCAAATTAACTCCAGGTATGCCTTATAATGAGGTTATGCATAATATAGAACTGGTTTTTGAAAACATAGATAAGTTTTTGGATAGGATGGTTGAAGAGAATACACTTCTAAAACAAAGGGTTGAACAACTTGAAAAACAGTTAATAAATGGAAAAGAGTGCACAAATTGGTAAGGACTTAAGTGGCAAACACGTATATGTCCCACATGTGGACGAAACGCCGGTACCATGCCCGGACGGATACACCTGCACGAACTGCGTGTACTGCGCGGACGGCATCAACGCTGGCTACTTCAGTCTGGCTCAGAAATCTGATCTTACGGCTTTAATCAATGCAATGATATGCCGTATGGAATACCAGGATAGGGAAATAGAATTTTTAAAACAAAAAATAAATATTTTGAGTAACAATGGCAATAACAGGTAACGGTTGTTTTGGCAGTCATGGTGGGTGCGAACGCCCGCATCATTGCGATATTCCTTCTTCTAAAATATTCTATGATGGAGAAACTATAGAAGAAGCTGGTTTGTATCATGGTATGCCTTTAGATAGAGCTTTAGCTAATTTAGCTAAATACGTTTCAAGGGCTATTAACGTAAGTGGATCTGTTAATATGGAGGTATTTGACGGTACTTCTCATGTGGTTCTAAAGAAAGATCCGGCAGAGATTTTGCTTGTGTCTTATTGCGGAGGTGTTGTACCTTCTGATATGTATAAAGTCCAGGGCCGTACTGTTAGGTTCTGCCGGGATATGTGTCAACAAGACGAATTTGCTGAAGTGAGGGTCGTGTACCGAGAAGAGGCAAATAGTTCTTATGGGTTCCATTGTTAATTTAGGAGGATAAGAAATGGCAGAAAAATGCAAAGGATTTATATGCGGGGGTAATCTCGTTGATGGCTCTGTGCCTTCTGATAAGTTAGATAAAGAAACTATTGTCGAGCTTATTAAAGAGATTTTAAAAGAGGAAATGCACGAATCTTGGCTTAAGGAAATAATAGAAACCATACTTAAGGAATCCATTGATTCTGATTGGCTTCGTGAGTTCTTTAAAGAGGTTCTTAAAAAATATGCTAAAGAGGAATGGTTTAAAGACATTATCTGCGGCTTAGGATGTGTAGGGGTACAAGAGATATTTGATGTTATTCCTACTGACATAACATTTGAAGCTACAGGAGGTACAGCTACGGTGCAGGTTGTGGTAGATGATGGCGTTGAATGGGAACTGACACTTTAATAAAGGAGGGTTATTATGAGCAAAGAAAGAATATATAAGATGGATGATGGTTCTTGGCTTACCTCGGACAAGAAGGAAGGTGTCGGTCGTGATAAAATGAATTTCGATGCTCCATCTTGGAAAGGAAGGGAAGACAGGATCACTATCCGAATTGTGAAGAAATCCGATACTGAAAGTATGAAAGCTATTACTTTCAGGCAAAAAGGCATTAAGATCACAGAAGTCTCGGTTAGCAGGCTGGAGTTCCCTATATCTGGTGGAGATAAGCAGATTCTTATTACTACCAACGCCGCTTCGATCAATGCCCTTATTACGGGTGAGAAAGATATAAAGGGTGTCATAAAAGCATTCACCACCGCTTCCGGTCTTAATATTGACGTCAATGATATTAGGCTTGATTATGGTTTCCCTGGTGATCCGGGTCTTGAAGACACGTTCCAGGTTTCGATGATTGTTTCCATGCCTGGCAATGAGGATGGGAATGAAGTTAATGAGAACATAACTATAAATGGTGTGCTGATTCCTATTTATCAGCCAGGAAAGGTCGTTCCTTACATTAAATTGGATAAGGAATTTGAACAAATTGAGGGTGATGAAACAAGCACGCAGTTAAGTATAGAAAGTAATATAAAAGATTATGTTATTGAAATAGTTGAATGCGAGTCTGTGGATAAGGAGGAAATTCACCCGGACAAGGATGTTGTTAATCTTGATTCCGATGGATCACCGGAGGTAATCAACGTAAATACAAATCCCGAAAATTTAAGATGGAGGATTAGCGAATGAAAGTAGGTAATTGTTGGGCGAACATAGATAAGAAAGAAGGCGGTCTTAACAGTAAGGTTAATATTTACTTTGATGAAAATGATACTGGTGCCAACAGAAGTGTCAAGATAAGGGTGTCTTCCAGGGACGGTAGCGTATCTGAAGAATGTACGTTAGTTCATAGAAAAAAAGAACAGGTAGTTTATAGAAATAAAAGACAATCGGCTCTTTTCACAAAAGAAGGATGTAATCCTGAGACAGAGAAAGGGGAAGAGCTTGAGTACGTTGTTGAGGCCGGAAAATACACGTCTATCATATCTCAGTCTGATGCTGATGACAAGGCTATGAAAGACATTGAACAAAATGGTCAGAACTGGGTTAATGAGCATGGTCGTTGTATAACCACATTATGGTACAATGTCAAGAAATCAAAGTCGTTTAGAAAGAACGATTGCGATCCTGATACCGAAGAAGGAAGTTTGGTTACGATGACAATCGAAGCCGGGCAATTTTCTTCTACCATAAGCCAAGAAGATGCCGACCGTAAGGCTGAAGCTGAGTTGAATGCCAAAGGTCAAGACTATGCTAATTCTCATGGTACTTGCAATACCATAAAATGGTACAACGACAGGAAATCCAAGATGTTCCAAAAGACAGATTGTGAGGTGACTGAAGTTGGATCTATGGTAGAGTACGTTGTAGAAGCCGGCCGCTTCTCTTCTTCTGTTTCTAAGGAGGATGCTAATCAGAAGGCTTTGGATGCCTTGGAAACTGAAGGTCCAGGTTATGCTAATGAGCATGGTACATGTGAAACAAATTTATGGTATAACGTAGAGAAGTCAAAAGTATTTTATAAAAATGACTGCGAAGATGGGTTTATCGGAGCACCTTATACTTACACAGTAGAAGCCGGTAAATATACATCAAACGTAAGTCAAGAAGATGCTGATAAGAAAGCTCTTGATGATATAGAGAAAAACGGTCAAGAACAAGCCAACCTTAATGGTGAATGCGTTGAGGATCCTAATTATTTTATAGGAAAGGCTTCGGCTCGTGTTCAGAAAAATGATTGCGATGCCGAATCTCAAACCGGAAGCTTCGTTGATTTGACTGAAAAGGATCTTGCCGGATACCCAGATGCTTTTGTGTCAAGGGAAAGCCAGGAGGCAGCTAATGCGCTGGCTGAAGCAGCTATGGAAGAACAGAAACAAGATCTTGCAAATAAGAAAGGTACTTGCATAGATAAAAACCAATTTGTTGGTGTATATAGTAAGGTATTCACAAAAGACAATTGTGAAGGAGAAGGCATAGGCTCTCAGGTAACAGTAGACCAAGACGATGTAACCGGTGGTCCTTTTACTTCATACGAAAGCCAGGAGGCGGCTAACGCGCTCGCTCAGGCTGCCGTAGAGCAGCAGGGCCAGGCCATAGCCAACCGGGACGGCCATTGCACGTGGACTGGTAAATACAGTGAGGAATTTACCAAAAATGATTGTACTGAAGGTCAGGTAGGATCTAAGATTACGGTAACCGAACAAGATGTTGTTGGTGCTCCTTTCACATCTACCGTAAGCCAAGATGATGCTAATAACAAGGCCAAGGCTGCTGTCAAAGAACAAGGTCAGGCTATTGCCAACAATAAAGGTAATTGTGAGAATATGACGGTCTATACCGGTCATTACAGCAAGAGATTCGTTCCTGAATGCGAGGCTTGCCATAAGGGTGTAGAAATGGAGGTTATGGCTGAGATGGTTAACGGTAGTCCTGTTACATCAACAGAAAGCCAGGATGCAGCAGACGCAGAAGCTCGTAGGATCGTAGAAGAAGGCGGTCAGGCTTATGCTAATAAAAACGGTAACTGTACGCCATTAAGCACCGATCCTGTATGGGAGGACGTAGAACCGGAAGAACTTAGATGTAATGAAGGTAAGTCTCAGAAAAAGCAACGTGATACCAACGAATGTTCTGAAACCCATAATCAGGAACGTTGGGTAGACGGCGGAAATAAGGTTTGTAGCTGGACCGGTCATTATTCAGAAACGTTCCAGAAGAACGACTGTGAGATACCGGATTCAGGAACAGAAGTAGAGGTAAGTGAAGCTGATGTTGAAGGTAATCCTTTTACTTCTTTCGTAAGTCAAGAAGATGCTGATAATAAGGCTAAGGAGGCTGTTAAAGCCCAAGGACAGAATATTGCCAATCAGAAAGGTAAATGTAGGTTCGTAGGCGTATATAGCAAGGAATTTACGAAAGACAATTGCGGATCATGTCAGCATGGCGTTCCGATGAGCGTAACACAAGACATGGTGGGTGGACCGTTCTATTCCAATGAAAGTCAGGAAGAGGCAAATAGGCTGGCTCAGGAAGCCGTAGAAGCCCAAGGTCAGGCTTACGCTAACAAGAACGGAACGTGTGAAACAGATAACACCGATCCTGTATGGGTAGATTCCGAGCCGCTAGAAACCAAATGTGAAGGTAGTAAATCTTATAAAAAACAGGTTAATACCAACGAATGTTATGGTGGAGAAAACGAACGATGGGTAGAAGGCGGAGATAAAGTATGTACCTGGACCGGAACATATAGCAAGCAATTTACAAAGCAATGTGCTGACGGCGGTGTCGGTTCTAAAGTTACCATAGACCAAGATGATGTAACTGGCGGTCCTTTCACGTCTACCGTAAGTCAGGAAGACGCAAATAGCAAGGCTCAGGCTGCCGTCGAACAGCAGGGGCAGGCTCTTGCCGACGCGCAGGGAACTTGTATCTGGACTGGTAAAGCAAGTAAGGTCTTCACCAGAAATAATTGCGGAACCTGTCAACATGGTTCTTCTGTTACCGTAACCCAAGACCAGGTAGGTGGTCCATTTACGTCTAATATCAGTCAAGCTGATGCTAATAAGAAGGCTCAAGATGCTGTAAATTCCCAAGGTCAGGCAGTAGCTAACAAAAACGGTGATTGCGTAGCTGATGGCACAACTCCTTCTTGGTCGAATACCGGAAGTACCCGTTGCGACGGTTGTACGTCTCAGAAGCAACAACGTGACACCAATCCATGCTCTTCTTCTTATAACGATACAAGATGGGTTAATGGAGGTGGAGAAACTTGTACAGACTGGACTTACTACGGAACAGGGGTTTGTGTAGGTCATACTCAGTATAATGCTTATCGCGATAGCTGCTCTGGTAGCATAGATCGTCAATATTCTGTAAGTTGTAGGAATTGCTGTAATTGCGGATCTTACGGTTCTTGGCAAGAAAATGGATGTAAGAATGATCAAGTGAAATACGTTCGTTATGATGATTGTGGCAATGCCGACTACAAATACGAATATGAGATTGGAAAATGCGGATATGCTCCATATGAATTTCAGTTCCATGATGGAAGAACGAGCAAGTCGAGGTCTGTAACTGGAAATTCGAATAATATTGAAGAGGTTATTATAAGCACGAAAGGCGATTCATATATAGGTTATTCTGTTAAATCGAAACCCGATTGGTGTTCTGTTGATTACAGAGACCTGACATCTGAAAGCATGAAAGCTGTAGTTTCTATAACATTTAATGTTGAAACGACTCAAAGATCTGGATCAATTGTTTTTGTTCAAAATGAATCAGGAAAAGAAATAACTTTGAATATAACTCAAGAGATTGTATCTGTTTTCACCTTTAATGATGGAACAGTATCAGATAAGGTATGGTCTGGAACAGCCGCCTCTCAAACCATTCGATATACTATACTTAGTACCATAGGTTCGTCTTATGCTCCATATAGTGTAAAATCCAAGCCTGAATGGTGTTCTGTTGATTACGATTCTCCAGCAGATAAAGGAGCGGTAGCTAAGATAACTATGACAGCTAACACAAGCACATCTTCTTCTCGTCAAGGAAAAGTTGTTTTCAGTCAAAACGCTACTGGAAAGACGCTTACTGTCATCATAGAGCAAGCAGAGGTTAAGCCTGTTCCGGCGCATATTACATTGAAAAACGGTTCTTGGGCTACATATAGGAGGTCTAATGTTTCTTGTATCCCTGGCGCCGGTAAGTGTATTGCCGGATTCAAATGGACTGGTGATGAAAATGGAAATATCGAAATCTACACCTGTGATATTAAGGTGGTGGATGCTGATTATCGTGAGATACCTGGAGCTACTATAATCACCAGAACAACAACCCAGAGAAGACAATCCGGAAGCTCTTGTTCGTATTTCGGGGCCGTTAATGGAGGAATATTAGCCGGATATGTTCATTCTGGAGATGAGAATGGATATACTACATGGTATATACGAACTATAAACGTGTCTTACGAAGGCAAAGTGTATAATACCTCTACTGTTAGGCAGTACGAAAAACAAAATGTCCCTAAGAGAGGTGGTCTTTTCAATGTATATAATGTATCTCCTGCTTCTTATAACTTTATAGTAGATGGAGCTGAGTGTGGAGATGAAAATGGTACTTTGAGATACTTTTATTCTCAAATGGATCTTAATCCAGCATAATTAGCAAGGGGAGGGAATTTAGTTCTCTCCCCTTGAATATTTTAGATTATAATATTGTGTTTTAAGTATTGTCTATTAGAATAAAAATGATTAATATTGCACATCATTCAATTTTAAAATTTTAGTATCATGGCTTGTAAAAAGAAAGCTCGTCAGGGTGGTGAAGTCGATAAGAAAGACAAACCTAAAATGCGCCAAGGCGGTAGTGTTGGAGGCAAGATGAAAAGAAAGAAGGCGGGCACTAAAAAGTGATTGAAAATCAAGGGAAGGCGCTTTGCATCTTCCCTTTTTAATAACATAACAACAATTTATTATGAGCAACAAGTTTATTAGCAAAGGGCAAAGGAATGTCTGTGTGACGTTTGTGAAGTATTATCCTGTGTTGATGCAGGTTATTATGTTAGCCAGCATTTTTGATGAGTTTTATCCTTTTAGTATCACTAATTGGCTGCATCCGATATTAGGTCATTCTCTATCATGGGACCTATTTCTCTTGGCTTTTTCAAGAATGTTCAGGTTTTGTATATGGCATAGGTTATTGATCTATAGCATGATTTTTAATATCTGTGTAGAATGGGTTACGGTTAATATTGAGATGCCTATTGAGCACAATATCGTAGTGTGGTCTGTTATGGCTGTTACTCTGTTGATAATCATTGCCTCTATTGTTTTTAGATTTAGAACAGGGTGTTTTGAAAATGAAAGAAATTCTGACAGAGACGCTGCGTAAAAGCGGTGCGGCGGTATGCGATAAGATAAAGGAGATGTTTTTAAGCGGGGAATGTGATCATCTTACAGCCAACGATCTTGAGACATGGACGCAGCTTGCTAATCCGGCTAAGTACTATACCGGAGAAGAGGCTGTTTCTTATCTTAATGTAACTTCTAAAAGATTTTATGAATATCGTAAGGCTAAGTTGGTTCCTGATCCGGTTAAGATAAAGGGATTCCCTAAACCTTTATATACGAAAGTTATGTTGGATGAGGCTATAAAAACCATATCCGGCATGAGTGAAAGAGATATTTATATGAGGATCTTGAATGCTAAATCAAGAGAATCAAGAGCAAAAGAAAGGAGGGGAGCATGATCACTAATGGTGAATTTGTATCAAGAGTCGTAAACGGTATTCATGCCCTTGACAAAGATTCGCATGTTAGTCGGAGATGGATATTGAATATCGGTAGAACTAAAGCCGAATCTTATACAGCACAGAGGTGGGATGACGGGACGTTACTTGGTGACCACCGGCTCCTAACTTACGTTACTTGCCTGGAGATGATTGAAGTTGATAAAATAGTTTGCTGCGATGCCGAATTTGCGTTATGTAATACTTTGATGCGGTCAAAGCATAAGCTTCCAGGACTTCTTTATTCTGCCCTTAGACCGGCTATTACTAAGGTGACTAACGTAGATAACACTATATTTTTTAAGTTCGCTGAAATAAAGTCGTATCGCAATGAACAAAAAAGACCGTATGCTAAATACGTTAAAGAACGTCGTCCTTTTTATTATGTAGAAAACGACTATATTTATATACCGGATTTCCATGTAGAGCTTATTAACGTAGAGTTCTTTACAACAAGAAGAAAGAAGGCTCTGGAGTTAATGGCTTGTGATCCTACACCTAAAGGGTGCGAGTCTGAATGGGAATACGAATTTATCTGTCCTATCAAGCTAATTGAGTACGTGGTAGCAGAGACGATAAAGGAAGTAGCGTTCAGGCTACAGATTCCTGTTGATGAAAATCCGAATCTTGATTCCAATCAGAAAAGTCAAATTGTTCAGTGATTCTTTTTATTGGACACCCGGCCATAGTTATATAGTTTGGCCGGGTGTTTTTTTTGTACTATTTCAATGCAAGAACAGGGTTTCCCCATTTTCTTTTCCATTTATCTCCGAGGTAATTTATCAAAGAATTGTAATCTTTGATAAAACCGTCATCAATAACAGAGGCTATGACGTTCTCTATAGCTATTATGTCATTGAGCTCATCTTTGCTGGCAGTATTCCTTATCCCATCTTCGTGTTTATTGAAAACAATGAAATTAATAGCTTTAGCAACTCTTTTTATATTGTCTTTCAAGTCATTCTTGTTTGGAACTATTCTGCTTATCGCGCTGCACATCCTAACGTATGCATCACCGGCTTCGTTCCGGTTTTCTATCAAGCCATCCGTGAGCCAAATGACAACCTCTGCGTAAATCTCTGGATCCATCTCTAATGCAATCATAACAAACAGATAGGGATTTACAAACCATCTCTGATTAACACCCTTGCCTTTTTTGTAAGCAAGATCTAATTTTGATAGATCCATTATATTGTTGATTATCAACCCATTATCATTGAGGTGGAGATTTCTCCGCCTCAATAAATCCCTGTCGCTCAGCTTATTGACAAGTTCGAAGCATCTTTCGTTGAATGACATTGTAACCACTATGTCATTAACCTTTTTATCTTTTAGCCCTTTTTCTTTTCTCTTTTTATTCATGGCCGAAACGGCGTCTGTTATACACACATAACCATCTTTAGACATAACAGACACGTTCATTCCTAACAAAACTCGATCTTTTGATTGTAAAACAACATTTGATTTCATAACTTTACTACGATTTTAATTTTGTAAAATATAAGTCTACCTGTCCGTGAGGATCGGTAGACTTTGCAAATATAGAATAGTATTTTGACGCAACAATATATTCTAATGTTAATTATCTGAAATGTATAATTTTAATTTTTGAATTATGAAAAGAACATCAATACAATCACCGTATTTTGCAGCTTACTACCATCGTCTTATGAAGAGAAAGAATGGTTTTAAGAAAGGCATGATAAGAGACAGAGGAGAGATTTTAAGACTGTTGTCTATTATATGGAAAACCGTATCAGAGCATTATGTGGAAGCTGATGCTGGTGTTTACGTAGATAACGTGGGCTACTTATGCCATGTGCTTATACCGGGCCAGCGCTTTACCGTCAGGCGGGACCTGGACATCGTGAGCAGGCTCGGCACCAACGGCTACCTCTACAACCACCTGGCTATGGATTTCGCAGACTCTAAAAGATATTACCATTTTGTAATACAAGATAGCTTGAAAAAGAAGTTAAGGGTTAAAATGAATAAAGGACGAAGATATCGATTTATGTACAATGAAATACTTGCTAAAAGAAGGGTGTTTAAAGACTTCCAGATTAAGAGAGTTTTCGAAGATAAAGAATTGGGACATAGAAGGTCGTAGAAAAAAGATAGCGATCACCCTTTGTAGATATAGGATAATCACTATTTTTGCATATCCGTCTACTTTCGCAAGCGGACGGATATAATGCTAACAAAATATCTTTATACAAATAAAGCTCTATGGAGGCAAAGGTAAACAATTTTCAAAACAATGCGAAGGATAGTAACATTATTTTGACGTCAGAATCCAACGAAATGGATTTATCTGTAAAATTATCTAAAATTTTTAGCTATAATGGCCATAATGTTTCTTTTATAAAAACTTCTTATGGTATATTATTAAATGCCACACAGATGGCAAAAGCATTCAATAAGAAACCTGCCGAGTATCTAAGGTTGCCGTCTGTAAATCAATTAATTAAGTCAATGGTGGGATTTTCTCACCTTTCTGAGAATCAGATAGTTACAACTATGCTTGGAAGTCCTGAAAATGGAGGAGGTACATGGATGTTTGAAGATCTCGCCATAGATTTTGCGAGATGGTTGGATACTGATTTTAGATTATGGTGTAACTCGAAGATAAAAGAATTTTTAACATCAAACTTGGTTTCTATTCCAAATTTTACTGATCCGGCAGAAGCAGCCGAAGAATGGGCTAAGCAGTATCGTAGAGCTCAGCAAGCGGAAGCTATTGCTTTGGCTGAACATAAAAGGGCGGAGCAAGAAAGAATGGAAAAAGAAATAGCTGTAAATACGTTAGAAGAAAAGAAGGGGGATATAGAGTTTTCTGAGTCATTTAAGAAGGTGGATCATGAAAACATGTGGCTAATCAGAGATGTGGCGAAGAAGCTTGAGCAGAATGGAATCATCATCGCAGAAAAGAATCTTCGTTTGTTTCTTGAGGAAGTCAAGTTTATGTTCAGGAATGGACAGGGTAAATGGGAGCTGTACAGTGATATTGTTAAGAACAAGTTTGGTGTTTACAGATCTTATTTTGTTGACAAATATTCCGGGGAAAGAGTTAATCAGCAAACCATCTACATGACTGGTGCCGGATATGAAGTCACACTTAAGGGGATAAAGGAAAAGTGTAGGAGCCTTTTCTTGAAGTACGGCAAGTTTGAAGATCCTAACTTTTGAAAACACAAAATATAACACAAAATATGGCGTTATACATATTATTCATATCTTTGTGGAGGTCAGGTTCGTTTCCTGTCCTCCATTTTTTTTAAGAGATGACAGTCGAAGATTATATCATAGAGTTAAAATCGTCTTTAAGATCATTTGACAAGCGTGATCTGATAGATGAGGTATCCATCTACAAATGGGTAGAAATTGCCCTGAAGAAGTTTGGAGGCGATATTACTATGCGCAAAGAAGCGGTAGTGGATGTCAAGAGAGGGCAGGCTCGTATGCCTGGTGATTACTTTGATCTTATTCTGGCTTTCAAATGCGATTTTAAAGGATATGAGGTGCCGGAAGGTGATAAGGTGATACCAGAACTTCAAAATACAATAGCCTGGAAAGAACGTACCGAAAGAAGTTATAGGTGGTGTTCTTGCGATGAATGTTGTAAAGACGAATGCGAGAAAGTGATAGTTGAAAAATTTTATATCAATGTTCATGATCGCGATCATGAAGTTCGTTGCTATTATGACCGGCCGGTAATGTTAGGTCTTGCTAAGCCTATGCTTCGTGATTCTTGTTTGAGTAAATGCCGGAATAAGGTAATAAAGGATAGTCCGTATGAAATAAATATCGTAAACGGATTCCTGTATGCTAATTTCGATGGGCCTATTTACATGCAGTATCGGTCTCTTCCCTTTGACGGAGAATCTAATATAATTATACCAGACACGCCTCAAGGTTTGGTATTGGATTATGTAGATAATTTTGTAAAGATGAGATTCTTTGAGGAACTGATGTATAATGGAGAAGCACAAGGGGCTGCCGATTTGTTCAAGTTGTATGCACAGCAAGATTTGGTTAAGCTGAAAAATGCTAAGACCGAACTTAAGATGATGGGTATGACATTAAAAGGTATGTACGAACCTCTTAGACGGCGGCGTGCTGAGTTTGAGATATATACTAAGGCGTATCCTGTAATTGACAATATGCTCAAATTGATATGACAGAAGTAGTTCTATTTATATACTTGCTTGGTGTTATTGTGTCTATGATTGTTTGGTCAATCAGGCAATTTAAAGGAGATGCAAGTTTGGTAGAGACAATGTATTGCCCGGTAGTATTTTTATCGAGTTGGATATACGTATTTGAAATATTAAAAAAATAAATAAGATGTTAGAAGTTAGTGCAAGCGAAATAGTAACTGCCGACAAAATGAGAGGCGTAGGACCGGCAAATATTATCTTCACAGCCGGCCCTAATCCGGTAGCTGAAGATCGTAGAGGCGTAGCTAAGGTAACGGCTGGTGGAGAGAGTAAGAACGTTACAATCACACAAGCTGCCGGCGAGCAGGTCGTTGTAATTCCTGAGTTCGATTATCTTGTTCTTAGATACGGATGGGAATCAGAAGACGGTTCCGATTTTGATACTGCAACCGGTTTCACCAATACAGGCATATCAAATGTGGATAACAAGTACGTTGGATGGAGCAAGCAGTGGGCTACTACCCAACAACAGGTAGGTGATTACCTTATCTATGGTGGTGATAACATGCAGTCAGGACTCGAAGGGGCACTTATTAAGATGAAGACCTTGCTATCAGCGCCGGGCATGGACGAGTCGGAACCTAATATCAATGCCGATATCTATGGTAATTGGTATGGGAATAGAGGACGAGGAAATGTCGTTGTGTCTTTTACAGCCTACCTTGGAGGAGAGATGGTTAAACAAGGATTTAACTTCATTAACGAAGGTGGTGAAGAAGTTTACTCCGACAGCATCACTACCAACGTTTCAGCTCATGGGGAAACCAATTACCAAAATATAAAAGGTTTGTACACTAAGATGGGTACGATGGTTTATAATAAGGAAAAGCGTGATTGTGTTATTATTATAGGTTAAGACATGGAAAGCCTTTGGAATAAATACAATAAGATCAAGGAGGTGTTTTACCGGGATTTCGTTTATGATTCCAGCTACACAGAGCAGGCCTCGTGCATCCCACTGTCGTCGGTGAAGAACGGGGTAGGCTGGGTCGGCGACGGAACCATTAATCTGGCCCAGTATCTTCAGTTTGTATATACGGAAATGATTCTCGGCAATAAGACGGAAGATGATGTTCGTAATGCCATACTGGTGCTTACTCGTCTTGCCGATACTACTTATGATCTATTTTTTAATAACAATAAAGGTATTTATTTCAAATTCGAAAAAGGATTTTTCTTAAGAGACGATATCCATAGCGAAGATGCAAGCAAATTTGGTCTTTCCAAGATAAGTTCCGGGTACACTAATGGTATAGAGTTGAAAGACGAAGATCCATGCTTCTCCCCATTCACTTCACAAGATCAGATCTGGAATCTGGCTCCGATATTAGCTTTCTTATCAGAAAAAGGATTTGAAGAAGCCAGGCAAGCAGGATACGATATTTTTGAGTACGTTATTAGAAACGGGCACAAGATATACAATCCTTATTACAGCGCCTTGCTTCATCATTGGACATTTCTTCCTGATATGGATACCGATAAGGTCAAGCCGTGGGATAGGGTTAGCAACCGTAACAAGAATATTAAATACAAAGTTAAAGTTAAGAGAGGGGCTAACAATTGGTACTTCTCTGGAGGGTTCAGATGGGCGTTTAAGAAGTTCGGAGGCGAGTGCAGTACATTCTGGCATTGCCTATGGTATAAGCCATTTATACTCTTAGCAGATAGAGTATATCATCCATACGTATGTAAATGGTTTGGTATTAAGGTTAAAAACAATTCTTATTATTGTCTTGGATCTACAAATGAAAAATCATGGTACGGTCCTAAGTTTAGAAAGAGGTTGGTTAATAAGTTTAACAAATCTTTGGAAGGGGGAGAGCTATTTATGCCTCATCTGGTTTTTCTTCATGGATATGAAGACGTTGATAGAAGCAGCTTAGAGTCCTACCTTAAGGAATGGGAATGGGATGGAATTAATTCTCCTATTGAGTTTTTGACTTTGTGTAATTGGTTTAAAATTATTTTTGACAATGAAAATATACTATAAATCAAAAATAGCTAAGTTATTTACGTTCATTGACGGCTACAAAACAATTATGTTATTTGGAGCCGTATTTACCGAACGTGATAGTATATCATTGAGAACCGAATATCATGAGGAAGCACATTGCAATCAGTACCATACATTATTTTATTTTGGTATGTTCGTATCTTTGCTTACAATAGGATTGTGTCTCTTATTCGGTAATGCAGGATGGTGGATGCTGTGGCTGTCTCTTATTCCGATATTTTTATACTATTCATGGTATTTAATTGAGTACCTGATTAGGTTGTGCATATATCGCAATCATGATAAGGCATATCATAATATCGTATTCGAAAGAGAGGCTTTCGACTTAGAAAAGTATTGGAATAAGCATGATGTTTTGAGGAAGGAGTCGGAAGGGTTTAGTTTCCTCGGTTATTATCGGAAGGAGTATTTTTATGAGTAGGAGAAGATATTTTGAGGAATATAGATCTGGTAATGAAGCCATTTATCATTGTGTTGAATTTGATACCGATCATGATACTTATTTTGAGGTGCTTGATTTAATGAGTAAAGATGAATCCGATACAGTTAGCCCAGATAAGGTTAATAATGTATTGAATCAGCTTAGGCAAGGGTCGTGTTTTAGCATTCATACTCAGAGTATAGTTTCTTTTGAGGTTATAGAAAAGAGAAGTAATGCTATATTTATCAAATTTAATCCAACTCCTGCTCCAAGTGAACAACATGGCATTATATATAGGTTTCAGATAAACAATAAAAAATATGTTTTTATGTTTTCTAATAATTATGATGGCAAGAGAGACCTTATACAAAACGCAGATGAGGATGTTGATTGTATGACATATGCAAAGGATACCAGTCTTTATTCTAATAACTCTTTCTTTGTATTTGTTTGATTATATGTGTTAAATATAATTATATGATTTACAGTAATTTATTATATATATGGGGGGGGGTAATCCTTAGTATATTATGAGGCGTCGTTTATTGATAAAAAATAGGGAGCTTGAAGACTTTATCATAAGGTTTTATCCAGCCGGAAATTACACATGGGTGGTTCCTGGTGGTTGTACCGAGGTGGATGTTTTTCTTGTTGGTGGAGGTGGTGGAAGTGGAAACGGTTCTGGTGCCGGAAGTGGATATACCAAGACCTACAAAAGAAACAATATAGGAATAAAACAAGGCTCTCAAATATCTGTAACACCAGGTCAAGAAATTAATATCATAGTAGGAAAAGGTGGAGCAGGTCTGTATTATGGCTATCCTGAGAAGGGAGGATTCTCTCAATTTATGAACTCATCTTACAGAGCAGATGGTGGAAATCCTTCTGGTAATGGTCTTCTTAACGGAGAAAACTCAACAGGTGGTCCTTATACTGGAGGAAATGGTGGAAGTGGAGGATCTGTAGATCGATCAGGTGATGAGTTTTACGCTGGATCGGATGGATCTGATGCCCCTGGAATAACAGACGGTAATGGGATGTATCACACACCTGGAACGAAATATGGAGGAGGAAAAGGTCAAGGATATACAACCAGAGATTTTGGAGAACCGACGGGTAAAAGAAATGCCGGAGGTGGTGGAGCTGATAGAAATAGAGATGGTGGTATGGGAGGTGAATCCGATTATGATGAAGGATGTGGAATCGGAAGAGGAAACAGAAAAAGTGGTGGTTACGGAGGAGGCGGATGCGGCTCGGAAGGAACCGGCGGTGATGGTACTGTGTTAATTAGGGGTAAAAGATATAAATCATAAGTAGATGTTATGAAACGAAGATTTGAAAATGTTAATATGGTGATGGGTAATTGTTTCTCTCCTGTAATGGAAGGGAGTCAATTTCAATGGAATAATATTGTAGTTAATAGTCCAGTATATATAACTCCAATAAGAAGAAAGAAATTCAAGATAAGTTTTGGAGAATTTGATTTATCCAAAGTTTTGTCTAATGTGTCATCTAATTGTGATATTATAATAAGAGATAAATCTGCATATACATTTCTATTGTTACTTCTATCTGCTGATCATTCTAAATGCAGTTTGTTTAATAATCATCTAACGGTTAATACCCAGGATTTACCAAGATATATTTTTTACATTGATTCCGAACATGAGGAACTGTATTCATACAAAGACGGGGTTTTAGAAAGTAATGTGACGATAATGGATCCAGTTGATGATTATTTCTATAATTATATTGATATTCAAATAAGAAATTTCAATGATAATCCTATTCCTGATTTTTATGTAGGTGTAGTTGATAATATTGGAGACTAAAAAAGTTTATAATATGAGAAGAAGATTTGAATTTGACAATAATTCAATTAAAATACCATCCAAAAATGGAGTATATTATTTTTTTGAGAGACGGACAATCGGTAGGAGGGGGAGCAAATTCTGTATCACCACAAGAATTAGTTAGAAACGGAGAAGGAGTATTGTGTGTGTTTAATAAAAGACATGTTCTTATACTTCCATCATCATCACATCCATCTGCCAACTGGGGGCGTTCAGGTGAGATAGCTCAGGGCGTTACTGATTTTCAAAGTATGCCTAATGTATATTATACAGAAGAAGCTTTTCAAGGAGAAAATGATAGCATTAATTTCTTAAACAAATATGGAGATGTTGATGAATACGGATTTTATAAAGCCTCGTTGATAAAATCTCCATCTGGAGCCATAAATGGAAGAATACCCTCTATAGGAGAATTTATGGTTATGATAAATGATCGTTAATAACATTTCGGTTATTAACGATCATTTATCAAATTTCCCTGTTTATACACCTATAATGTATAACACATCTTATAATAGTTACCTCTCGTCTTCTCAAAATGGTGAGAATTATTACTGGGGTTGTAATTTTCATGATCTATCTTTAACAGGAGACTACCATAAAGCTATGGCGCAAGGTTTTGTTATTCCAGTAGCTTCTGTTGTGTGAGTTAGTTCTTCTTTTGCTATCTTTGTGACAAACAGTTATAAAATGGCAGCAGAAGATAACAGAAACATAGCGGTACCTCAAACAGGTATGAACCGCGATCTGCATCCGTCGAGTCTTACGGATCAGCATTATACGTTTGCCTTGAATGCCAACATCGAATCCGAGGATGGTAATGTTGGGATGAGATCTAATGAGCACAGTAATCTTAAATGCATTGATTTCGATGGATTTAAGGTTATTGGTTATAAGAATGATCTTACTTCAGGCAATATCTATTTTTTTATAACAAATCCTGAAACAGGCGTATCTAAGATAACTTATTTCAAGCCTGAATCCGATACAAGTATCTTATCCGATTCCGATATAGAATCTATGGTAGAAGGATCGGAGTCGTTGTGCTCTGGCATGAAAACTTTGCTTGAAGACAACGAGCAAGATCCGTGCCTTAATTTCTCTATCTATCATCCTATAAAAACCATAGAAATAAAGACAGAGAAATGTGGAAAATGTATTTACTGGACCGACGATTATAATCCTCCCAGGTATGTTATTGTAGACAAGGCTCTGACTCCTGATGATGAAGGTGATATATGGTATCATTATCATGGGTATAAGATATGCGATAAAGAATACGATAGAGACAAATTCATGCAGGAGAATGGTTGTTTTCTGGCATGTGAGAAACTTAGGGTGTTTCCGCTACTGGACCAGCCATGCGTAGAGCCGGTACAGATAGAGTACGGGGGCAGCCTCCGGGCAGGCGTGTACCAGTTTGCTGTGGCTTTGTGTGATGAATTTGGCAACGAGAAAACTAACTATACTTCATTGACTAATCCTGTGCATGTATTCGATGAACAATATATTAGAATCAATGATGGGAAATGGGGAGAAAGAACTAATCTTGGTATAAGACTTAAGGTGTCTAATTTGGATAGGCAAGTTAGCCATTACAAGGTAGCTGTTATTCAAAACACTGTTGGATATAATGGTGAAACACAACCTGTAGTCGATTATTTCATAGAAGGTATTCATCCTATTACAGAGAAGACTATATACTATTATTCTGATCTTAATAATAAAAGGACAACATTTGAACATATTTCTTTAAAAAGAGCCATATATAATACATCGAGAGGAATAGTATCGGTTGGAAACCGTCTTTTGCAGTATGGTCTTACTGCTGAAAAAGAGTGGAATTTACAACCTGTAGTTTCTCTTATGGGGCATTTCCTAAAATGGCAGGCATCGGTAGCCCACGAGGATCTGTATAAAGATGGTAATGCTTGTTCGTTGTATGTTGGATACATGAGGAATGAAGTATATCCTTTTTCTATATCATTTAAGACATCTACTGGTTATAAAACTCCAGCGTTTGTTCTTATTCCCCCGCCTTCTGATAAGGCAAGAGAGGAAATGAACAAAGACAGTATCCCATACCAGTCTATAAACGCATATGCTCCGGATTGTTCAGGAGTGGAAAGGAAATATGTATGGCAGTATAGCAATACGGCAGGAGATGGGATATTGATTGACGACGATGCGGTTGTTATAGATGAAGAACAGAAAGAGTGTAATAACCCGGCTACCGTAGGTCAAACTGTTATAGTGGAAAGCAATTTCGCTACTTTTAAAGGGAAATCAAGATTTATTATCGATTATGATGATATTGTAGGAACCCCTATAAATTATTTGTCTGAAAATATAGGTCTTGTAGCTTGTAATAATAAGGAGAATGGAAACAATGAAAGACAGATATGTGATATAGCTGCCAAATATAGAGAAGACGGAACACAGGATTATATGGAGCCAATTGATCATATTAGGTTACCAGAAATGGAAGGAGACTGCGAAGTCCCTCATCGTCAAGAATCTATATTGTCAGCTCCAGTTCCTTTAATAACTGGTATTGTAGAGGATTATATATATAAAGAATTAGAAGACATGGAGCACGTGTCTACCGACTATTTATATACAACCGGAGGTGAGAACCAGAATAAGTATTCTGTTCTATTCAATTACGATACAATGGATTCTTTGTCTGAATGGATGGATGAAGCATTTTTTGGTGACAACGCAGGTGATAAATCCGGTGATGGAAGACAGCACCTTTGTTCCGAATTTTATCCGTATTTGCAGCCAGGAAGTATATTAAAGACCGTATCTGATGCTATATACGTTCTTGACACTATGCCTTGTACATGTGGTTGCTATATTGAAAATTATTGTTCGGATCCTACTGTTTCAAGGTCTGATTATAATAACTTTCAAAATAACAATTACATCCTTGGAGGATATATTTTACATATAGATGGGTGGAGTGAAAAGATAAATGGAAAAGGCAATTGGAGGGCTGGTAGGTCAACGAGTACGGTAATAGATGATCAATACCGATCAAAGAACGGACCGAAATATTGCATTGAACAGTTCTGGCCTGATGCTTCCAAGAAGCTCCAGGATATGATATACAAAAATGCGGACACTGGCATACCTGAAACGGACTGGGAATTTGAGGGGTATGTAAATAATGCAACATTCGAAAATCCTACTGGAGATAAACTTAATATAGGATTTGCTTCTGAATTTGTAGTACGCAAGTTCGTGAGGAATGTAATGACTAATGCCAGGTTTATTAGAATCAATAGGCCGGAGGAATGGGATATAGAAGGATATAAGGAAGAAAATAAGGTCCTTTATCTTGAAGCCCTTGGGAAGATAGATGGTATAATGGATGCTGTTTCTACCAATTACGTTCGTGTTTCTTTTTGGAAGGATATAGAGACATGGAATCCACTTGGAACAATACCAGTAGATTTCGATAGGCCGGAACATGCTTCAGGACATTCGGTTATTATCAATACAGCAAGACCCGCATGGGGAACTATAGATGATAAATTCTTTAAAGAAACGATAAAACAAGATTATTTTTATGTAACAATAGAATCGCCGGTTGTAGCTGTTCCTTGGATAATGACATTCAGGAAAATACAATTCTGTAAATATAAGAATGAGGATACTCCAGATGAAGAGGAAGACCCAGGAAAGAAGCCGTCTCGTGCTATCTTAGGTGTTTCTTTTGCTACAGGTAAAACTATATATCCGTATATTTTTGGTATAAGAGAAAAGGAGGTAAATAAGATTGATTTGTCTGTGGATTCTATAACACTTAGATCAACTGTCTTATTTGCATCAAAATGTCAGACATGTGGAGATAGGCCCATCAATTGCAAGCCTCGTCCTTATAAATACGGAGATTTTGCATATTGGGAATCATCTGAGAAATATCCTGCTAATTTTGAACTTTATGATAGTAGTAGGATGAAAATAGACACAGGCAGATCTTATGATGATCCAAAAAAATCAGAAGCTTATTCTAATATTATGAATAAGTTAACAGAATATTATGGTGCTCCTTTGTCAGACAAAGATGGATTATCTTATTTCAAGGGCCATTCTTATGGAGGAGTAGATACTTCTACCGTATTTTGCCAACAACCTATACGTCATTACCGGTTCCCGGATAATAAGCATATACCTTTTATGAACAGTGATGAACGTGGATATGACATAGCTTCTGAAATATATCCGGTAGGTATTATGGTAGATGATAACACCATACAAGTGTTTTTGGATTTTGCGGTGGATTCTGGTTTGATTACGCAACAACAAAGAGATACGATTGTAGGATATGAACTGTATCGTGGAGATAGGAGGCTAAATAGGTCGGTTGTAGCTTCAGGGTTAGCCTATGATATGCTTAGATACATAGGAGACGATGGTAATGTAAATATCTATCCTAATTACCCATATAATGACCTATCACAAGATCAATATAATTATACGTCTGGCAAAAGAGACGGGTTTATATCCCATCCTTTCGACAAAGGAGGAAACGTGTGGTATTCATTTTGTTCGCCTGATATTTATTTCAACAAGCCCGAACTTCCAAATGAAGTATGTATAGACGGGTTTCAAAGAGGAATGTCTGTAGGCAGTTTTATACCTGTCGAAGATCATCCAAAATGGACTATCTTAGGTCCTGCCGCTTATACGATGGCTGCGTCACTTGCCGCAGTTGAATCAAGTGCCACAATAGCCGCTATGATAGCAGAAGAGTTTCAGATAAGGGCTCAGTCTGGATACATAGGAGGGTCGGCTGGTCTTACCGGAGGAGGATTCCTAACGAATTTAAGTGTGGCCATGCTGTTTTCTTCAATGGTGTCAACCATCAGTCAAACTCTTGCTAAGGGCCCGATATTGTACGGTAAGTACCGTTATGATTGGCTTAATACGTTTATAAACAATGGACCAAGACGTAATCATGCATGGTATTATACTTCTGTAGGATTATATAATTCAATGATAGGTATAACGGACCAGGATAAGTATGAACGAAATTTTGCTCGTGGTTTATCTTCTGTTAAGTACATGAAGTCCGGTGTATATCCTATGATGGATGCCAGTATGTCATCTAAATGGGGAACCGGTAAAAACGATAATGAGGGACGATTCTTATTTGTTAATAATATAGATCGTGAATCTTCGTTATTTTTATCATTTGGTGATCCAGGTGAAAAAGGAGATGGTAAATCGAAATATTTATTGGAATATCCGAACTATGTCTACAACTACGACAGTAGCCGTATAGATGATTCGGTTATTGCTGGAAGAGATGTTGTAGCAGGAAGAACATTCGAGCAATCCAAATCAGTTTCATACATCTGTTCTCCGTATATGAGGCTTATGCGATATAGGCCGGATCAATATGGTCAAATAGAAGATATAAAATGGATTTCCATAGGTGGATGTGGATTTTTCACTAATGAAAAGAAACTGATGTTCGGTGGTGATACGGTGATAACCAGATTTTCATTAAAGAGAAAATTTCCTGTTTTTTATAATAGTGCTTTTGGTATTGGAGATATGATACCTTTCCCTTACATGGATTATAGAAATGTAGGGTATCCAAGATATTTTGTTAATTATGATACCGGAGAAGACGCTCTTGAGACGATAGATAACGAACGTTTCAATAGTTGGACATCATCTAATAAAGGAAGATATGCTTTTTACCCAAATAGGAAGAGCTTGTATGAATTGAATGGTGACACCTCCGGTAAGTATGTAGATGGCAGATTTTATACATGGTTCTATGGTATTCCTCAGTTCCTTGTAGAATCTGAAATAAATTGTAATTTCAGATTAGAGGGCCCTCAGCCTCATGAATTATTCTATCCAAAAGTAGGAGATTTTGTTTGGTGGACACAAGAAAAGAACGTATCTATCCATAGAGACAATGATTACAAGATAAGTCCTATCTATTCATCAAGAATGACATTAACACCTAATGTATTGCCGGCAACATACGAACGTCGTTTTTATGATTGTGCTTACCAGCGACCTAATGGTGTTATATGGAGTAGGGCTGACGTATCTGAAAACAGTCAAACAGATCCGTGGCTAACGTACAAGCCTATGGACTATCATGAGTTCCCAACCAGCAACGGGAAGCTTATTCACATGAAGCGTATTGAATCCGATCAGATTCTTGTCAGGTTCGAGGACCAGGTTTCACTCCATAACGCCATAGACGTAATCAAGGAGCGCACCTCCCCAGGGCAGGCTGAGATGGGCACTGGCGGTCTGTTCGCGTCCAGGCCTCTGGAGTACAACACGACCGACCTCGGTTATTCTGGAACACAGAGCACTGAAATAATCAGTTCAGAATTTGGTCACTTCTGGGTAGATACTAAAAGAGCACAGGTGTTTATGACCGATCCGAACGGACGTAATCTCAAGGAACTTAGTGTAGGTATCAGACATTGGCTCAAGCGTCATCTTCCGTTTAAGATTCTTAGATACGGAATAACTAATATCTTAACCGGCACAGAGATGACAGAAGAAGATACAGACAATAAATTTATCGGTCTTGGTCTGTCTCTTGGATGGGATAACAGGTATAAGAGAGTACTTATCACGAAAAAAGATTATATACCTGTTAAGAACCCGGCATATTACAAATATGATGGTGGAAGGTTCTTGTACAATGAAACAGAGGTGTTATCAAACGATAAGGAAATATCTTTAAAAGACGAACAGTATTTTAAAGACGTGTCGTTCACTATCGGATATTCGTGTCTGAAGCAAGAATGGATTTCTTATTATTCGTTCTGTCCTGACTATTATATAGAACAGCAACAATATTTTCAGACAGGAATAAACTTCCCGACATCAGACGAAGAAGGCGGCTTATGGAGTCATTTGCTGACGAATAAGAGCTTCCAGACATTCTACGGAGCAACATATCCATTTATATTAGAAGTGCCGATAAAAGAGAAATATAATGGCTCTACGCTGGCTTCTGTAGAATACGAGCTTGATGCAAGGAAATACGTCGATGATGTGAATTACACTCTTGACAGGAAAGTAGGTTTAGATACGATAACTATCTACAACGACACAAACAACTCAGGTGAAATTCATCTTGTTCCAGAAGAAAAGAATAATTTAGCGCAACGTATATCGTATCCGAAAATCGTAGGCGACTATACTGAGGTCCTGGATACTGAGGTATATAGAAGACATAAGTTAAATGACTTCTTCAACAGGGTTGACGATGACCGGTCTGAAACACCTATCTGGATCAAGGACGATAACGATATAAATAAGTCAGTTAATCCTGATGCTCTTAATTTCAGACGGTCATGGCTGGATAGGTTAAGGGGAAGTTGGATGCTGATGAGGATAAAGAAAGTAATTAGTAACCGGAAAATCATATTCCAGTGGTTGATTTCTGAAGATAAGATTAAGAATAGATAAATTACAATATTTAACAAGTTGAAAATAAGTAGTTTTTATTTTGTGATTTAATAATAGTTGAATATATTTGTAGCGCCTATCGATCCATCGCGGACAGGTAGGCGCTTATTTATTAACAATAAAACGGTGTAAAATTATGAAAAGTAACGTATTATTACAATCAGAAAGTAGAGAATTATTAGGTAGAAACATTTCTGTTATGTCAAAAGATGGTTTTGTGTGTATAACAGAGGTTATGGATGTATTGTCACAGAAAAGAGCGGCTATGGGGTTGGAGCCTAAAAGACTCGACCATTTAATGTCTACGTCGTCTTTTCAAGAGAAAATGAATGCATTAATTAAAGAATTGAATATCAATGAATTGTCTTGTACTGTACGATATCATACACTCAAAGATAATTCATTGAATATAAGTAAATTAACTGATTTGAAGAAATACGGAATGGCATACAGGAGAGGAAAAGGAAAAGATCAAAAATGGTTTGTTAATCCGTATTTTTTCGTCATGATAGCCTTAGAGTTAGATCCTGAAATATATGCTAAGGTTATATTATGGCTTACCGACAACTTTATAGAAAATAGAAATATAGCTGGTGAAGCTTACATTAAGATGTGCAAGTCTGTTTCTTCTTTAATAAAAAACAAAAGCGAATTATCTGATAAGATAAAAATAGTAGCCAAAGCCATAAATTTTATTGTTTTCAATAAACATGAAGATGGGATTAGAAATTTTGCAACGAAGAATGAGTTAAATGAAATAATATCAATAGAGAATGCAGTCGGAGCTATAATCGATGGGGAGTTTGTTCATTCATTCGAGGAATTAAGAATGTATTTAGGTAAAGAGTGGAAAAAGAGATGGGGTAATCCAATTATGACTCTAAAATAATTTATCCAAATTAATACATTTTAATTTGTAAATCATATTTTAGTGTCTATATTTGCATCGTAATCAAGAGAGATTATAATATAAGACAGTGGTGATGGAAGGTGATACTTCGGTTTGTGTCACAGGTTCGAGTCCTGTATTTTTCATGCAAGAAAGATTAGATCAGTTGGTAGATTAAAACCTCCTTTCAAACACCTTCCAAATTATCCCTGTTTTAACAACATATACAGATGGTGAGGAGTTCGGTTACTTCGAAAATTAGTGTAGTGGATAACACGGCTTTAGGTAAAAAAGTTTTTCATTGGTTCGAATCCAATATTTTCATTTTAGATCCGGCTCCGCTTTTCCTCTGTTTGAAATATATAAAAACTAATGAGTGGTGATGGGGTTAGTTACTTCGAATTTAGCTCAGATGGATAGAGCGATACTCTTTTAAAGTATAGGTCGATGGTTCAAATCCATTATTTCATTGTTTACACTAACTTCAACTTTTCCCTCATTGAGTAATCATCTTGATAGATTTTTTCAGGCAGCGGTAGTAATATCGCTGCTTTTTTTGTATAACATCTAAAAGAAAACAACAAATGGGCAAGTTTAACAAAAAGGATGAAGGTGTTAAACCTACGATCGTGAATCACATGGGCGAGAAGGCATATAAGCCTAACGCAGAAGAAGAGTTGGTGTCTACGGTAATGACTACCATGTTGTCTGATTCTTATTATGAGAAAGAAAAAGACAAAGTAGAAAGAATTAAGAATCTTATGGACCAAGTGGATCCGTATTTTGCAGCACAGACGGCATTGTATGTCCGGAAGGAAGGGAAGTTGCGGTCTGTTACGCATCTTATGGCTTCTGTATTGGCCGGTAAGGTATCGGGTAAAGAATGGGCTTCAAGATTTTATAACAAGATCGTTATGCGTCCTGATGATATGAGCGAAATACTTGGCTGTTATGCGGCTCTTAACGGCAAAGATCCTAAGAAGTTAAGGGGTATATCCAATGCTATCAAGAAAGGGTTTAAAACATCCCTGGAAGGTCTTGATCCGTATCGGATTGATAAGTACAAGATGGACAGTAGGGTTATTACGATGATTGATCTCGTGAATTTATTTCACCCCAAAAGCAATCAGGTTAACAAAACAGCTTTCCAGTACCTTATAGAAGGTCGGTCTTTGTCTGGATTATACGAAAGCAAGATTCTTGAAAAAGAGATGTCTAAAGCCGGTCAGGATAAGAAAGATAATAAGGAAAAGAAAGAGGCTTTAGGTGACGCTATTCGGGACGTGGTTTCTAATGTGAAAGGTATGCCTGTTTTTAATATGGTCCGTAACCTTGTAAACATAATCAAATACGCTCCTGATCAAATAGATGAAGTTTGTAGGCAGCTCACAATAGAAGAGAAGGTGCTTAATTCGAAGATGCTTCCTTTCCGTTTTGCTTCAGCTTTCAAAGAGGTTGAAAATATAGGCACTGATGGTTCCGATAATGATATTGTATTTGAGTCGGATAAAAAACGTGCTAAATTAACAGCGCGTAATAAACATAAGATTTTAGATGCGTTGGAGAAAGCCATAACCATCTCCTGCAAGAACCTGCCGGTATTGGAGGGGCGGTCGGCTATCCTGATTGACCACTCTGGCTCTGTACGTGGAGATATGGGAGGATCTTCTGAAGTGTCTGCCTTTAGCAAAACAAATACGGCTGTCATTGGCAACTTGTTTGGCTGTATGATTGCTTCTGTGCTTCCTGACGTATTTATTGGTATGTTTGGTGACAAACTTATCAATTACGAATATGATAGAAGTAAAGGTGTTTTATGGAACAATAAAAAATCTTTTGCTGCCGGAGGAGAATGCGGTGGTGCTACCGAAGATGGTCTTTTTGTATTCTTAGATAAGTGTGCTAAGGATAAGATCAAGGTAGATAACTTGTACGTTATTTCAGATATGCAGGTAGGAGATGGTGAATCTGTTGTATGGGAGAGAACCTCTAATTATGAATGTGGTACGTTCGCTAAGCTTCTGAAGGAGTTTAAGAAATTAAATCCGGATTGTAAGATCGTCTCTCTTTCTATTCAAGGATATGGAAGTGAGATGTTTTACAGAGGGTCCAATATCCTTAACCTTGCCGGTTGGTCAGAATCTATCTTCGATGTTATTAACAGCAAGTTCTGCGGATATAAGAATATGATTGAGGAAATTAGGAAGATTAAGATTTAAATCTTATACTCATACTGTTTTCATAAGAAGAGATTTATCATAACAAGCCGGAGAATGAATGGTGTCATTCTTCGGCTATTTTGTTTACATTTGTTGAAAAAAAGAATGAAAGAAAAAGAATTTGATTTTGTGATATATCCACTAAAGTTGATTATCACCATAGGGTTAGATTACAAAACACTGTGTGATCGTTTTGAGAATGCAGAACCGGATTATGAAGGAGAATGGGGAGATGAAGGCGATTTAGATTCAGAAGTCTCTTTTATGAATCTTGTTCGTGATAAGAGAGATGATAGAGCTTTTAAGTTATTATGGAATTTTCAAAGTGAGAATGATATGACTACACAAAACATATGTCATGAATCATTTCATGCAGCTATGTCGGTATGTCAACATTGTAATATGTCTCTTGGCTTTAAGGTGGGAGAAGATGAACATGCAGCTTACATAGCCGGATTTGTTGGTAATTGCGCAGATGAAATGTTTGGATTCTTAGAGGAAGAAAAAAATGGAAAAGAAGACTAAAAATTATGTAAGAGACAAACAACCAAAAACATTATGGAATAAAATTGGTCCGTTTGTAAAACTTAGAGAATATCTGGCATCTAATATAACACCTGATGTGTATGCTAATGAAAGAGGATTAAAAACCAAAATAATGGAATTTTTTGGTCAAGATGTTCCGAAAGCCAATGTAGATGATTTTAGTCAGAATCTTTGGTTTAGATTCTTAAACCAACCAAATAATCTGAAAGAAGAAAATGGGATTGTCAGAATACCAGACAATATCAAATCCATTATATCTGACAGGATAAATGGTGGATGGGAGAAAATGGCTAAAAAATATGGAAGGGAGCTTGATTCCTTAGATAATAAGATAATTGATGGAAAAGTTGCAGGCAAGGACGTATCTGATTTGGAGGAGTTAAGGGATGTAACAAGTAGGAAACTTGGAATGGTAGAAGAGGGTATAGATCTCTTAAAAAAAGCCAGAACTGGAGAACATCAGGTATTTAACGAATACAATTTTATACCAGATGCTTACGGCGATTTAAATGATTTATCAGGCTTATCAAGTTTTACCATGTACCGTGATGATAGAGGTAGGATGGTTGTAAAAGATAAGTACGATTTTTATAGAGATGACCAACCTTTTGGTGTTGGGGTTGTTACTAAGACTCTTGATACAATAGGATATCCTTTTGAAATAAGGGATTATGTAGAAGATAAAATTCCATACGAAGAGAGTGATCCAAACAAGATCATGCTTAGATCTATTATTGACTCCAAGAATGATTTTGATAAAAAAATGGAAATAAAATCTAAAAAAAGAGAAGGTGGCTCTTCTAAGCCGGAAATAGATTGGAATTTATTCAAATCCAAATATGAAAATATGAAGCGCGTGGGTAAGGGTACGCACCGCACTATGGACGTAGATGGAATGAATATGATCTATGATGCTTTATATGATAAAGGTTTCAATCAACGCCAGATAGAAGCCGTACTTGGAAATATTATTGAAGAATCTGGTGGTAATCCCTATGCCGTATCTAATTATGGAGGGTTTAAGGGACTTTTCCAAGAATCCGATAAAAGATATCCACCCAAAGAGTTTGAGAAAGATAAAGAGCGATTTAAGGGGGATAAGCGTGGATATATCAATTACATGATAGACAGATTTTATGATCATGTTCAAGATGCTGGGATGTATAGTATAAAGGATACTAAATATAATAAAGCCATTCATGCAGTAAGCGAATTTATGTCAGAAGATCCAGATACGGATTATTCGTATCCACTTGTGTATGCTTTTGAAGCTCCATCAGATAAAGGAGGAACTTATAAAAATAGAAAAAGCGTATCAAATTTAATAAGCCAATCCTACGTTTCGAATAATGTTGATAAATTAGATGATGATGATAAAAAGGATGATAATATTATTAATGCTATTCTTGGTATAAAAAACGATCTTGAATTACAAGACCCGATTTCCACTACAAGAGGTGAAGCCTTTAAAGAAGCCAGGAAAAGAGGTCTTAAGGAATTTACGTGGAATGGAAAGAGATACAATACCAATGTCAAGAAAGAAGGTGGGGTGGTTGGTAAACAGCGTGAAGCATATGAATACTTTACTGGAAAGCGAGGCATGTCTAAGATACAGGCGCTTGCTATCATAGGTAACCTCATGGCTGAATCTGGTCTTAAAGATGACATATACGGAGACAACAAAACATCATACGGAATACAGCAATGGCATAATGAACGCATGGATAAGCTATTCAAGCACGCTAAAAAGAAAGGTCATTCTACACCCACATTCAAAGACCAACTTGAGTTCTTAGCTGACGAATACGAAGGAAAGACCGGATATTCTAATTTCTTATACACAAGAAAAGGAAAAGAAGGACCAGGGTATTACAACTACAGCCGGCAGGACTTTATGAACGCCGAAAACCTGAAAGATGCAGTAGTAGCTTGGAACCAAGGAGCAGGACGTCCTCATAAGAGTGTTATAAGAAATGATGACCGTTATAACTATGCTATGGAAGTTGCTAAAAATCTTGGTTTGGAAATTGAAGAAAATTCAGTGTCTTTGTATGGTCAAATGGGATTCGGAGATGCTGGTGAAATAGCAGCATCGGTAACACTTCCAGAGGTAGAAGTGGCAGCCGCCCTCCCTAACCCGGAAGCCCCGTCCCAGGAAAGACAGTTCGAGGAAGAGAGATTCCGTACATGGACTGAAACGTATGGTAAGGACATCATAAATCATTTACTGACGTTAGACGGGAAAAAGGATGGTGATAACAGTGATTACAGTATGATGTATAGACAGCATGAAAAAGAAAGCGAAGAGGATAAGAAAATGGCTTTGATTAATGCCGTGCTTCCCAATATACAGCTTCGCATTAAAGGCGTAACCGAAAATTAGAACAAGACTGTATTTCTCTTACATTAATAAATTCAAGCCGGATTTGAGACTCGTTACACGGATACCGAAGGTTGAAGAACGATATCAAGATAATCCGGCTTTTTTGTGCGATTTCGTGAAGGATGGAACTATCATCGCCTTGGTTTAACAGAACAGACCTACGTACTTCCACTGTCCTGACGGGCATGGACGCCCGTCTTGCCTACCAGCCTGCCTAATTCTCCACTGGCTACCTAATATAATTATTAACGTCACTCCATCACCTATCTCCCTTCAGTCGATAGGTTCAGTCGTTTTTAAATGTTATAAGTTCTTTCGCATCGTTCCCTTCGGTCACGATACTCAATCTTTTAACACAATTAGGCAAACAATACAATAGACGGAAAAAGTAATTTGTCAATCTGTTCACTCACTTAACTCCCTTCGGTCGTTAAGTTCATTCACTGTAAACAATTATATTAATAAATGGTAAAGTATATAAAATAATATAAATAATATAATGAGTAAGATCATTGAAAATGGTCTTAATATTAAGGAAAACGGAGACTATTCATAGGCGTAGTTTTAATTCAAGATTTGTTGTCCCACCCCTGAAGGTCAGGAGGTTACGTTCAGAGCCGTTTTCCCGTCTCTTATCCAAACCGTCATAAAACAAAAAAACCTTGTATCCTATTTCTCTCAAACCGGATACAAGGCCGTGCATTTTCTTCTTTGAGCGTATGATGAAAAACCATATCTTTGCACTAAAACAAAACAATATGGACACAAAGTTAAAAGAAATAACAGATCCTCACAAGTTACACGACAAGCTCTTTAAGAAAGAGCAGGTCTCTCCGATAGAAGTTATATACAATAGCTTCAGCAACTTAGGGTATAACGTAGTACGCCGTCCAGCCGGTCAGTGTTTAGGCAATTTGAGATATTTTAATCTATTTTATGACAAAAATACTCATCATTTCTATCAGAAAGACAGGAAGTTGAGATATTGTAGCAACTTTCTTATATCTGATTACTGGAAAGATAGAGTGCGATGTTTCATAGTTTGGAACTTTGGTTTTGGAAGATTCTTTCCATATAATGATTTTATAGAGGCTATGGTTTATGACTATCTTCGATATGGGAGAAAGTCAGTTCCTTATCTTAAAAGTGTGCAAGAGGCTGAAGAAAAGTGTGTAAGGTTCTATATTCGGTCTCAGATAGATATGCTCCGTAAGGAGGGATATGCCGCTTATCGGGCTAAGTTTAAAGAAGAACGTCCTCAGTATTTTATTGGAGACGATAGGACGGTGTTTAGGTGCCTTGACAGCTCTTTAAAAAGAGAAGAGAAGATTGCTGCATGTGTAGCCCACAAAAGGACTTTGAAAGAAGGGATAATGACTTCCTTCATCAATCATCTCAAGAAACATCCTACCACCTTGTATTCGTGGTTTTCGTCAGAGGTAGACAGTGAAGGAAAGAATAGACTATGTTTATCTGAAAAGGCTGTTTCGTATTTAAATAAGAGACTGGTTCGCAATGGGTTAATGGCCCTTTCTGCATCATATCTTTTTAGAACGTTTAGAAAAATGGTGAAGACCTTGTTCGGTTCTAATGTCAGGTCATTCTTGAATAGCTGTCTGATGTCTGTTTCAACAGAAGAGATTTTAACTAAGTCCATAAAGAAAATAGATTCCAGGACAGTGCTGTTTTTGTACAAGAGAGTACTTAAGAACTATCGCCGGGCATGCGGTCTTAAGTACGACCCTGATTCGGGTGGTTTGTCTGCTGTACATGATTGATTTTTAAACCTGTTGCATAACGTTGGATTTTCTCGTTCGTTTCTCTTATCTTTGTGAAAAAAGATGATATGAAATTACGAATAGTAAAAAATCGTCCAGTATTTGCTCCTGGTGGTAGTGTACAGGATAAGAAACAGGATATTAATGTATCCTCTACTCAGCCTATTCTTGATTATGGAACACCTGTTAATAAATGGGGTGAATCTGATATTCAGAATATATATATGCCTTCTGATGTAACTTTAGAAACAGAGGAGGGGGAGATAAATCCATTTAGTAGTATGCCTACATCCGATCCGTTTTTTGAAAATAATGATGCAGGATATGCAGGATATCTCGCTGATAACAGGGGTATGGTTAAAAACGTAGAGAAATCAGTCGTTAATAATGCAATGAATGTAGGTGGTGTTGATGATGATTCCTCTAAAGAAAAACGTTCCCAAGATGGTAATCCTCTTGATCCTATGACTATGCCATATTATTCGCCTGATCTTGGAAGTAGGGCTCAAATGTTCGGTACAAGCCTTGGTCGGATAAGAGCCGGTAATAAGGTGGGTGCTAACGTGGCTCAAGCCGCCTTGTCTGGTATTAGTTTAGGATTAGGTCTTACCCGTAATATCATGGGGGCTTCATCTGCTGCGTATGCAGCCAGCAGGGACGAGCAGGCAGCGAGGGAGAAGCTCGAAAAAGAGCGCCGGCAGCAGTTTATCAAGTGGGAACGTGAAGGTGGTGGCGTGAATTTAGGTAACGGTCAGAAGATGGATACGTCTGATATGACCGGCGAATATATTTATCCTCTTCCCAAGTCTATGGAAGATGCTGCGAATGTAGAGATAGAAAAAGGTGAGTATGTACTGACGCCTGATTCAGTGGGGCCTATGGAAGCTAAAGGAAACAGGCATGAGAATGGAGGCACGCCAGTTGATTTACCGGAAGCTTATATTGTTTCCGATTATCGTAAGATAGATGATGAGTTCGCCTCTTACGTTAGAGAAAACTACGGTATTAAGGCAACGTCTAAAGATACGTATGCTACACTCCTTGATCGATATAAGAAGAAGATCGGTTTGTCTGATAAGTACGAAGATCAGGAGCGTGTATATAAGAGATTAGAGAAAAATGAAGATGTAAAAGATAAAAATACATCTAATCTTAATGCTTCTATTCTTTCCAAGTACGTCAATGAAAACCAGAAAGAGATAGACGAGCTTGAAGCACAATTTCGTTCTTTCGCTGAAATCGTTTATGGCAAACAGGAAGAATCTAAGCGTAACGAGAAGATGGATGCTTTCTTCAGGGATGGCGGGGTTGTTGATCTGAATCAGGTAAAGAAACAAGCCAAGGCTTTTAATATTGCAGAATCAGATGCCAAGAACTGGATATATGACGAGTATGTTAAGCAAACCAGAAAAATGGCTGAAGGTGGACCTACTCAGAAGGAGCTGGAGGAACTTAGAAAGAATGCTATCGGCTACAATAAGCTTATCAATCAGTTATTTGGACGAACTCTTAATATGACTGTATCTGATGTTAGCGGTCGTGAGCAGATTCTTAATCCTGATTCCAGTGTAAATGCCAATCAGAATCTACAACATAGAAGTAATTTAGGATACGGCAGGGTAAATAATAAGGCGGTATCTAATTTGCTCGACGTAAACCGATGGGCTAACAAGTACAATACGGATGGTGATTTTGATACAGAAGGTTTTCAGAAAGGATATAACAGGCAATTAAATGCATTGTGGGCGTTAGCTGATGTAGGTGCTATCACGAATGCTGATGCAGCCAAGAAATTCAGAGATGAGTACGGATTCTGGGGCCAGGACGCCGGAAGCTACGGAGGGAATCAGGCTTATAATTCATTTGCCGTAGATGATAAGTTTGGTCAGACAACAGCTACTCGTTCTTATTATGGGTTGGACGTTGTTTCAGCAGAGCAAAAAAGATTGTTAAACGAAAAAGGGATAAAGAATTATGTTGACTTATTTGGTGATAAATCTGATGCCGCTAAGAAGATTCTGGGCTCCGATTATAATAAGTTTGTTGCTTTAAGAGATAGTGGGTTAATGCCGGAAATAGACTTCGTTCTTGAGTCTGTTAAACCAGAAATGAAGCCTATTGAGGCTGGTCCCATAGCACCAGGCCTTACACCGCCTAAGATTGGATCTCCTGGAAGGATAGAGGTAAAACCGAAAGCAAGTACGCCTACGACTGCAACCGACACCGATACAGAGGAGGTGGTTGAAGACAACGAACCTAAAGGACAGAGCAGACCGGCGGCGTTCGGTCCTATCTTCCCGGAGATGCTGAGAACGCTCGATACAGGCTTGGAGATAGAAGGTCTGGAAAGACATCAGGCTCCGAGAATAGATCCGGTTCTTCAATCTGCTGATCAGTATATCAACGAGCTCAACCGTGCGACATCGGCTCAGTTAGACGCAGTAGGTGACGTGCCCGACTCCCAGCGAGCTGCTATTCTGGCTAATATGAACGCCATAGCTGGAAGCAATATAGCCAAGTACGTTAATGAAGTAAATTTCAATAACGCAAGGCAAATAAACGAAGCTGATAGGTTTAATGAAATGGCTTATGTTCAGACGGATGATAAGAACATAGCAGAAAGGCAACGTTATGAATCTGGGTTGTTGAAAGCTATGGCTATAAGGGATGAAAATCTTGCTCGTTATTATGATAGCATAAACAGCGAGATACAGAATAAGTTCAATGTTCGTACATCGTTGAATACCATAGCTTCCATAGCTCCGAATATGAGAATGCTTCCAAGTGGTCAAATTATTTACGTTCAAGGCAATCAGGATGTGATGAATATGGGTGATTATTCTACACCTTACTTGAGAAGTTTAAATGAAGAAGATGACGAAATTAAAAGAAGAAGGAGGACCAAATAGTGGCTTCACAATATAGTATTTTAAGGCAATATGCCCCGTATGTTAGTCCTTACAACATAGATCTTGTTAAGGACGTCATGATGTACAAACAGCAGAAGGTTGATGCTGCTCGTGAAAAGATCTATACCCAGGTAGATTATCTTATGGGTCAAGAGATAGATAAGCCTGAAGCCCGTGCTTATATGGAAGATAAGATGTCAGGTGTGATTGCCAACATCAATCAAAAATTCAAAGGCGTGGATCTTTCTTCTGATGGTGTTACGAGAGCCATACAAGGAGAGATTAGCTCGGTGTTGGATGATACGGTCATTAACGCGATTGCCGGCACAAAAGAAGGCAGGAGAATGCATAAAATGCTATCTGATTTACAAATAAATAATCCAGAACTTTATTCTGCTGCGAATGCTTATGCGGCTTTAAAGCCGTATAATGAATGGGTGAATGATGGAAAGGCTGGTTCCCGTCTTGCTCCTCTTCAATATACTCCTTATACTGATTATAATAAGGAATTAAAAGATAGGATAGATTTTATAAGCAAGCTTCATAAAGGAGCTAAAGTTCAGATTCCTATTCTTGACAAGGATGGTCATCCTACCGGGGCAGTACAAGAAGTAACTAAGGATATGCTTACTCCTGAACAGATAGCTTCTTTTGCATTGTCAGGGTTATCAGATAAAGCAAGGCAGCAGATGCAGGTGGAGGCTATTTACATGGTAGACTCTAATCCCTCTTTATATTCGTATGATTCTGTTCTTGGTTTTATGAATAAGCAGATAAGTGATAAGCAGAGGTATGTTGATGCTCTTACTGCCGATCTTTCCGGTTTGGGTTCTGATCCTGCAAAGAAAGAAATGGTTGAAAATGAAATAAAGAGAGCCAAATCTGAAATAGCTTCTATGAAATCTGAATTTAGCAGAATGGATGAAAGGACTTACGATCCGTATCTTGGAGCGATGAAGGTTATTGAAAATAATTTTATTAATAATGCTGCTGCTTCATATGCTTATGATAATTCGTCTTTCATAATCAAAGCCGACGAGCTTTACTGGAAAACCAAAGAATATAATCAGAGGGAAAGATTAGCTAATTTGAATTTCGAAAAATGGAAGATAGAATTTGAATATGAAAGAAATAGGGATATTGCAGAGTTTGAATATGGTAAGAATAAGGATGAAGCCAGATTTGGATTAGACGAAGAACGTCTGAAGATGCAGAATAGGCTTAATGAAGCCAGAATAGCAAAACTTATGTCCTCTGGTGCAGGAGCGGCAGGCGGCAGAGCTGGAAGCCGAGCCATGCAGGTGGGCGTTGGCACAAACTCTGGTGGAACTATTTCAGCTAATCCTATCGAAACTAAAAATATTAGCATATCAGAAGAAACTCATAAGAAGTTTAATAAGGCATATACAGATCTTGTAACATCCGGAAGTAGACTATCTACGGCCCTTGGTGCTGAAAACATGAAAAATATTCAAGCTGCCATATCAAGAAATATGACGGATGAAACATCAGGATACAAGTATCTTATGGATGAAGAAAAACTTCTTAAGTATATAAAGGACAATGGAGGTCTCTCTAATGATATGTTTGATAAGCTACCTATGGCAGAGAGAAAAGCTGCCACAGACGCTTATATGCAGCTTAATAGTGCTGTAGACAAGATGGATATAGAGAATGATAGAATTAAGAAGGAGAACAAGATTTATGATAATATTGTATCTGAAATAGCAAATGCGATCGCGCAGAAGGAAGGAGGTAAGCCCGAAGAATATATAGCCTATGCTACAGCGTTATCCCTTAATGATATTTTAAGAAAAAATAGAGGTACAGTTGGCGATGTAGAATCTGGAGTAAGATATTATGAAAAAGGATTCTCACCTGCTGATATAGCTACTATAAGAAAGAGGGTGAAAAATGATGGCATTGATTTATCTAAAGTATTTGAGAGGGATAGTAAAAGTGGCAGGTATTTCTTAAAAAAATACGATGATGTAAAAAATAGTTTCTCGGATGGTGAAGAAAAGGCGTTTTTTAATGCACTGTATTCTATTAGTGGAATGGAAGGTGTTGGAAACTATGCGGTAAGTGATATTAATATGGCTGATCAAATAACTAAGGTTCAGGATGATGGTATAAATGAGATACGTAAAGAATATCTCGAACTGTATTCACCTAATACAGTAACGTATTCAACCAAATTAACTTCTAAGGAGGATGGATACAGGGAGATGGGCATTCTTAGAGATATGTTTACTAAAAAAATGATAGATCATCCTACCGGTAAATCCGGATCGTCATCAGCAACCATCGAATCATTTTCTTTGACAGAATCAGGAATAGCCGATAATGGAGAAAAAACTTATAGGTTGGTCGCTAATCATACTGGAAAAAGAGGAGAGTATGATGTGGTTGAGGTGTCTGAGTCGGAGTTGATAGGTGAGGGCATAGATCCTGGTGTTAATACTCCTTCTGTTGACATAGGTGGATATGAAAGTGGTATTATAAAGCCTACATTTGGAAGCGACACTAATATGTGGTATCCGAAGATGCTTCAAAATTCAGATATATCACCTGTTTACGCTTCCGTATCATCAACGATGAAAGTATTATCGGATATGATAAACAGTTCTGGTAATAATTTGGATGATATGCCGGAGCAAAAGATCTGGCTTCTTAATGCAGCTAAAGATATATTGGATAACAGCGGAAAGCTTGGTGTAAAGGTTGAAGGTTATGATCCTAAGACAAGTTACGGTTATGGATATGAGACAAGGCTTTATCTTATGGAGAATGGTAAACCTGAGTTAATAGATTCGTTTGATACTCCTAATGTATGGTTTGCGGATAATGTGTCTAAAGAACTTGCTGTTGCGCCTCAGAAAAAAATAGTTGATTTTGTTGTGGCAGGCCAGCCATAACAGAAGAGATTAAGGATATGGTGGCGGCAAAAGAAGGAGGTAATTTACCTACGTCTTTGAATAAAAATGGCAAGTTGATGAAGTTGTTGAATAGCGTAAATAGGGAATAACATATGGAAAACAAGGAACAAACATTGGTAGAGAAATCAGGTTTCTTACCATCTACTGGATTAAGAGGGTATAATGCCGGAGTTCCTACGCGATATGAAGAAGAATCTTCTCTTATTGAGGGGGCAAAAAGAGAGATGGAGAGGATGAAAGTAGGATCATATACTCCCCCGGTATCAGCCATAAATCCTGATGATGATTCAGAAAAAGGATCTGATATTAGTGGAATAGATACTTCTTTTGATGTAGACACATCTTTTTCTGGACTAAAATCGGCTCTGAATGGTGGAGATGATCCAAGAAAGAAGAAAGAGGAGTCTTATAATAAGTTAAATTCCATGATAAAATCTATTCAAGATAAATCAAGGAATACTTATTCTGGTAAACAAACGTCTTATGGTGAGGTTATAGCTGGTAATCAACAGTCATCTGCTGTTGATTTTGGTGTATTTGGTAAAGGAAGAACTATTAAGTTAGATGAAGCATATGACTTTTTATCCGATGGGAACATCGGTCTTGCAAAGTTTAAAAGTTATATGCCAGGAAGGGATAATGAAGATTATTATGGAAGAAGGCAAACTACTTGGAATAAGGCTGTTAATGGCATAGGAAAACTTGTCACAAAAACAGCATTATATGGTGTATCAGGAGTAGTAGGTATTATCCCGGCTGCGTATAATCTTATAAAGACTGGTACGTTATCTTCAGCATTTGACAATGATTTTACACGGGCCATAAATGATATAGATGAAAGAATAAACCATTCTCTTCCTCATTATTATACAAGAGAAGAGCGCGATATGGGATTTTTGCAGAGTCTTGGGACTGCAAATTTTATTTTTAATGATGTTATTGGAAATGGTCTATCGTTTACGACAGGAGCTATTTTGTCTGCCTACCTTACAGGTGGGATGGGTGTGTCAAGTCTTGGAGCTGTTGGTGCTAAAGTAGGGATGAGGGTGGCCGGAAAGATGGCGGCGTCTAAGATTGCGGCAAGTGCTGTAAAATCTGCTTTTGGAGCGTATAGGGCAGGAGCGATGTACGGCAGGGCCATAGGCAATATGGCCAAGGTAGGAGTAAATACGTTTGTGGGTGCCGGCTGGGAGTCTGCCGTGGAGGCTCAGTCCTTTATGAAAGACTCTGAAAGTAAATACAAGGAATATTTTAAAAATATGTATGGTCGGAATCCTAATCAGTCTGAGATGGCTGAATTTAAGAGTTCTATTTCCGATACGGCAAACAGCATATTTTTAGCTAATATGGGTATAGTTGGATTATCCAATTATCTTCTTCTGGGAAAATATCTTGGAGTAGACACTGGTTTTGCTTCTAAATACATACCTGGATTAAAGGGTGTATCAAACACATATAGGGGATCAAAGAGTTTTGTAGATCGCTATTTGTTTGGATTAGGGACTAAGAAGGTAGCGGGTGATGCTGGAAGATTACAGACGGTAAAAGCAAATTTATTCCAGAAATCCTTAGCTACTATTTGGAATGTATCTAAAAGACCCATATCTGAAGGTGTATGGGAGGAAGGCATGCAAGGTGTTGCTCAGCGCATGGGAGAAGATTTTATTAGATCAAGATATGATAAGACGTATCTTGATGCTACGTCTTCTATAGTTGATTCTTTTTCTAAGGCCATAGCTGAACAATTTACAACCAAAGAAGGATTGAAAGAGATTGGTATAGGATCCCTGATTGGTGGTTTGTTTGGAGCCAGAAATGGTGCTTTTGGTTTATATGAAAGGAGAAATAAAGAGCGTACTATTAATACTGATGTTGAGAAATTTAATAGTAATAATGCTTTTACTTCTCAATCTGTAAAAGACTCTATGCGAAATTTAGCCGAATTTAATGCTCAAATGAATGATCCTGAATCAGATTATTATTCTAAATTTGAATTATCTGACAGAATGGGAATGTTAGAGGATACGGCTAACAATTTCAGGTCAATGGTTAAAAGCCTTGACGAAAGTGAGTTGGCTTCTGAAATGAAAGTAGATGAAGAAACTGTTAAAAAATACAAGGAAGATATTATAAAAGATTTTGATAAGAAGTTAGCCAATTATAAAAAAGCTTCTTCTTTTGCTGAGGCTATTACTGCTGAGACTTCATCTGATCTTTATCGATCTAATGTTGCTAATGCTGTGTTTAAGGGGTTGGATGCAGAGGATATAGCAATGAAAACATCAAATGATATTGCTGATTATGTAAATGACAATAATTTGTTTGATGATATAAATACGTTTTATTCATTATCAAGTCAAGCTTTTGATACAGCTAATCAGTTAAGGGAATTGCGTAATGAGATCAATGATTTGAATGCTGAAATAGAGAGGTTGGCTACAACTCCGAGAAGAGTAGAGGACGGTAATGATACGGAAGCAGAGGCTATAAAACAAAAAACTATTAAATACGATAATCTTAATAAGGAATATAGAAGGTTGTCAGAAGATCTTCTTAGTAGTTATAAAGAAGTCTTTTATTCTTTTGATCCTGGAGTATCAGCTCTTGAGTTGTTTAAATCCGAAACAATAACTGCTGAAGATATATTGAAGGCTTATGACTCTGTAGCTTCTTTAAGTACTTATATTGAGAATAATAAAGGAAAGAAAGAAGCAGAGGATTTAAGAAATATGGTGGTGAAATACCAGCAAGCCATTACCCAATATAAGGTTTTACGGTCATTTATGAACTCCATACAGGATAAGAAATTCATGAGACATGATTTTTCTTTATTTTCTAAGTTCTTAAATGATATGGTATCTTCTAATACTAAAACTATAGAAAGTGATCGTTTTTACCAGACAGAGGGTAATAATATCAGTTTGGATGAAAAAATAGATGAACTTCTGAATAATGGAGAAATAAATTCAGATGAAGCATTTACCATGAAAGTATTTGGTCATCTAAACGATGGTATAACTCAGAAGCCGAAGGAGGATATATTGTCTGATTTTGATTATGAGTTGGCAATGGAAGATCTTTTATCTGCACCTATAGAGGTTAAAGAACGTATCGTAGATAAGATATATACAGGTAATCAAGACCTTTTATCTCCAAGGGAGAAGGAGATATATGAAAAGTATAAACAGGATATTGATGATTATATATCAAATCTTGGTGATAGTCCGGCTAAGATGATAAAAGATTTATCAGATAAAGTTAGGAGACTTACTGAACCTCGATCTGTGTATGAGGATAATAAAGCTATTATTGATATGGCTAAATCCAATTTGGAACCAGATCAAAGGAAGGAACTTGATGATGCTATTTCTTCGTATGTTGATATAATGAACAGACGGGACAAAGGGGAGAAAGTTGACGAAGATAAGCTTGCCGATTCGGTATTTACCATAGAAGATCTTGGCCAGGTTGGAAACATCACGGATCTCCTTCCTTATATCGAGCAAAACAGGATTATCGACAAAGGTCGTATCTCTGAATCTACGTTAAGTAATTTTGGGGAGGATGATGCTAATATAGATTCTCTTGTAAATGAGTTAGATGAATCCGATAATACGCCGGGAGCCAACATAGATAGCGCCCAGAATCCAGAGACGTTGATGGTAAGAAGAATCTCTAATGATGGCAATGAAAGGTATGAAATTGCGGGTCTTAGAGCCGATAAATTTATATCTTCCATAAAATCATTGGTTCCTATTCAAATAAGCTCTGAAACGAACGCTAATGGCACTAAAAGGTATTCTCTTAACATAGGTGGAGAAACGGCTACTATAATTGAACTTCCTTATCATGCGAGATGGTCTATAGACAAAGAATCGGCTCGTGTTCTTAATCGCTACACAGACGTGTCTATTCAGGACGTGGGTAATTCATATTCTTTGGTTTATAAGCGTCTTGATTCAGATGAGTTGGTTCCGTACAGAACGGGTGTCGGATTCGGAGAGAATGAAGTAGATAAAATAGATCAGGAAGCATTATCTTCTTTGAAAAAAGGAGATAAGGTTAATCTCGAAATAGATGTAAATGATACCTATAATCAGTCTCTTTTTACCGAATACAATAACGCTGTTCAGTCCGGCGATAGAAATAAAATAGAATCTGCTGAAAATAAGCTGGTATCCAATATGGTTATTAAGGTTATGAGTGGGAACAGATTCGTTTCTGTTGTAAAAGCTGATACAGGAGGCATAGATGGTATAAGTAAGATAAGAAGAACGGCTTTCAACAAGTGGAAGAAGGACGCCGGCCGGTCGGCTACCATCGGCGTCGGCACGCATGTTGTTGCCCAGACCCTTCCCGGAAGACCGGTGTTTAACATGAAGGTGAACGGTCAAGGATATGGCCAGGTAGAAAATCTCCCTATTACCGAAAAAGGTGCTGAAAAAGTATCTGATGTTGGATATGTATTAAATGGCAAAGTCGTGCTTAAGAACGGATCTGAATACACAGGCTTCCCATTTGTTTATTCTATATTAAATGACAAGGGGAATAATTACAAAAATGTAAGAGTTCCGGTAGTTGTCATCAAAGGTAAAAACGGTCTTAACTATCTTTTCCCGGTTAGCCTACGTTCTGTAGAATCAGAGGAAGGGCAGAAATGGATGTCTTTTATAGATATGCTGCTTGAATCTGGTGATTCTGAATTGCTACAGATGGGTCAAGATGATATACAAGATCTTAATGCGTATCTAACCAAGTTAGGCCTTGATCCGGCTTCGTATCAAGTATCGTATTTGAATCCTATTTCAGGGCTTAGAAAAGCTCGTGAGGCTATAGAGAAATTATCTACGGTTCCTGATGTTGTTAAGTGGGTAGAAGATGAAAGCAGGAATGTGAAAGACATTGTGACGTCTGAAGTAGAATCTGGAATAGATTTCGAAGGTGAGATGTTTGTCGCTCCTAAGATCAGGATCCAGTTTGGTAAATCATCTTCAAGACCTAAATCACTTATAGAGGATGATCTTCCTTTCTCTGATGAGGGTAAGACCGTTACTTCTAAGGAAGACGTGGATGTTTATGAAGAGGAAATGCCAGAGGAAGGGGCTGTCCGGGAGACTCAGCCAGCGCCATTAGCCCAGCCGGCTCCTGCGGCACAAGCTACGCAGTCTTTACCTGGCAAGAAGCGTACCTCCAGGAAAAACTTCTCTATTATGTTGAGTGAAATAGAATCTCATACAGAAAAAGAGGGATTGCCGCTTTATGCTAATATTTTTGATTTTATAGCAAGGAAGATTGTAGGAGGTGACTTGAGGTTTCTTCGTGAGAGAGGTAATCCTAAAAGTCTTAAGGAGGAAATGGGATTAGAACCTAAAGGAACAGTAGGTGATAAAATATCCACTCCTTCTAAGAAAGGTGGTAAGACCTTAGATGAATACGTTTCTTGGCTTCGTTCTCAAACAGATCAGGTGGTGGTTGATTATGTTGGGCCAAGATCTGACGAACAAATTATATCAGAGTTGAAAAACTTTTTGAAATATATTAATTTTGTTCCGAGTAAGGCTTTGAATTATTCTCTTAGAGTCAATGGCATGGACACCCTAAAAGAATATGGCACAAAAGAGGAAGTAGAAAAAATGGAATCTGATATTAATAGTCTGGTTTCTAAAGTTTTGCCTACGGTGGATAATCAAACTGTAGAAGATGTTTCTACTGCAATAAAATCAAATAACTTGCCTGCTATATGGGAGCCCGTGGAAAGTCTTAATATGACAAACGAGGAAAAAATAGAGTTTTTGAATAACATAGCGGATTTCCTTAGCGGCATACCAGAGTATGCCGCTGTTGTGGAGTCTATAGAGTCAGAATCAGATAATATTTTAAATGATGGAAAAGAAGGAAGTGCAGAAGGCGGTGCAGTACGCACTGAGGAAGATGGCGATAAAAAGGGAGATGGAGAAGGCAAAGGACAATCCAGAACAAATGTCGAAGTTGAAGGAAATGTCGAATTACCTGGATCTACAAAAGGAGAAATAGAAAAAGACGAACCTCGTATATCCGAAGAACCGCTTACTCACATATCAAGGGTAACATCTCCTTATTTCCTGTACGGCGGTGATGAAGCATATACATCTGTTCCGGCTAAGGTAGAACCTATACCAGAGAAGATAATGGGTCGTAATGGCATTAAATTTGGTATGAGTGTAGTCGAGTTAACCAAATTAGGGTACAAAAAAGCTGGTGGAAACTGGATATATAAATTCTATATGAACTCAGGTGTGTATGATTTGTATAATATCAGTACCGGTGAAGCGTTTAGGGCAAAACCGGATCTTGGAGTTAAGATAAGTTCCAGTGCATTCATCCGTTCTTTATCTCAATCTGGTAGAAAAATACAAAATATGATGAGTAACATGAGCCAGGAAGAGATAGATAGGAATAAGAATCTTGTAGAAGGTTCTGATAATTCGGATTCGATAAATGAGTTAAATAAGGAGTGTTGAGTATGAGAAGGAGATACGAAGATATTTCAGGTCTTGTTCAGTACCAGTTGAAGACCAATCAGCAGGGGAATATAGAGGTTTATGTTGATGACAGGTTTGTTGGAAACGTAAGTGAAGGAGTCTGTAATTGGAAGGATATTGAATACAAGAGTAAGGTTACTATATCTTTGAAAGGAGTCGAGGCTAAAACTTCAAGTACAAGTAAACGAGTCGGTCCTTATTGTCACATTTATAGCATATTTGGAGGAAATGAATCTTATCATGCAGGTCCGGATAGTAATATAAAAAAGAGTCCGGTTACTACCTTTATAATGTATTGCTATAAAAATGGGGATATTACAACTACCACCACTTATACTAAAAATTTATCTGGGATTCTTCAGATAGGTAAAACACAATTGACTATCAATTACAAACAAAGCAAAAGTCAGTCTTTTTCTGGTGGTGATAGAGATTATGTAACATCCGTATCTGATTTTCCTTTTGTTACTGGTCCAGGAAATGATAGCGTTGAGTTCGAAGGAGAGGGAAGATTGATAGTTGAGACAGAGGCTTCGCATTATGAAATAGAAGTTTCATAATTTCTATTTTTTTATAGTATCTTTGTCTAAAATATTTATCGTTATGGGATTAAAATGTCAGATAGAAAAGAAGGAAAATAAAATAGAACGGGTTGAGGCTCCTAACGGTGAGCCTTCCGTTCTTTACGAAAGTGCCTTAAAATTATTAGGAAACAGCGAGCGGGCTCTTCAGGTATGGGCTAAGGCTTACACTCCTGGTTTTTTGTCGTATTATGGTCATTGGAATAACCCGGCTCCAGGGGAGATGTTTAATACCGATCCCAATGGCGAACCTCTTTTAGAAGATGTGCTTTCGTATATGAAGCGTCAGACTTATTTTGCTGATCCTTTAACGGCTCAGGATGTTAAGGATGTAAGAGATGCTATGATATCCGATTCCATATATAGCATACGATCTCTTATTAATAGAGTTAGAAGCTCTTTTTATGTGGATGGCAATCTTATCCTAAATGAAGAAAATCTAAGAAGATCCGGCTTGTATAATGAGACGGAAATAAGTAGGATATTAGATAATCCTTCTGTACTTAATGAGGTCAGCTCTTTTATGAGGCTATTGTTAGATTATTCCAATAACGAACACGATCTAGGGAAAGAGTCTTACTTCACAACCGTAGAAAAACCATACGGTCCTGTTGTGTATAAAAAAGGCGTCTTCAATAAATTAGGAAAGAGAGCATCATACAATCCGGCTGAAGTTTATGAGGTTATAAAAAATACAGTAGGAGGTATTAGTGTTGCTTCAGAGTTTGATGCTGCTTTCGGATCTTTATCTGATTCATATCCGGAGTTAGTTGAAAGATATCAGTCGGATAAGAGTTTTGCCTTGTCGATGTTCAACGAATTTTCGAATATGAACATCGTTCCGGTTGTGGCTTTAGAAGATAATAATATCGTAGAAGGGAAGAGACGGTCATTGTCAAAGTTGCAAGATTATGCTTATTATAGCCCTATTAATGCTGAGTCATTACGGGCTCGTATATCAGCCTTTCTAAATAGGGTTAATGCTGATACAGAAGAAGACCTTAGAAGTATGATATGGGACGTAGAAGAGGCTTGTGTAGGTCTTGGTATAGATATCGTAGGGGCGTCTAAAGCATACGACGGAACAGAAGAATCGCTGAATAAAATTGATAGCTTGATGTTGGATCTCGATATTTATGTAGCAAGGCACAACGATGACACTTATGCTCCTACCTTAGCTTCTGCTATTGATGACGTTCTTGGAGATAGCAGGGATCGCCGTGTTATGTTTCTGCCAGAGTATATGGATAATATGAATATCGTTTATATGGAATCTGACATAGATCCGGTATCGGCATTTGAAAATCATTCTCTGCTTTATCTTGGTGGAAACCTATATCATAAGGTAGAAAGAGATAATTTAAGTGATTTGTACGATATGGCTGCCGAGCTTGCCAAGCAGAGTCTAACTTATTTCCCACCTGGTATCTATCCTGAATATTGTTTTAAGGATGGTGTTTTAGATAAGCGCCGCGTGGAAAACGTAGATAGTAAGGTCCTTGCTGATTCTATTAAAAAATACGTCCTGTCTTATACCGATTCTCAGAATACGGAAGAGATGAATGCTACCAGATTGGCATTCGGTCATCTTGTTGTTCCAGGAAGCTCGTATGTTAATGAAGAACGGGAGTTTAGCCGATACATAAACAGAAAGCAGGACAAAGAGAATCCTTTACTCTTATTCGATTTATACCAATCTTATCTTGAAAATAAGCTTCATAATACGGAAGTGTATGAAGGGGCATACAAGTATCTTGACTTTAAACCAGATCATTTACCGGGTCTTACCGTTTCAGATCCGGATACGTTAAAACAAATTGAACTATCTTTGGCAGGTAATGATCGTGAGCAGCTATTTGAGTATAGCATGAGCAGTACCGATCCTTCTTTTACAGATCTGTTCTATTTGGATTATTATGATATGTTATATGTCGGTTCTGATTTCTATCACGATCTTTTTACAAAACATCCTAATCTCTTAAATGAGGTTCGGGATCATAACATAACTAAGCAGGATGGTAATGTTATCGTAGAAGGGTTGTATAATAATTTTATCAGAATAGGGAACACGGTGTTCACTAAAGTTGGCGAGAGCAGTTCCGGCTCTATCTACCAAAATCTGACAGGAACCGAATCAGAGGTGAAATACGATTCTACTCAGAAGGCTAAGGCAGTAGAAACCGATTACGCTCCATACCAAAACAGATCTGGCTTGACGCAAGATATGACCATAAGCAAGTCTGAATTGGATGATCTTAACAAATTAGAATGCAAATAATTTTTGTATATATATAATATAGTTTTTTCATAGTTATAATTTGGGAAGTGAGGCTTGTGAAAGTCTCACTTTTCTTATATATGTACGTATATCAATAACATACAAGAAAAGTTAGATTTTCATTGTTTATGAATTATTTTTATTAAGTTTGCAATATTAGTTTCAGGAAAGGAATAAAAATATTATACCGGTCGGCGGGCAATAGAATACCCGTGGCCGGTTTGTTTCACATAACTTTTTTGGGATATGAATATAGCACATGAATCTAAATCGAATAAAACCCCATTGTATTTAATAGGAGAGTTGATTGGCGTACCGAATACGGTTATGGACTCAGCATTGCATGAACTGAAAGATAGAATAGACAAAGACCCTAAATATAAAGATGTTAAAAATTGGCTCGAATCTTTACCCAAGATCTGAACCCATTTTTCCCAATACCAGGCCCGATGCGATTTTAACGTATCGGGTTTTTATTTTAATTCATATTGTTTTATTTTAAATCTAATTAATTTATGAATGTCGTACTTTTGTTGAAAAAGTATTTTTTATGGAAAATAAGGAAGATTACGTTGGTTACGAAGATCAAGAACTGTGTAACCGGTATTACAAAGAGGCTGAAGCCATGAGGCAAAAGCAGGACTGGTCTCGGCTTAGGGCTGTCCCTGCTCCGGCTAAGGGAACGCCATCGCCCGGCTGGGGTCAGCTTGGACGTGGAAATGATGTCCGTGTTAAGTACGTTAGCATCAATTCGGGATTAGGAGGGGACAGATTATGACTGTAGAAGAATTGGCTAATAAAAGATACAGTGGCGAATTTGTTTTCATGCTTGGTCATTTGGAAGGTATAACAAGATTCGTTTTTGAATGTTTTGATCCCAGACCTGATCACGAAGGTAAAAATACTTATATGGTTTCCTATTTTGATAAGGGACTTCGTAGAAGAGATGTAGTAGATGTGCCGTGTTATATGAATGTTTTAGTAAAATAAATTAAAATATTGTAAATATCGTGGTTAGAATCGCATATTTCGGAACCGATGGCTGCCCCGGTCATCACGTTATTCCAATACGAGGTAAATTCACAGAAGAGGATATTAAGGTAATAGAATCTGTAGATTGTGATGATTTCTATAAGGTGTTTGATGTCATGCGTTTTAAGATAGCTGAGTTTAAAGGATGGACGATATTGGGAATCCCGGCAAGCTTAGACGATCATAGACCTGGAAGCAAAACCGTTATCTTCATAGAGGGTGAAGCTAACGAAGCTGATTTTATAGAAGTCACACAAGAGTATTCTTTTCTTAAAAATAAGGTAAAGAAACTTGCCGAATTGTATCATGATGGAGAATGGCTTGCGACTGGTAAATTGAATCAAGATTCGCTTACTAACAAGGAGCGGTTTCAATTTACATTAGACAAGGATGATATCATTAACATGATTAGGGGAGTAATTTTAGACCCTTATTCTGATGTGGCGAATGAAATGGAGAAAATCGGATTGGGATCATCATCTGATTCTTCATATGAGGGTCCCACATGGTCTTGGTTTGTTAACAAAGTAGAACTTTGGCAGAAGAATAATGTATGGGATAGTTTCTCCGCTGAGTTTTTGTGGGGTTTGTATTGTAGGATAAAGAAAGTATAGTAACAATTAATTTAAAACAAATCATGGAATTAAAAGATTTTAAAGATGTGGTTAGAGTAATGACAAATTTTGACAAGCAAGAACCGGTTTCTAACAAGAGAGGAGGCATCTGAACTTGTTAAGAGCAATAATCAGGAGATGGTGGTAGATAGGAATGCCGTTAGAGAGCAATTGTATTCAGAAGATTTATATTAGTGTATTAAAATGTTTAAATGAAACTTGTTGAAAGACATATAGTTAAAGACAACTGGTTTGAGGATATATGCCTCAAATCTGGTTTGTTGTACAATTATGTTCTTTACAACATTCGTCAAGGAGTCTTTTCTGGTAACTACTTAAAGGAATTTGATTTATCAAACAAACTTTGCAAAGAAAACCAATTCGATTTCAGGAATTTACCTAATCATGTATCCCGACAGGTGATTAAACAGGTATTTAAAAACATAAAATCCTGGATGAGATTAAAGAAAGATTTTGAAAAGAATCCTTCGAAATACGGTAATCATCGTCCTCATCTTCCTTCGTATAAGAAGGGCAAGAAACAAAACATGGTTGTTTTTACTAACTGTGATTGTAGGATAAAGGATGATGGTTATATCCATTTTGTCAAAAACACAATTAAACCGATCAAAACAAATGTAAAGAAAGATGAATTAAAACAAGTTAGAATCATACCTCAAGCCACCTGTTATGTAGTAGAGGTAGTTTATGAAAGAAAGGAAATTGATCTTGGTTTAGATAAAGACAATTTTCTTTCGATTGATTTAGGATTGAATAATTTATGTTCATGTATTAGCAATGTAGGATTAATTCCTTTCATTGTAAACGGACGGATTATGAAATCATTTAATCAATGGTACAATAAGAAGAAAGCTAAGTTGATGTCTTTTGTTGGTGATAGAGGATCTTCAAATAGGATAAGAAGAATCACTTTGTTTAGAAATTGTTGGATAGAAGACAAGTTGCATAAGATAAGCAGATATATTGTCAACTTCTGTAGATCAAACAACATAGGAACAATCATCATCGGATTAAATAAGGAATGGAAACAGGAAATCAATATTGGTAGGCGAAATAACCAACATTTTGTTTCTATTCCTCATTCAAAGTTAATAGATAAGATTGTTTACAAAGCAAAGTTATTAGGAATCAATGTTGTTATTCATGAAGAATCCTATACATCAAAGATAGATCATCTTGCTTTTGAACCTCTAAAGAAACAGGAATCCTACTTAGGAAAAAGAAAGAAACGTGGATTGTTTCAAAGTTCAATTGGAAAACTGATCAATGCAGATATTAATGGATCAATTGGAATAGCAAGAAAAGTAATTGGTGATTCTTTTATTGGAAAGATAATCGATAGTGGATTTGTGTTTAATCCAATTAGAGTAAATACTTTGTGATACAAGGTTGAATCTAATAAATAAAATGAGTAATTTTAATAACATTTGTATTAACTAAAAAAAATAAAACAACATGGGATTTATAATCAGAAAGTCAATATCTTATGATATGATGGACGGCAATCAATTAAAGTATGAATTTGACAACAGGGATTTAGATCATATCACATTTAAAGGTGATGGTAAAGAATCTTTTTCATTTAACAGAGTACTTGTTGAAAATTTAATTGAGACATTTGAGACTATGCAGGATATATACTCTGATAATTACGGAATTAAGGTTTATACCGGTAATTGCATAATTCAATTGAACGTAAATCCAAAGGACCCCAGTGAATCCTTTTTTGACGTATATGATAGAGATGAGATGAAATTGATATACGGAATAAAGATCAGTATTCTGAAAGAAATGTTTATCATATGATTACCAAGCAGGACATACAAGCAGCAGCATCGTATATTTTTCGAAGCAGTTTTGTCTCGGAAGACCAGGCAAGGAAAGTAATGGTAAAAGCCGGCAATAACGCTACCAAGATCCTCGTCAAGACCTTTAGAGGCAAGTTGTTCAAGAAAGCTTTTGAAAGAGCCCGTAGAGGAAAGGATATCAGTTCTTTTGAAAGACAGGAAAAAGAAAGTGGTTTCAATTTTCTACATAATCCTAATAATGGTCGTATGCAAAGCGGTCATATTATAATAGATGGAATTGGTCTGTTTAAACAAATAATTCATGAAAGGTAAAAAAGTTGATATTCGTTTAGGCAGAGGTCTGGCGAATCAGATTAAGATAAACAAAACCATCCCAGTGTCTCATAAACCAAAAGAAGAACGTCGAATGATGTTTATTTGTGGTGATGATATTGCTTCTCTTATAAAGCGGTTTGAAAACGAATCAAAGTAATATAAAGTAGGACATGTATCTTGTCCGATTTTTTTATATATTTGTGGCATGGCAAGAGGTTATTATTGGATACCACAAACAGATGAAACGTTAAATGGCAGAAGCTATTACGTGGCTAAGATAGTAGGAGATATCACGTTTGATACTAAACGAAAAAGAATCGTATTTCAAGCTGATAGGTATTTCCCTGTAGGATCTGTTTTCCATTTTACGCACAATTGCTTCAACTATATCATAACTTGCCGACTTCGTAAGCCGGGGCTTTGGTTTGAAGCCAGGAGAGAAGATTCAGGCTCTATTTGCCCTGAAGATATTGAGCGCTTTGAATCGGGAAGGTTTATACACCGAGATGGGTACATTCATTACATATAAGCTGAACTTGACGATTTTTCGTCAGATTATAATTTTTTTTTTTCATATTATTTTTAAGCCATCAGACTGAGAAGTTAGATGGCTTTATTTTTTATGATATGCTTGATTTTTAACTACCTTTGTCTCATAACAAAAATGTTTTACTATGACATCAGCGTGTATTATTAAAAGAGATAATAAAAAGAAAGTTGTTTCTGTCTCTACCAGATCAGGGGACAGGTCTATGTTGTTTGATAAAATAGCATCTGTTCCCCTTATGGAGAATAGGGAACGGGCTACTACTGTTTTTAAAACCGTATTTTCTAATAAGTTCTTAAAGGCTTTTGGCGACTGGAGAAAGAGAGTGCCTATCAACAAACAGGCTTATAATAAGGTAAAATCCAACATCGATCTTATCCCAGAAGCCTATAGAGAAAGGGTGCTGGATAAGGCTTCTAAGATGAGTAACCCTGTTCTTGTATCAAAATCAGATGCACCTTATGAAATCCGAGAATCGGGCTTTGGATTCTACAGCCAAAATCTGGGTGATAATATTATGTTGGTGGATGCTATGGTCCCGTCAAGTATTTCCGTACCGGAAGGACCTGGAATAGACGCCGGGCAGTATCTACAAGATACCATATCTTCAGACTTCACTCCCGTATCTATGGTACAGGATAAGGGTGTTAATTATATGGTTATAAAAGACGGTCTTAAGATATTTAGCCCAGAAGAGCTACCAGAAACAGATTCTAATCCTGTGGGTGTAACGTATCAGACCGGAGAGCCTCGTTTGTTTTTCATGAACGATCGTAGCCAATTATTTGAAGATTACGGAGAAGCTCTTCGCTCTGGCGGGAATGATATTAGAATAGGGTTCTTATCAGGCACCGTTCAAGAATCTGCCGTGGATGGCGTGGCAGACATTACTTACAAAGCTGGAAAGTATGTTCTTAACAACCCCAAATCTTTTATACCGGTCATGACCGCTTCTGCTTCTACTTCTTTATCAACAAAAGGTGGTATAATTAACTACCTTATAAAGAAAGGTCTTTTGTCCGGATCTAAGATATTCGATCCTGAAACAAGAAGCTATTATCTTACAGGAGAAGGTCATACAGGACAAATTAGACTTTTCAATTCAGCCTTATCCTACACTGAGCTCCGTAATCATTTTGGTTCCGATGTTTCCATGAACGATCAAGGTATGATAACCATAAGCTCGTTGGATAACAGTAAGGTAACGATGAGACTCGCCACCGGAGGAACGGAAAGGGTTAGCAAAGAGCAGATAAAGAACGATCTCAAGTCAGGAAGATACAATGAATTGGACGCCAAGTACGATCATTTTGATGCGCTTGTAGTTTCATTCATATTAGAAGACAACGATCTTTATGCTGATACTAAAGCTAAGATCGTATCAGATTATAGCAGGCAGGAACGTGATCAACGAAATTCTATTGTCGAGATACTGAAAACGCTTGGCGTTAGTGTCATAGGTATGACCGATTATATAGAGAAGTACCAAACCAAATACGGGCATGAACCTTCTGCTAAGGCATTGGCGGATATTGCCAATAACGTAATAGCAGTTGGTGAAGATGCTACTTTATCTGATTTAGTAGAAGAAACAGCCCACTTCCTTGTAGAGGCATACAGAGATCAGAATGCTGTTGAGGCTGTTCTGCAAGATGTAGAAGGTACGGAAGAGTGGAACCAATATGCAGGTCAGTATTATAATACATACGGTAAGGTATATGAAGGAGCTGAGCTTGATAATGCTGTTAGGAGAGAAATTCTTGGAAAGATCCTCGCCAGGGAGATGCAGACCGGCACAGCACAGGCGCCGGTAGAGCCCACCTCCTTCCTGGGGCGCGTCCGGCAGCTTCTCTCTGGAATCGTAAGCTGGCTTAAATCAGCTTTATCTACTCAAAGACAAGATTTGAATAACGTTATTAAAAACATTCGTGATCTTGCCATTACTGACATAGATAAAGGATTTGACACCTCTCTGTTAAAGGATAATGACTTTACATTATACTCCCTTTCTTCTATGAACAAGAACAAGTTTCTTGAGTCTAAGATCCGGGCACTGAGAAAGACGTTACGAGACTTACGTCAGATAAGCTCTGATAGGGCTGTAACTACGTCTATGACCCTTGCTCAGCTTAAGACCATAGAAGATAAGATAAATAAGGTAGAGACCGAAATAGACAAGAATGAGATGGCGGCTGCCATGAACAGCATGATCTCCACAGCCGAAGCTCAGGTCAGATACTTAAGCAATGTCGTGAACACCATCCTTCATGGAGATACTAAAGACGGCAAGCTTCACTTCAATACCAATGATCGAAAGAACGTAGATATTATCAACAATCAGGTTCTTCCGATCATGAACGATCTTCGAGGATATATCCGTAACAGAAGTACCGAATTTGATGAACGTGAAAAGCAGGATTATACAAATAGGATCAATACCGTCATTGCCGACATCAATGGTATTCAGTCTGATATTAAATCAGTACAAGACCTTGATGAAAGTACGTTGCTTGATAAGTTAATGAACGAACTTCATGTGCCGGCAGATAAGGTAAAGAGAGTAAAAGAATTTTTCGACAAGGTTCAACACGATGTTTCTTGGATAAGTAGGTGGTTTGGTATATTAGAGCATTCTTCCAGTCCGTTCAATAACGCTCTTGGAGCTATGATTGCCAAAGACAATTACAATGCGATGGTGAATGCCCAGCCCGCCATATCCGACTTCCTGGCATATGCTAAAAAGCATGGTTTTAACAAATCTGAATTTGAAAAACTGCTTCAGAAAGTAGACGGCAAAACTTCTAATTACCTTCGTAGTGCTCTTGATATGGCTAAATACGATCGTAATAAGAAGCTGGCGCAGATGCGAGCGTTTGCGACTGCCATGAACATAGAGATATCAGAAGAAGAAATTGGTGATGTGGTTGACAATAACCGTAATTACGTATTTAAAAGAGAAGTAGTTGACAAGGATGGAAATACGGTTACTGAAAACGCTAAATTCAAACCATCGTCTGATAGAGTTAATACCGATATTTTTACCATCGAGCAGGAAAAGATTTATACAGAACAGATGGAAAAGTGGGATGCTGAAAATTCGGAACTGGAATTTAGCGAAAGTTATGCCACAAGAATGGAATCCATATACAAAAAGGCTGAAGAAGAATTAGGGCATCCGGTTTCTCAAACAACCAAAGAATACCTTAATGCTCTATCCAGGCAAAAACGGATATTGAGGCAGCCTTTTATTGATAGCGGTGGTAATTTTGATGAGGTTGCCTATTTTAAAAGCAGCAATTACGAAGAAGAAGGACTGCTTCGTAAACAACGTAAGGAAGCAGCTTCAGAATACATATATGTAGGAACCAGGAGAGTGGAAAAAACCGGCGACCAACTTAAGATGGCTAAAGAAATACAAGCTATAAATGAAGTTTGGAGAAAGGAATCAAATAATGTTACCAATGCCGTATCAGAATCGTTTTTGCAAAAATTAAGAACGATTCAGAGCGAGTCGGGAGGAGAAGCTGCGCTGAAGACACTTATGTTGGGAGGTCACCTGTCATTTAATGATCGGTTTTGGAATGATGTAGAATCGGAACAGTCGGCACGTACCGAATCAAATAACAAGGCTTCGTATCTCAAAATGGCGCATGATATCATTCGCTCTACGACAAGTGATAGAGATGCGACTGACGTGGATTCTATTGTGAAAGATATAGAAAAAAATAAGGCTATTATCAAGGAAATAATCGGAAACAACCGAGATGTGGCTGATATCGGAGAAATTAACGAAGCGACATTTACCTCATCCGAAAGAGATGCTTTTAGGGCCGCATCTGAAGCTATTGAAGCCGATTACGCTATTTTGATAGATTATGCTAAGATGGTGGGTCTTGAAGATATTGATAAGTACCTTACTAAAAGCAGTAAGGCCGAAAACGAAGTAAATCAGTCTTATTTAAATGCTCTTGCTGACTCCAAGGAAGTGGAATGGAAGTTCGTACAACGTCATACTACGGCGAAGAAAGCAAAAAGGATTCAGGCTTTAAGGGATAAGCTGTTTAAGGCTGCTGATAACCGATATCTGTTTACCGTATCTGAAACCAACTACCTGTCAGAAAAGCTTGGTATAAGCAAAGAATTAGACGGTAGAGATTTCAGGAATGCTGTTAATGCTAAGATGGTCAGCTTGTTTTTAAATAACACAAGAGAAGAGGGCATAGAAGAGACCAATGCTATTGTTAATGAATTTGCCAGGAGCCAGGTCTTTTCGTACTATAAACGCATGGCGCCTACCGGATATGCGGCCATGATCGACAAAATAGGTCGAGGTGAGATAGATGTGGCGCAGATGGTTAAGGACGTACAAAACGGTACATCCACCCAAGATTATGGCATGGACATATCGTACCTGTCTTTCGATCCTGCAAGGGCATGGGTGGCTGAATCTGAAGCCGAAAATAGCGGCCGTAATCCTGATTATGTAAAAGATCATGGGTATGGTCATCGCATGCCTAAGAAAAGCCTGTATCGTGATGAATCGTATTTCAATGACTTTGGTATCAAGTATGATGCTGACGGTAATGAAGTTGCTACTAAAAACGTAGAGCAGTGGAATATGATTCAAAAACTCAAGGAAATAAAAAGACAATCCCTTGATCTATACAAAGAGCAGAGTCCCAATTTGTATGCTATTCCACAGATATCAAAACAAGACATAGAACGTATGGAAGGATTGGGTATTAACTTCAAAAATACGGTTCGTAATTTTGTATCAGATCTGTGCCTGGACAGAGTAGACGATTCTCTATATGGTAAGACCAGGCAAGGGGAAGTATATGACCCGGAAGACAGACTTAGGTCTATACCTAAATACTACATATATGAATTGGAGAACCAAGATGATGTATCTCACGATTTTGGCTACTCTTATTCGATGCTTATGATGCAGTCATCGTTATACAACGAAAAGCAGAAGTCTATAGAGCTTGCCCAAGGACTGGAGCAGATGTTGCTGAACAAACAATTTGAGGGCGGTAAGAAGGCTGAAGCAACCCAAGCATATCAGATGTTTAGGGACTTCTTCAACGATCATTATTATGGCATTAGGATGAACACCAAAAAACTTACGGTGAACATCGGAGGATATACGGTAGACCTTACAAGAATTATGATGGCTGTTGAAAGATTTATGTCGGTTATGAACTTGGCACTGTCTCCGTTTGTGGCAGCTACCGGCGCCCTGACAGGTCATATCAACCTCATCATGGAATCTGCCGTAGGACAGTATATAAGCAAAGACTCCCTTAAATACGCATCGGCTGAGTTTTCACGTCTTGCGCCATCTTGTATAGCAGAAACCGGAGACATAGATAGGAAAAGCAAATTATATGTCATAGGTGAGAGAATGGGGATATTCAATATCCGAAATCGTATGTATGGTGCCGGATACAATAGAGCGGCCAGGACCTTAATGCGTTCGCCTATGTATGCTTTTATGGAAATCCTGAACTACCCTCTTGATCCGCAGGTTATGATTGCTACTATGGACAATGTTCGTTATTACAAAGGCCGGTTCTACACGTTCCAAGATTTCAAGATGGAAAAAGAACGCAATAAAGAACAGAGTACCATAAAAAGAGAATGGAACGCATTAAAAGATCGTACTTTATGGAGTATGGTAGACGTCGTGGATGGAAAGGTGGTTGTAAAGCCGGGATCGGGTGTTACTGTTGAGGAAGTTGAAACCCAGATGGCTATAACCAGGAATCAAGTCCGTAGCTTGTCGCAGATATGTAACGGATCTTTGAATGAAGAAAACCGAACTGCCGCATCGCGCAACTGGATAGCCAGGTTCATGACCGCCCACCGAGGCTGGCTGGTGCTGGCAGCTCAACGTCTGTGGAAAAGACGTGGCTTCAATTTCCAAACAATGCAAGAAGAGGAAGGGTTGTCAATTACGTTAAAGAATATGATAGCCAAAACATTTAGCTTAGCTTCCGAGTCTGGTATGAAAAACATCATAGATGCCTGGAACGAAAATAAAGATAATATGAATGAGGTAGAGAAAACCAATATAAAACGTCTCAGTGTCTATGCCGGCACGTTCCTTATCATGCAAGCCGTATCCATGCTTCTTGCCGGATGGCGTGATGATGATGAAAACGAAGAAAGTTGGCTTACTCAATTTGGATCCTATGTCGGATTCAGAACCATAAACGAAATAGCTTCACAGATGCCGTTTATTATGGAGCTTAACGTTGTAGATATCATTAACGACCCGTTTGTCATGGGGCGGAAGTTGAAGGATCTTACTGATCTTAGGAATTACTCACTTGATAAAGTAACATCCGGCACATACAAAGGAGAGTTTAAGTTATTTAGGCAACTCGCCAAACAGACGTTTATCAAACAATGGTATAACATCAAGACGCCGGAAGACATAGCGCGCGCCTATAATTGGTGGCAGCAGACAAACAACAAGTCAATGATGTTCTTCATCGGCGCCACTCCTGATTCGGAAGGAGACGATGATGTTAGTTACAAATAGACGAGGAATATCGGACTTGCATTGTTTTTGTATGATTCCAATATGTTATATTAGCATCGTCAAAGAGTAGATTGTACGTTTTTTGTTCTTACTTGAAAGATTATGTAGGTTAAATTTTTTCTGAAATTGTTTTCTTACCGGTTCTCAGTCAGAGATGATAGGGAACCGGTTTCTTTTATGTTGTCAATTATTGCTATCTTGCAAACAAAAATCATGAGACGAAGATTTCAAATAGGGATGGGGGTAAATCCCTCGCTTATAATCAATAAAGGCATATACATCCAACATGTAGATGGAGGATTATATACAAAAGAAAATTGGTCTAATAAAGGATATTCCAATGATCTATGCAATGGAATAGCTCTTGTAGATAAAGTGTGTTTTGTTATAGCCACCGAATATATTGGCACATTTAGTTGGGGTAAGGATGGAAGAGTAGACAATGTATTTGCACAAAATAGTTCTTATATGGAGACCGTTAAAAAGGATTATTGGGGGCGTGAAAATCAGAATGCGTATCTTGAATATGATACCAGTAATGAAAATTACGCTTTTAATAAAGCTAATAGCTATTTATTTAAAAATGGTCAAAATGGATATGTAGGTGGCGCCGGAGAGTTTTTTTTGATATCATTGTATGCGAATGAAATAAACGAATGCCTTTTAATGGTAGGAGGTACGATAATGAGTAATAAAATGTGGACATCCACTCAATCTACACAATCTACCTATTCGTGGTATTATGATATAAACATCCAAGGAGATCATTTGGATACAGGTTCAAGGGGTAGTTCACGTTATGTCCGTCCTTTTACTGAATTAATTTTATGAAATTATGAGAAGAAGATTTGAAAATAATGCTAAACTATATGAGTATAAAATAGTTAGTAACTGTATAGGGGGGGGAAGTAATCGTAGAAGGAAAGAAAGTAGGCACTATTCCACAGGGCGGGCAATTTATCTTTCTGTCTAAAAAAGAACGGCTGGATTCCATAAGTGTCCAAGGCGGTGTTCCAATGGAAGATAGGCAAGAGATCGATAATAGGGTTGATACGACAGAGGAATTGCTTGAACAGGATTCGGTGGTTCTTGATATTGCTTTAACAATCTCTCCTTATTATGGATTTAGAGTAAGTGTGATAGTACCTGATGAGTTTACGCTAAGAACAACCAATAGGATTAATAGAACCTTTTTAATAACAAGCTTTACTCCACCTGCTGCTATATACGGTGTAAACTTTGGTGATCCTATTGTCCTTAATTATGATAGTCACCAATATGAGATGCCAGATCTTGTAATTGATGGACCTCATGATAGAATAGTTAGGGCAGATCCTAATCTTACTTGGGTTGTAAGATGTACAGACGCCGACTTTACACCTTTGCCATATCCAGAATCATGGTCTGGCCAAGGTTTAAATTCTATGTTCTTATCAGAAATGAAACGTCTTGCTCCTGGTGATCATCATGTATCATATACAGCTTATATTAATTTGGACTTGATAGATGATGACGGAAGTAAAGTTCATACTGAATACCTGATATTAGAAAAAACACTTAATTTTACGATATGACAACAGTCCCCAACCGTACGCCTATTGTATGGTTGGGGATTGTTGTAGTTACCATCTTTTCTTGTATAAGCAGAACATGAAATAAGTTTCTAAGCATTAACTTCATGACCTCCCCTATCTGTGAAAACTAAACCAATACCTTCTATGATATGTCCTACTACAGGAGCTTTGTCAAATTCCTCCTTCGTAGCCCAAGTAGCATTATCAGGCATAAGATCCTTGAATGCGTCCGAAACATCACCTTGACACCAGCAGTTATTTGATGTAACAATGCCTTTCCCTTCGATATTGATATACATTTTTCTTCCACCACATCCAAGGCTGTTCCATCCGCTCGGTACGTTTTCCACCATAGGCTTAAGCACCCAGCTTTCACCGTCTATCCTAACCCATCCAGGATCGTCTTTGTGCTTGTCGTACATATTTTGCCAAAAAGAGCATTCGTAGCACCATCCCCTGTCTTCCATGACCGTTCTTATCTCACACCTTTCAAATCCATCTGCATCCATCGTGTGCGGAGAATGAGGCTGGTGAGGGGTGCCACATTTTGGACATACGAGTTTTAAATTATTTTTCATATTATTTCACTTTTACGATTTTAATAGAATCTCCTATATTGTATTCCCCTTGGTATCCAACGAATTTTATAAGCCTATTATTATAAAATATTGAAATTCTTTCGTCTTCACCATAATACATTATACATCCATCTTCTAAAGGACGTAGATCATATATAACCCATCCGTTATTAACCCGACTATCATCATGCGAACATGATGATAACACAAGTGCCATCAATAAAACAAAATACTTCATATTATTTTCAACATAAAAATTTGTAACCTGGTTTTACAGCCTCAGCTTCTTCTCTCGTATCAAACATTAAGGTAGTGACAGCTCCTATGCCATAACAAACGTAAGATACTTCCACCCACCACCTAAAAATCCCAGAGCCATAATCATCATAGTACGGCTCGGAAAGAATCTCTTCTACATACCCATCCAAATAATTCACGATCGCTCCTCCTTGTTTTTAGATTCTGCCTCTTCGAGTATGCTAATTACTTTATCGACAATATCTGAATCGGACATCTTCTCAATAAAAACATCCATCGCCTTAGTTATGTCATTGGCTTCTTTTTCCTCAAGAGCTATTTCTCCACCGGTAATAGCATCAGATAATGATGTAGATAAGTGTCTTATTTTATCAATGCTCATAAACGTAAATGGATTACCACCCCAGCCACCACCCATTTCTTTCATGATCTGATATCCACCTGAAATAAGTCTGCCTGATGTCATGGCCAAGGAGGATACGATTAGGGACAGTACCGCCGCTTCCGTCCGCTCCTCGGACACGCCCTCCGACCACACGGCTGCCCTTATAGCGCCGGCCAGGTCGTTTATGTATGGCATGAGGCAATCTTCCATCGCTTGTGTTATATCAGCTATAACCTCACTACGCTCTTTATTTATGTAGTAGATAGAAGCATTGTACCTCTTTATCTCTTTGTCCATATCATTTAAAAGACGCTTGATATTGTGCTTATACATAGGACTGGTTTTAATTACTTCCTTTAGCTTAAGAATGTAATTATAAGCCTGGTCGTTTACGAACAACGTCATGGTTTCAACCGTTGAATGAAGCGTGTTGAGGCTGTTAAGAATCTTATCGAAATTGTTTATCAAATAAGCTTTTCTGGCTTTTGCTGCGTAATTAATCATCGCATTCAAATTTTAGATTTACTTTATGTTTTACAACATGATTAGTATAATATTGTATATAACCACCTATGATAATTTTTCTATTTTAATTGATTTTGATGATAGATACATATTCCATGTCCCTCTGCCTCTGTCACCTTTTTCGTTTTGTTTTTGGATTGTCAAGTACAGATCTCCGTCTTCACATACTTCAACTTTTTTCAAGAAGCCTATCATTTCATCTCCTGCTTCGTGTAAAATACGGATCTTATCTCCTTCTTTTAATCCATAATTGGAATCAAAATATTCTTTTTTGATTCTATCAATATTGTCTTTATGTTTTTTTATAGCATAAAGCTCTTTTCTTAATAAATAATTTAGTTGTTCTATTGTCATTTCTTTTCCTCCTTATTTAATGGTATTAATCCTTTCCCGTGCTTATCATACCACAGCATAGCTATACAGTTCCATGCACATTGTGCAAGATGAAAAGCTCCTGTATCTGAGTCTATTCTTTCCCCTTTCATGTATTCCATTAAGTGCCTGGCAGCCGCAGCACGATACCGTTCAAACCCGTTGTCAAGGTTCTGCCATTTATTGGGTCCGTACTTCTTTGCACCAGCATGATAGACTCTTACAATATCCTCAATCTCTTCCATTGGAAGCAAATCCCATCGTAGTTTGTCGTCAATGATGTCATTCTTTGCCGACTTACTTTCTTTATTTTCAAAAAGAGTATTATCACTCTTAGATATATATTCAACTGGTACATCGAACTTCATACGACCTTCGTATGACAGTGTAACTTCTGTATCTCCTTTTTTGATATCCTTTTCACATGCAACCTTAAGTCCTTTTCTGGCTACTGTTACTTCACGAACATTAAGATCTCTGTTAAGAACTACATCGGTTCCTTTTTTAATAATAATATCGTCCATCTTTTATTTTGTTTTATCGTTATTTTAATTAACTGTCTAATAATATCATCCATCATCTCCTACAAAGCGATCAAATTCTTCTCCGCTCATGATAATGCGATTAATGATAATTATGCCGTTATTGCTATAACTATCATTTTTAACTCCCATGTCATCAAGCTCCTTCTTTAAATCTTCAAATGTAGGGCCTTTCTTGTCTTTAAAAAATAAAGTAGCATGCACAACCCTTCCGTCGTTTTGTTTTATTCTTACGGTATAGACATACCCTTTTTCATCTTCATCCTTTTTATTGGTACCATCAAGGATGCTATTTATCATATCCTTGTCCTCACGTGATAGGTTGGATATGGCTATTTTGCCCTTTAATCTAAATATTTCGTTTTCGTTCATAACCTTCCATTTTTATTGTTTTCAAAATATTGTCTTACAGCTTCTATAGCCTTATCATCATCAAAAGCTTCTTCAAACTCCGTGTAGAACCTATCTCGCTCCATGCAGAATGTGTTTTTCCCTTCCGGTATAGGACGGAACACAACCACCCTCTCTTTGTCGTGGTTGGTTCCTATTATGTTATTATCTAAGATAATAGAATACCTTCTTGAACTCTTGTTGATAACAACATCATGTTGAAGACCATACAATTTAAGTATTTCCCTTAATTCATTTGTTTCCATTTATATTATTCCTTCCAAATTTACTTTAATAGAACCATTTATGGTTTTAATGCTCCCATCTATGGTTGAAATCACATCATCTATATCATTTATAATACCTTCCATGTCATCAACCACCTCCTCCATATCAGTTACAGCCTGATCTGATTCCCAATATCTTTCTGAGTCTTGTAACGATTCCGGTATATTATCTCTCGCCTCAGTCTCTTCATCTAAAATTATATCAACATCATCCTTGGCTGAATTTATGTTGTGCTTCAACTCTGACAACTTTGATTTGATGTATTCAAAATCTGTTTCGTACTTATTTACGTTGTTAATAACATCCAATATTTTTTTTCTTCTCTTGTTGTTCATGCTTTTATCCTATTATAATATTCTATAACCTTTTCTTTTCTATCTCCTGGTTTTACTGCCATATTCTCAGCCAAGAACCTAAAATACGACACCGGTATGTCCTTGAATCTAATTCCTTCATATCTTCCAAACCACATTATTATACTATCAAGATCGTCTTCTCTCCTACCATCTCCATTCACAGATTTAAGCGAGGCTGCCCGACGAAGGATCTCGTCTTTGGTAATAATATCACCCATCCTTATATTAGACAGAAGCTGATCGCCGGCAAACATACACCAGCCCTTAGAAGGGAATTGCTCGATTGTCAGGTCTTCTATCCGACCAAAGCGTCTCATGTTGTCGCAGCAATCAACTATCAGCGCCTCTTTCTTGTCAGGATGGATGCGGACGGCTCGGCCTAATATTTGGTAATATGTTGAATATGAGAACGTTGGGCGACCAAATATCACACAATCAAGTTCAGGAAAATCAAATCCGGTAGCAAGCGTTGAATAATTAAAAACCACTTTCAACTTGCCTTCTTTGAAATCGGATATGATTTGCTCTCTTTTCTTTTTGGTTGTTAGCGATGTTACGACGCCTGTTATAGCTCCCATCCTGGCATTCATGAACTCTGATATTCTATTGCATGATTCGATAGAATCCATGCAAACCAAAATGGCTTTACGCTCGTTCATAAGCTGAAGAAGGCGCTTGTAGATAGAGTTGTTTAAGCCGTTTCGTACAATACTTTCTTTAATAGATTCGTTGGTGTATTCAGCTCCGGTACTATTTAACATCAGAGCCGATTCATCAAACGACCATCGTTCGTACTTAAGTGGACACCAAAACCCTTGAGAAGTTAGTTCTTGTATTTGAGTCACATGAACTATTTTCTTGAAGAAGTTATGCTCGTCTTTCGTCAGCATATTGAGCTTGCTATAGTTTCCTTCCAGCATGGAACTGTAGGTTCGGAGGCGGCAGGGAGTGGCGGTGAGGCCCAGCACCTTCGCCTCTGGAAACCCGTTCATAAACTCCATAAATTCAGAACCTTCTTCAGGAGAATATCCTGAATGACATTCGTCTATCAATAAGGTATCTATCCCTATATCCTTCAACCTCGCTACATCTTTCTTTATGCTCTTTAATGTTGCATAAGTCATAGCCGACAGCTCCTTTATACCACATGAAGCAGAATATATAGTAGGTTCAGAACCGAATGATACGGCCTTCGCATAATTCTGCTCCAGAATCTCTTTTGAGGGCTGTAATACTAATGTCGGTCTATTTATTTCATGTGCTATCTTGGATATCAGAAGGCTCTTTCCACATCCGCATGGGGCTACGATTATGCCAGGCTTCTTAGATCTCCCTGTAAGAAACTTAAGCCCGGCATCTACTGCCTCTTTCTGGTAAGGTCTAAGTTCAAAGCCCATCACAATCTATTATATTATTTTTTGAAAGTTCTATTATCGCCTCTTTCAACATCTCCCTTGCTTTATTCTCATTATCTTCAAACAGGCATACACTGCATGTAGCACCTTTGGAGGGGTAGTCTCTGTAGGCTTCTGCTCTTTCTACAACGTACTCACAACAATAGTCGTGACTCATGTCTTTTGCTATACTTATAAAATGATCTTCTCCATCCATCAACACGCAATATTCAGCATCGTTTTCGCATGCAATAACACCTTTGTTTTTTAAAATGGATAGCACTTTATTTCCAAAAAGTCCAATATAGACCCATATATCTTTCCCTGCATTTTTGTAAAAAATATCCATTCCTTCTTTGATTGTGACTTTCTTTTCCATAACCCCTTATTTTATATCAGTAATTAAAATATATTTTTCAACAATATCTTCAAGCTCCATAGAAAATAATAAACTTGGGCTTTTTTCGTACTCGTACAGAGCGAACCCTTCCTTTATGCCTAATATCTTAATCACATGCTTGCCTCTTTCAAATGGATCCATGAAGTAGCCTTCGTATTCGTATCTTTGACCGACTTTTATTTTGTCGATCTTCTTCTTCATCTTATACCGATCTATTGCCCTGCTTATTTTTATAAGAGTCGTTATAAACAAGTATGATAATAAAAAAGACCGCCGCTCCTGCTATCAATGCTTCTTTCATTGGACTCCCTTTAAGTAGTTAAACCATATATCCTCCAGCTTCTCCTGAAGTTCAAATGCTTTCTTGAAATTCCCGCATCGTACAGCAACGTCTCTCATGTATTCTACGTTTATAACTTCCGGATCTTGCCGGTATTTTGTTCTTAACTTTTGAACGTCCTCGTATTTCATCGTTTTATCTTTTTAGACGGATCCCAATCTGAAGAGAAAGGGCATTCGTTTTTGTTATGTAATCCAAAGTCACAATAATAACACAGTGCCGACGGGCAGGGTAGCTTGTTTTGCGAAACAGGCTGGCTTAGGGTGGCACGCCGCTTGCTATACCTGGCTCCTTCTGCCCCCTGGATGTACGCTTGAAATGTTTTTACACTATTATCTTCAAAATCATACATTTTGGATAAAGTGTCATTTAGCATTTCTATAGATTTTGTTTTACGTTCCTCATCCACTTTAACCTTTTGGTATTGTCTGGTCCTGGTAAAGAAATAGATGTTCATATCTGGCAGAACTCCACCATATTTTCTATAGATGTAAAACGAATATATAGGATGCTGTAAATTCGTTTCCAACTTCTTAGAATCAAAAACCTTATTCCCTGATTTCCAATCTATGACATAATGGTGAACTATGTTCTTGCTTTTTATAGCCAGATGAAGGTCTACCGATCCTACTATGTACACATGAGTATGAACGTCACCATTTATATCAACAGGCTTAGGAAGACGGTATGGCAGCACAAAATCTTCTTCGACTCCAACTATAGCGCCGTGTCTGATAAGTTTCTCGCAGGGATTAAGATCACTATCAGTTATCATAAACCTATTGCCGTCTTTTTTGAACAGATCCACAATCCAAGCAAGAAGTTCCCCAGATTGCTTCATGGCCATCATCATATTTTCCGGTGATTGCCAAGGTATGTCTTCTTGGTAAGCATAGTAACTTATCGCTTCTCCAAGGTCTTTACCAGAAGGCTGTCTTCCGTTTTTAAAGAAGTATTCCAGTGTCTTATGGATAACCGTACCATAAGATGTAGCTTCTTGTTTTTCCGTAGACCTTTTGCCCTCTACGTAAGTCTTATACCATTTCATTGGACAAGTAAGAAACGTATCTATCTGGGAATAAGATATGGCAAGACGTTTCACACCATTAAACTCCTTATATAGCAAATGTGTTTCCGGGACCATCATAAGTCATTGTCTTTAAATCCTTCCGGGTAATATACGACATACTTCTTACCGTCTTCTGGTGTCATGGCAAACTGCATGTAGTTATTACGATTACGATGCTTACCATCTAATCCTCGCTTCCAATACAGAATCCCGTCTATATCCACATAAGACCGTCCGCGTTCGGTTCTAACTACGTCCGTGTGCAGCAGATACCCGTCGGAAGACACAATCCATACTTTATCTCCTTTGTTTAAATAAGATATTCTTTTTCTTACAACAACCTTTTTCTTATTATCCAATACAAATTCCTCGTCAGTCATACTCTTCATCCTCCTCTTCTTCTGTTTCAAAATCAATTCCATAACACTGATCATAATGCTTGGTCAGTTCTTCTGGTTCTAAATCTTGTCCAAAATCCATGTTAAAAATATCGTAATTAGTAAAGCACTTAAAATCACTGTCCCTGCCGGCAGGAAATCTATGAATGCTGCTTTTGCTTCTTTAATTAGGCCCAAGTGTAACCTTGGACCATTGTATTTATTTTTTGTCATCTCCTTTTAACTTCTTTAAAGTATCTGCAATCGGAAGCTGATCAATGACTCCCAATGCCGGAGCGACGGTCTTAACAACATTGTTAAGGAAATTACCGGTACTGTTCTGACCGCCGTCAAATACTGTGATATTTCCGAGGTTAATGTGCTCAAATGCCTTAACCTGTTCTCCAGCAATTTCTTTCCACTGATTAACCATCTTGTACTGGATGGCGATCTGAGGATTGGATTCTGCTGCTTCCACCATAGCCTTAAATCCGTCGGCTTCTGCCATTAACGACTTTTTCTTACCTTCGGCTTCTGCCTCCAGCTTCATCTGAATAGCTTTTGCCTCCGCCTCAGCTTTTGCCAAATGTGCTGCCGCCTCAGCTTCAGCCCGGCGTTTGATTTTCTCTGCCTCAGCATCAGCTTGTAATATAGCCTCTTCCTTCTGGGTTTCAGCCGGCACAATCTTTTCGGCCTTAAGTGCAGCCTGAACTTTCTTAGCCTTAGCTTCTTCCACTTCTTTGTCGGCAAGCTCTTTTGCTGTTTTTACAGCCGCTTCCGATTTAACTTTTTCTTCTCCGGCCTTCTTCTCTGATTGAGCTTTGATAATCTGTAGTTCTGATACTGACACAGCAACCTCCTTCTGGGCATTGTTGTATCCTATAGACGCATTTTTCTCAGCCTCAGCCTTCTTAATCTGAGCTTCAGAGTCTTGTATTGCTATGGCTGCTTCCTTGTCAGCTTCAGCCTTATTCTTTCCGACTTCTTCCATCCTTTCAGCCTCGGCTTTATTTACTTCAAGTTCTGCCTTAGATCTTACAATCGCCGATTCCTTGTCGGTTAAAGTTTTTGCGATAACCGCAGCCCTGTCTCTATCTGCTTGAGCTACACCGATCTGTTTCTCTTTATCGGTTAAAGCTAAAGCTATTTCTTTTTCTTTCTTCGTTTCAGCTACTATCGTTTCCTTTTCTTTTTCAGTACAAGCAATTTGAATCTCTTGTTCTTTTTTGGTATTAGCCACAGCCGTTTCTTTCTCCTTCTGCTGTACAGCAATCTTAATAGCACCCAGCTTCTCCTGCTCTTCGATATTAGCCTGTGCTTCGTTCAGAGCCCTACTTTCAGCCTCCTTACCAAGGTTCATAATATAACCGGCTTCGTCTCTGATGTCACTGATGTTGATGTTCAGGAGGTAAAGACCTAACTTATTAAGCTCGTTATCAATGTTCTTTCTTGCCTTATCCAAAAACTCATCCCTGTCAGAATTAAGTTTTTCGATCGTCATTTCAGCAATAATCAAACGCATCTGACCGTAAACGATGTCCGTAATAAGATTTTCAGTAGATTCGGTATCCATCCCCAAAAGTCTTTCTGCCGCATTTTGCATGATTTCGGGATTTGTACTGATAGCTACTGTAATGGTCGTAGATACATCTACTCTAATATTCTGAGATGACAAAGCGCCGGTAAGCTTGCAATCTATTTGCATAGGCTCCATTGACAAAACATCATAGCTTTGAATAATAGGCAAGACAAATGCCGCTCCACCATGATATAATTTCGCCGATTTCTTTTCCCCACCTGTCTTACCGTAAACGACCAAGACCTGATTAGGCTTACATCTACGATACCTTGATAAGACTCCGATGATTGTCAAAATAATCACTACAGCTAAGATAGCTGATACGTACATGATTGTTGTCATAACTTTTAAAATTTAATTGTTGATAAAAAAATTAGATACTTAATTCTCCTTCTTCATATTTTATATTCGCCTTGTCGCCGTTTTTGTAGGTTTTTCCAGACAAGCACTTTACTCTCATTTGCTCTTGTCTTCCATTTTTCGAAATATTTACCATATAATGATTCTTCCCTGATCTAAATACTATCTCCACTTCTCTTCCGTTTAAATCTTCCGGACATTCGTACACCATTTCTTGCTTTAACTTAAGAAGTAACTTATATACGTAAAACAAAACGATAAAGAAAAACGACCCTATCACAACCCCTACTAAATGGGAACCCGAAAAGTAGGTAGTCCAGCTATATCCAAGAATAAAATGTGTTATGCCCTTGAATGATATAATGTCCGACAAAGACATACTTAAATCAGAAGCACTGTCAATGTCAATATCCGTATCCAGATCAGATCCTAATATCGACAACAAAAACTGTATAACAAAAGCAAATGACGCTATTAAAGCCATGCATAAAATTATGTCACTTCCCATACCCTTCTGTTATTATTTTGTAAACAAGATCAGTCATATCTTTGATGGTCTCCATATCATAATCAATAATAACAATATTGAATTTTTGTTCCACCATCACTTCCAGTTCAATTTGATCAACAGAATCTAATCCAAGTTCTTTAAACGTCACATCTTCTTCATGAACTATATCTATTTCCGAATTAAGAAACTGAGTAATAATTATATCCTCTATTATCTTTCTGATTCTTACTTTTTCCATTGCTTTCTAATTTTGTTAAATAAATACGTTTTTATGTTTTTCAATCGCTCTTTGTCTGTTTCAGAACTTCCGGTAAACAAATAATCCGGATTGCCTTTAGCCGGCGGCGTAGGCAATTTAGATACGGCAAACAACCAATCCATTTCCTTATTCTTCTTAGACTCCAAATAAGGCTCGGTAGCGATCTTAAATTTTTCAGCTATTAAGTCAAAGAGCTTTGAATTTTTAAGGTTCATATGGACTGAAAAAGCCTGAGAAGGCGGTTTCCATATGAAGTTACATAAGCTCATTGTATAATCTCCTGACTCTGCTATATAAGATTCCGTTACCTGAAGTATGACCTCTTTCTTGAATGAGGTGTTACCCATAAACCAACACAATCTGGATTCTGCTTCTTTTCTGCTGACACCTATGTCTTTTGAATATGATTTGTACATTCCTATCATAATCTTCAACGTTTCCAGAACCTCGTCTGTCATCTCCGGTGTCTCTATATAATTCACAAAAGACGTTCCTTTGTTGGTCAATCTCATCACGCCTGATTTTAATTTCTCAACCAGGCCAAGCTCTATATACCTCCCAGCATCTTCTTCCGGCATGGCTTCGATCATAACCGTATCCTTCTGTCTTATGGCAAGAAGATTAGCAAGATCATTAGGAGTCATGTCTGATGCTGCAAGTTGTCTGAAATTGATGTACATACCTAATCAGCTTTAATGAAAATAACATTCTTGTTATCTTGTCTATCAATATGTTCACATGGACCAATAATCATGTCTGTACATGAACAATAATTGTATTTTTCAAATATACACCTATCGCATGTATCACCTTCCACACATTTTAATCTTACAAGTCCGGCAGTAAACACTTCTCCTACTTTAAATTCCTTCTTTTCCATATTCCCTCCTTGTTTTTAACTGTTGTACCCTTCTTTAATAATCGAATTTCTACCGGTAGATACCGACTGTCGAAGATCGTCATGTACAGAATCTACCGTAGAATACTTGTTTCTGGTTGTAAAAATCACTTCCAGCATCTCCTTGTAATCACCTAAAGCTACTTCGTATCTCGGATCTACTTTGGCTTTTCTTTCAGCCTCGGCATTACTTTTAGCCAGTTCTCGATCAAGAAGATCTTCTTTGATTCGGTCAGCAATCATATCAAGTTCTTTTTTAATAACTTCTCCTGCTGCCCGAAGTTGACCTTCTACGTCACCAAGCTGGTCTTGGACGGTTCCTATTTCTTTCTTTAGGCGATCGTATTCGTTAATCATACCCATATCACCTGCATAGCCGGAAAAGTCCTTGATTATTCTGGTTCCTTCTTTAAGGAGCTCAATAACTCGTCTTTTACGTTCTCTGCTTATTAAAGACGGAAGACGATAATTCATATCCGCCACCGCCTTATCATGTATGGAGTTGATTAAAAACATCTCTCTTTCACCCCCTGCAAACTCAGTAAGAACCAAAAGGAACTTACTTATCAGGTATTCGTTTTCTTCTACTGTTAGTCTCATGGTTCTTATTTTTTTTAATACAATGACTGTTCTTCCTTTGTCTCTTGTTCTTGATCTTGATTGTTCGTAACGTCTTCCACAGTATAGAGCTTGGGCGGCGTCGGCGGCTGGTTGGGGTTCACGAACTTCGTCCCGCCCTCCCCGTACATCCATCCATGTCCCGGCAGTATCTCTGGGTGGATTGTATTAGTAAGCTCTTCCATACTAACTTGCCTTACCTTCAGTATATGATGAAACACCAGTCCGGCTGTCCTGAATGATGTTTTGTTTTCAGTTTTAAACCTATCAAGAGTCTGATACCAATCTTTCCCAAATATCATATACTTATCCAGCCCGTACCTACGAGGATTGTGCAAGCCTATCATTAACGTACATAACTGACCCAGCGTATCAGACTGGTAAAAATCAGAAAGACGCGGAGGCTGCTCTTGTGGGCTTTTTATCCTTCCTTCTATTTCTCTGTTGAATTGGGATATGATGAGGAAAAATATGTTTTTATATACTAATTTAGCTTCGTTCATAACCGCCACCAAATCATCTATAGCCGACTTAGGATCTAATCCCATTCTTTTTATCAAAGCAATATGATCGACTTTAAATATTATAAGACGTTTGTCTTTATGTTTGGTAGCTATATGATACACAGCCGCCTCAAACTCTTTTACCGTACACGGAGCATCGATGTATATTATATTATTTCTGATTTCACCTTGAAGGATTTCAAACATCCTCATCTCTTCTACTGTATTAGAATCTTGCCTTCTTAATATTTCAGGAGCCCGCTTTTTCATATCCTGGCTCATTCTGCGAAGAAGAAGATCTTGAGGATTCATTTCGAACTCGCAATTAACAAGAAAATAATCTTCTGCTTGCGGGTTGATCATCGGATTCATCACATTTTCCAATATCTTTTGGGCCACATACGATTTACCTACAGATGGCCGGGCTCCTATGGCAATAGCATGCTGAGGGAAAATACCTCCAAGCAAAGCCTCATCAATATAATCGTATCCGGTTTTAGCGGGGATAAGCTCTCCCCGCCTGTATTTTAAGATATTCTCATACGCCTCTTCCATAACCTGTTTGGAGGTTTTGAATATCCTTCTTATATCTATCCTATTTGCTATCTCCTCGTGCATTTTTGTCACCTTTTGTATCCGATTTGGATCCCCTATTAGCTTTTACTGATTTATACCTAAGACCGTTTTTGGTATGAGAACAATCTTTGCCTTTCCTCCAGCTTTTGCCTTTCTTCTTGTCCGTTTCGTAGTTTTTACGACCAAGCTCCCGGCGTTTGGCTTTCTGTTCCGGTCTGGCATTTATCTCCTTGTCCTTTTTAGCCTTTTTCTTCCTGGCTTCGGGATGAGTCCTGTAGTACTCTGTCGATCTACCCATGTGCTTATATTTTTTTTGATGAATAATAGCACAAAGATAGGTAATTCGCGTCCTATTTCAACCTGCCGTAGCTCATATCGGGATCACACCAGACATACCCGTCTTTCTCATCATGGAGATACTCAGGGCATCCTCTGCATGCGCTACTGCCTGACACTATTTGATTGTTCTTATTAGGGCACTTATCTCCAGGTTTATGCCATTCTATTCTCGAACCTGATCGTTCTTTGTTTACATGACAGAACTGAAAGACTTTTCCCATCGTCTTCTCGCCAAACATACCTATATGTGTGTACTCTTCCGGTATAGCGAGAAATTCAGATAAATCTTTATACATCCTTTCCCGTTCCTCTGGCGTAGACCATAGTCTATCAAGTTCGGCATGGACTCTTATCTTAAGAGACCTCAGTGATGGCCCCGCAAGCCGGCCTTTAGCTTTTCCCTTATTCGGCCCTGATTCATGAACACCGACATAAGCGTTGCATGGTTTACACATCATAACCATCCCTAAGCCTTTTCTGCTATATATTTTATCGGCATTGACCAACTCGGTTTCTCTTCCGCAATAAGGGCAAATTTCGCCTCTTAAAATCCGTTGTTGCCGCACATTGAGTTCCATACTCTATCCTTTTGTTTCTCTTTAAACTTTTCATACAAACTGCTTTCAGTTTCCATTTCCGAGATCTCCACCTCTACGTCCTCTCTTTTGAAAATTACTTTCTTGGCTGTAGGATACGCACATTTAGAGATACGAATAGCATTACGAATAGCGTAAACAAAATACGTTTCTGGTGATGATTCGATCACCACTACCTCGTTTAAAGTGTTTTTATAATTTTCCATGTTGTTATCTACTTGCTTCAATTACACACCCTGGATTATCTTCACATGCCTCTTTGTATTCGATAAGAAACTTAAGAAATGAATCATAAGACCCCCATCCGTTTTCTGGTTCGTATCTCAAAAGACTCTTTCTCTTGGAGATCATAATATATATACCTTTTGTGAGTATCTTCACCATCTCCTTAGTATCTATTTCCCTGCCCAATTCTTCCGGTCTCCAAACATAATCGTATAGTGTTTCTTTGTTTTCTGATACGAATATTTTTTGTGCCATCTTGTTCATGTTGTGGGTGATGTTTGCAACCCATTTACGATCCTCTTCTTTCTTCTTGCTCTTAATATAAACGTCCAGGCTCATAATATTTCTCTTTTACTTTGTTATTAATTATCAAATCTGCCACATCATCTCCGTCCCCTACATTCTCAACACTCTGAAGATAGTCCGATACTTTTATCCTTGACTTCATCATCATCCCATCTATCTTTTTACTCCATGTGTCAAATGCTTGTCCTTTGTCCGGAAAAGCTACAGTCTTTCTATCTTTTAAAACATCTATCACTTCCGGTCTTAAGTTCTGCAACCCACCGGTAGCTACAAACAACTTATCTGGTTTATTCACGGCGCATATAATAGCCGTCTTTTCTGACTCCACCAAATTAACTACCTTATCTGGATACTGGCTTAGAAGATGTTCTCCAAACAGGCATTGTCTAAACAAGAAGTCTCTTGCATGCAACGAGTGATAAAACATGACATGAGGTCGCTCATTGTCACCGTCTTTTTCCTTCACTCTTTTTACATCAATCTCATTCCCCTGGCTGTCGGTCTTTATATAAAAATCCATAATCTTGCCGGTTCTGCATACAAAGTCCTTATCTATCTGCCAGAATATACAACACCCTTTCCATCCCCATAAGTCCATTGTCCCAACATGATACCTTCTAAATACGTCAGATACCCTTTCTTTTCCCCATAGAGACGATAAAAATCTAAATACGGTGTTTCCATCGTCTGGAACTACAGTCCTCTCAAACTCGCTAAAAGGTATGTAATTTACAACGTCAGGATTTACAGGAGGACGATAAGCTCTTATGCACTTATTTCCCGAAATCCAAAGATCTTTGTCACCTACATCCTTGCCGGTAGGTCGTTTATCATAACCGCAAGTTCGTTCATGATCGCATCTTCCAAACTCATTGCCAACGACCTGACCGGTCGCCACATCAATATAAGGGGTAAGGCACCGGCTTTTCCCGCAAGCCGGGCAGGTTAGCTTCAGTCGGCTCCTGTCAGGCCTGCGGTCAAGTTGAAACCGAGGTACGTTTTCGTATTTTCTAAAATCAAGCATCCTTAGCTCCTCTCATTGCTTTTTATATCATGAACCTTTTAGATATTTCCTCTGCAATATCATATACAACCGTATGATCCTCTTCATTGTATGGTTTATTGATATTCAACACTCCTTTTCTCACTTTGAATTTCTTATCTTTTCTAAGGTGATTCAACATACCTTGTTGGAACACACAGTCCGCCTTTTCAAGTGCTACACTGTCTTCTGTCCATTCTTTCAGCGTATATCCTTTACTGCTCGTGCTTTTTGGAGAAAAGTTCATAATACGTGCATCAATGCCATACCATGCTTTAACCATTCTTCTTTCAGCTTCCAATTGGAATGCATATGATTCCCATATTCCTCCCGATTTAAAGTCAAGAATGACCACTTCTTCTTTTTCCACTTCTCTTACTTCCTTCTTCGGATCACCTTTTTTGAACTGTCCGGTAGCCCTTTGATACACGGCTCCAAAATAACCTTCTTCTTTGTATTTGAATGTCATTTTAACCATCGCATCAATAGGTGTTGCTACAAGGTAATCCTCTAAAGAAAGGATTCTTTCTATCATCATCGGTTTCACCTTGTAATCAGAACAGAATTTGGCAAACTTCATGACCCTGACAATCATATCGTCAAGATCATCTATGCTATCAAAGAACCGATCAAGATTTTTCTTAGATATCTTCAGCTTGCCTTCTTGCACTGTCTTAACCACAAAGCTTCGATTTAAGACCATATCTCTACCTGTTAGGTACAATCCGTATAAGTAGTGCATGATCGTTCCCTTATCGGCTTCATACTGCGCTACCTCTTCTGGATTGCGACCAAGCATCTTTATCTCTTGCTTCCATTCCTGAAGTGCTGTCTTATCATCTACATACCCATCTTTGATTAAAGTTGTTACCGAAGCATATATCTTAGCCGTCCCATCATCCATCTTTCTTACATAAAAACGATTATCGTCTAATGTCAATCTTACGAATTTGGGGGTCTCAATCTTCTTTAACTCATCACAGATATAAAACGGCTCTAATGTTTCCTGATTTTCTGTAAACGGATTCGAATCTTCTTCTCCAGGGTTAGGAGCGGCTTCCTCCGCCTGAGCTTCCGGTTCCTCCTTCTGGACCGGCTCTGGCTCAGGCGCCGGCTCTTTAACTACTGGAACCTGTCCGCCTCTTTCTGCTATGTCTCTGTTCTTTATTAAAGACATAACCTCCTTCTTCAACTGCTCTGGTGTTTGGTTAGGATCTGACACCGACATCACAACATCGTTCATTCTAAACAACGTATTTCCCTCTCCTTTCACCATAGGTACAAACCCTAAATCTATTAATATTTTAATCTTTTCTTCTATCATACCTATCAATTATTTCAATAATCAACCTACCTCTTTCCTTGATCATTCCTCTGCTTTCCATATCCAGTACCTTCTTTACCGCATACTTCCACACAAAAGGAAATTCTGTTTCAAGTTTATCAAATTCCATCCGGTCAAGATACATGTCGAATACCGTATGCTCCGATTCATGAAGGAAAACTATATTATCCCTGCAAGTAGCAACCGACTTATATATCCTTTTCGGAAGTATGTGACAGACGTTACATACTGTAGGAAAATGAATAGCCTTACCGGTCATAGACATCCGACTATTATTTAACTCTTCCAGCATAAGACGAAAAAACCCGGATAAATCCGGGTTCTCTAACTTTTTCTTCTTGCTGCTGTTTTTAATGGATGTAGTTCTGTCTTTTTTCTTCGGAGTCAACTCTTTACTCCTGCAAGCCTGGCATAAGCCATGACTTCTTATCATCACTTTTCGTCCGCATCTTTCGCAGACGTACAATTTCTTTTCCACTCTCTATATTTCAATACAAGTGATATAATTGAAAAGGATACTGCCGTTAAAGATAACGTATATGGTAAGTTCATTAACCATCTCGGTACCTCTTCTGTCTTAATCACTATCAGCAAAATAGCACCTGCTACTACCAATAATACAATTGCCGTCGCAAGTGCTACACGGGAAACAACATCACTCATCAGTTTTCTTTTCTCCCAATTTTTCTACGCCTTTTTGCAGATCGTATTTAAACACTTCAATGATTTTCGTTTCTGCAATAGACTCACAATTCCAGTCTCCTAACGTGCCCTGCATACCTTTAGTCAACACAGCCTCAGCGTCTTTCGGATTGCCGGCCTGGACATACATATAGCATGGCGTTTTCTTTTCTTTACCTTTCTTTTCATTCAGTGTAATGTAATTCACCTTACACTTATACCAGTACTCAGCTTCTCCGTTGAAGAAGATTTCCGACACTTTAATAGGATTAATTTTTACAACCTCGAAAGATTTGTACAAATCCTTGAAGATTTCCAACGATCTTGATTCTGCCTCTGTATAAGACAAGGCATCCACTAAATACTTTTCAGTTACTTTCTTTTTTTTGCCGTTCTCGATATTATCAATCTCGGCTTTTACCGTAATTTCAAACCAGCGATTCATTGTATTAATATTTAATTAGTTGATTTCTTTCCTTTTTCTATACTGTTTTTAAATCTTTCAGAACACCACTGCAAAACATCCATCATCATCATCTCATTATTAGATAAGATACCTTTTATAATTAACGCCAATTGATGCTGTGACATTCTTAGGCTCATATCAAATCTTCTTTCCTCTTCATTTACTATCGTGGCTACGAAATACTTACACCCCTCTAAGTGCGTCAGGGCTTCAATCATAGCTTCTTTTATCTCTTTTTCTTCCATTCTGTTTGTTTTTTTCTGGACAAAGATATGTCTTTTGATAATAAAAAATATTCAAAATGATTTAATTTAGCTTAATTACGGCTCTTTTGATTCGTCCGGTATAGGCATGTCAAACTTTTTTCTGATAAACGACTCTGTTTCTTCATTGAATGGATAGGCTTCCTTAATAAAATTCATAGCTACTTCCATGTCACCGTCTGCTATATCTTTATACCTTTCAAAGATACCAACCAGGTCATTGTTGTATGAACGTTCTTGTTTTATGTTGTACACGTATTTCAATACCCTGTCTTTAATTTCATTGGCTTTTTTCACAGTATCATTGAAGGAATTTGCACTTTCCAATTCTGGATCTTTGTTTCCCTTGTTTACTTTATCAAACTCTTCCTTGCTATACCCCGCTTCCCCTTTAATAGCTGGGCAAACACTTTCCTCTATGATCCAAAATTGTTCATACGAGCCTGTCAGAAACCTTGATTCTATTTTAAATGCATTATATTTAACAAGCAAATTAGCCACCTCAGTTGCACCTTCTATGGTTCTAAAACCGATGCCGATATCTTTTAACATAAATACTGGAACTCCAGTTCTTGGATACACAACTTCTTTTTTGTTCTTTATATTCCAGTTTTTAGCTTCAATTGGAATACCTTTACCAGCAAGCTCTTTGTCTATATACAGATATATCTCTTTGCATGTCAATGACACAATCTCATCTCTGCTTAAATCAAAAACTGTTTTCATTTTTTTTATTCATTAAATTAAACAACTTACTTCTTTGTTTAGGCTCCGTATATTCCACCCATATATCGGCTGCCACATTTCTCAGAAATTCCATAAAGTCTTGATGATCCCTGTATTCAACAGAATCAACTTTTCTCACAAAACTTAGAATTTCCTTTAACATCTTATTGTTTTCTTCAAGAAGTTCCCTGTCGGTCATGATCTCGTGAAAATATATTATTCAACATGTAATAGGCAGTAAATTTTCGATGTAGGCCCATCTTACGATATGGAAAATTCTAACAGCTATTTTCCAATTAGAGTTATTTGGCCCACAGACAATAGGAGTTCCATCTTGTTTAATAGCAATCAACATTCCACTGTGTTGTGGTGTTTCGCTTGCATCATGCCACGCGCTGCTGATGCTCCATTCTGCACCTGCCATGAAGTCTTCATAGCAATTATCCTTGCGTAAAACATAATCGTCTGCATCCACTTCTTTGAGAACGTTTCGCCTAAAATGTGTTTTACCTATGGTATAATCTTTTGCTGCTTTTTCAATATCTTCTCGTTTCATTTCTTTTTAAATTTTACAGCATAGATTGAACATATTCCAAATATTCTTGAGCTTGTTCAGGGGATTCGAATTGAGATGTCTCTTCGTTATATAAAGGAGCATAGTTGGCTTGTTTCAATAAATTGTCGTAAAACATATTGATGAATATTTTTAATAGATCGGCTGTATTATTCGCTGTTCCCATTGTTACTCCATGACATCCATCTCCCATATTTACATATTCGTTACTAAAAAACATCCCACCTTTTATACCATATCGAATTTGAGCGATGTATATGCGTTCGAAATGTACTTCAAACCGAAGATTATGTTCTGATTTTTCATATTCTTTGATTGATAAGCAGAATATGCCAAAAACAAATTTCAACTCTTCTTTTGTAATTCCTGCCGGATTTTTTGTCAATATTTCTTTAACTTGTTCTTTCGTTATCATGATTCGCTATTTTTTTTATATTATTACCAATCTCCGCCATCATTTGGAATATTTATAGTATCTATAGAATTGTTGTAATTACTGCCACCAAATTTTTCAAATTCCGGTTCAGGATTATCTTCTGTATCTCCATGCATCATTACATGTAGCGTTCCACTTGCACTATAAAGCCAAAGACGCTTACCATACTTTTCCCACTTTTTTGCAAGTCGTTTCAGAGAGTCAATCAACTTACATTCTTCTGGAGTACATTCTATTCCGGCTTCTGTTCTGTATTTGCTCATATCTTTTTATGTTATTCTAAATCATCAATTTCATAACTCCAATTCATCGCATCTTTTTCTACGATGTTATTAGCAAGCCATTCAGCCGCAATAGAATCTTCAGGAGCTTCCCACACTCCGTTATCGTAGTTTTCTATTAGATCATCATATACTTCTTCTGGAACTTCTATATCCTCTAATCCTACTGTGTAAGTAACCGTTACAGTCAAATTCTTTATAGCTTTCATGACTCAATTATTTTTAGTTGTTATTTAATCTTCTAAATTGCCCTTACCCTCTAATTCAGATAATGCTTATTCAAATTCCTTTATTTTCTTTAAGGCATATTCCTTACAATAGGTGATAATATCATATTGCGTATAATCCGTAAAAAATCGATCTATCAGGTTCTTACAATAAAATCGTACAGGTTCTTCACCATGATCCAGTAAAATCACAAAATTGGAATTTCTCGGATGAAAACACAGGAATCTGTAATAATTCACCTTCCCTGCTATACATTCAATTAACTTTTCATCCATCTTCAATTTATTGACGTCTTCGATGTTTAATATCGGTTTCATATCTTTAGTTTGTTTTAAAATCAATTCGAATAAATATAATACATTCCTGCTTCATATACCCTATGTACATCAGGGTTATTCTTGTCTTCCGGTTCCAATTCACTCTCTTCAAGAGTATAATCCCATTCAGAGTTGTAGTACATATTCTCATTTGTTTTCTCCAAGGAGCAATCTTTCATCAAATTCAGATATTCTCCCCAAACTGCAACTTCCTGCTGTTGCTCTTCTTCTGTCATAAGAGATATTTTGTCTTTCAATTCTTTCCAGGTCATGATTTTTAAAATATGATTAATAGTTTATTCTACATCAAAAAGTTGATCTAACACCAACAATTCGGCATCCATATCTTCATCTTTCAGAAAACGAACTTTTATATTCCCGAATTTAGATGTCTTGAATAAGATGTAAGGATTCATATCTTCGGCAGTCACCGGCTTATATTCCTTAACTTCCGACATCTTGAGATACCAGTCACCTATTTTCACAAATTTGGAGAAGACAGAGCACAGATGCGCTTTTACAGACTGTATCTCCTTTTTATCTTTGAAAGGTATAATTTCCTCCTTTCCCCTTATCCTGATTGACAGGAAAGGACGAATGTTATCTGTTTCATTTTGGAACTTGAAGCCTGTTATGGCTTGCTTGGGGATTCTTCTTCCCATTAATATAAAATAGCTCATTGTTGAAAATATTTAATTAGACATAAATATACAAGTTTTACTAAGATATCCTTCTGTCATCTCTATGAAATTCACACAATCTAATTTGCTTAACTTGTAAATCAATGCCGGATTGTGTACTATGGCTATAATTTGTGTTTGTGGTTTATGGAATGACAATACATTATAAATTTGCATTATGTTGTCAATGTCAAGATTCCTGTCTGGCTCATCCATGAGAACCGTGTATTCAAAACTGCTTTTTGTTAATGCTATGCGGTTTCTTTTATAATACTTCAACAGGTTATCAATTCTTTTAATCCAAAACGCATTTGATTTTTTCTTGTATTCTACAAGATCTTGTATTGGAAACGTATAATCCTTCTGACTGAACATTAAATTGAAAAGCGATTCCAATGATAACACCACTTTCTCTCCATAAGATTTTCGAATATTATTCACATACAAATCGAGATTGCTGATGTTTTTCAATACGCTATCTCGATTCATCTCCGCCGATGGCAATAAACGGAATACTTTCCCTGCATAATCGGATGATATGTCAATCCCATCAAAAACCTTATCATCGTCATCAAATATAGGTGGAAAATCCAGTGCCTCGGTCGGCATTTCAGAGCACATGGATTTCTCGCATAACATATACATTGATATGATGTTAAGCAAAGTTGACTTTCCACTACCGTTTTTACCTATAATTACATTCACTCCTGACTTGAAAATAAATTCTCTGCCATTTTCAAATGCTTCTATATCCGAAACATATTCAAATGGAGTTTTTGTATTGTCTTTTATTTTTACTGATGTTATCATTGTAATCCTTTTTAAAAATCAATTACCGTCCGAACCATGTCTCCGATGTGCTTGTTGCCGGTGCCCGTGAGGCCACTGGAGAAGACCACGTACCACGCGACGGCCTGGCTGCTCTCAGTGCTGGACCAATACCACGTCGAGGAGAGGGGAGATGCCGAAACATAAGTGAATGCTTTGTTTAGTTCGTCCATATAATGGGCCATTAAATTTAATTGACCAAGAGATGGTATATACTCGCCATCTTCCAGCAGATTTCTCAATTTTGGATTTCTGGCTACAAGGCGTTCCGTATTGCCGCGTCCGTCAATGTCAAACAGCGCATCACATTCACGTTCGTAATATGTCCCACTTCCGGATTCTTCACGGCTATCATCGTCAAGCAATTGTACGATATCATGTTCCGTCAGTGAGATTGCAAATGACATGTATCTGTGCTTCAACCCAATGTATCGTACACAATCTTTGGAGTTATCGCCGGTAAACGGCTCTGCATGTCCATCTTTGTAGATTATATACAGTCCGTCAGTTGACTCTTTCTTATCCTCTTCGGATGGTACTCTGTTTTCACATGTACATTTCTCACTTTTGGATCTTACGATTATATTCAACTCATTTAATACATGATCCCTGATGACGCTCTCGCATGCTCTTCTTACAAAATCATGATCTCTTTGTTTGAGTTCATCATTCACCATGCATCTGATCCAGTTTTCTATCTGGTTGTCACCTCCATATGTATTAACCATGTACCGTTTTACGTGTTTCTCTAATAACAGCTCTATGTTTTTGATTATATCTTCTTTGGTAAGGTGAAGTTCATTTAATATATAGTTCCTTACTGCCTTGTATTCTTTACTTGTGCTCATAATATACCGATTTAATATTGTGAATCATATTTTCTTTCTCTCCCGCTGTCTTCCCCTATCGGATTGTCCCATCCATATTTTACAGCCGTAGCTTTAAATAGAGGGAGTCCATAAAATGCATAATCATCCTCACCCCAGCCTTCAAGACCTTCTTCCAGAATGTAGTTCCACATCATCACACATTCAAACATCAAACTGGCTGATATTCCTCTCTGATTTAATGCCTTTTCAAAACCGAATCTTACGTCTTCTTCAAGCTGTTTCAGGACATTTTCTCTGGTAAATTCAACTACAGTACTGTTCCACTTTTCCTCGTTGTCATATTCTTCATTCGGCTCCATACCGAAATCCTTTATCATGCTATATGGAACAAATTTAGCCAGTCTGTTAAAATCTCTACCGTCTAAACATTTTGATGTTAATTCTTTAAGTTGTTCTAATGTTTTCATAAGCAATTTTGTTTTATAGGTTAATCCCATCCTCCAGTAGCATACAAAGAAACATCTTCCTCCTCTACATTTACATCTTTAAGAGCCTGTAGAAGTTTTTTCTTTGTCTCCCGGCACATATTGTAACCATATCCTTTATACCGATATGAGCGTTCCCATGTGCTTACTGGAAAAGGAATATTTTCATCAATGACCAGCCTCTTCATATGAAGATGTTCAAAGAATTTCTCATGGTAGAGTAGTTTGTACTCGTATGCTACTATACTTGCAGATGAGAATGGAAAATAATCATCTTCCTCTTCTTCGTATTTAGGCTCCTTGTAGTAAGCCATTTTTGCCACAGTAAAGTCGAAGCTCCTGAGAATCTCTTCAGGCTTTCCGAACTCTGACTCTATGAACTCTATCCATACCCTTTCTCCCTCTTTATGGAACGCACATACCTTCTCATTCCTGTACTTAAATTTCCATCCTTCTTTCTGATGTTTTTCATCATTGAACAAATCAACAGCTTCCTGAAAATCGTCTTCGCTTTCAAAGAAAATATCAATATCTTTTACTTTTTCTCCGGAAAGGATATTCTTAAAACATCCACCAGCTATGAACCCCTTGTGACCTTCCATATATTTGTCAAGCCATCTTATTTGCCAGAAATTATCTGGAGTATCTATTATAAAATTATTCATATTGTTTGTATTTTACTGTCACCAAGCGAGATAAAAATTCCGCTTTACTATAACACAGTGGGTATAGTTATCCAGATCAACCCCATTTTCTTTGAATGTATCCAGAACCCTCTTTTCCACATATTTCAATTTTACTATTATTCCCTTCCTAAACTCTTCTATTAACTTCCCGTTACATTCAATAGGCCCAATAAAACAGTACCTATTTGAAGAACTGTCACATATGCAATATGTATCACACCCAAACATATTGCTTAAAATATCCTCGTTCATAATTTCTCTATTGTTTTAATAATGATACTCTTTATTATATTTCTTCTTCACACCATTCATCCTCCCCTATCAATTGTTTATAATATTCGCTATGCTCTATCGCCAAAACATCTTGAGACAAATATTCTTGTAGCTCCAATTTGCGCATTGGAGCAAGGCAATCCAGATGCTTAGTGTCCATTTCTTGCCTATCTTCATCTCCCCACATCCACATACCTATGGACTTTACTTCATCATCTATAATCTTGGCACAATCTTCTTTCCAATCTCCTTCTTTGTCGCAGACTTCATTATCATATTTTTCTTTTGTAGCGTATGCTATCCCTTTTATATAATCACCTTGACTATAACCCCTTGTTGACCACTCTATAGCCACCACATCTTTTCCGTATTTGGATATGATATCTAACAAATCTTCGTCATCCAGATCCTCTATTAATTCTCCTCTGTAATCAAAGTCCGTCAAATCACTTGGAAAAAACTCTTGACCTATATATGGACTTGTCTTATGCTTCAACTCCCATACATTGTCACCTCTGTTGTATGTAAATGAGATCTCATTCGCTTCCCCTTTCTTTAAATATTTTACAATGTCTTTCTGTTTTATATGCTTCATTACAATAGCATCAATAACATCTCTAAGATCATGCTTGTTATCGTAGAAGAAAGTTTTCCAATTGCATTCATCATGCAATCGATGCGTATCAGAGTATTCAAAAAAGAATGACCCAAACAAACCCCAATTAGTTATAGGGCATTCTGAATCATGACAATAATACACTTTAATGCGATAATCGCCTACTTCTTTTGTTGTAATAAGATCGTCTTCCATGTCTTTATATTTTAAATAGTTCCTAACTTTTTATCAATAAATTCATCTATTTCATCATAGTATGATCCATCGAAATCATAATTCCCATATTTCTCTGTAAACTCTTTAGCCCACTCTCGAATGATGTTAAATGCCTGTTCCCTGCTATATTCTTTTGGTCCTGTTAGATACTCCACAGCTTCCACCGATAACTCTTGCAGATTTCGTAAGTAATTTAAACCAATGCTATATGGTAGCTTACCTACTTCTATACATACATGATGATCTTGTTTAAAGGCGTCCTGCAAGTCTTCAAGACTCTCTATCAATGACTCAGACTCATCATCTACCCTCACCTTGTATAACTCAAAATCTTCATTTTCTGCCGACACCCATATCTTGTAGGCTTTTTCGTTGGATAATCTTTTCCAAACAAATCCGTCGCTGAATACAATCAGGCTACCTGTTACTATCGTTCCTTTCATTTTTCTTCCTCCTCATTATCCCATCCTAAACAAGAATCTAAATGTGAAATAAAAATTGTAGCTCCCTTATTTTCTTCCACAGTAGGATACTCTACCTCATAATAGTCAAATTCAGAGCTCTCTAATCCGACCCTATCTTCATCCCATCCATTTTTGGTTCCATCCTCTGCCATTTCTTTAAGCTTTTCCAAAGCCTCTTCTGGTGTTTCTGCTTCAATGGATAATCTATCTTTCATCCATCCATAAACCCTTCTTTCTACTTCAAATATAAATTCTTTCATTTCGCTATTTTTTTTTTGTTTATTATATTTCACATCTTGTATCAAATAACCTCCTTGGAAGCATTATTTAATGGTGATTCCTTCAATCTCTTTAGATTAAATCCTATCATATTCCCACACTGTGGACACTTAAAACCATAAGGTTCACTAACCATCCTGTCACTTCTGTTGCACATCATACAGTATGGTCGCCATCCGTCATACCATGTCCCTCCCTTGGCTTCCTTCAATCTTCTCAACTTTTCTTTTTCTGGAAGATCTATATTCTGTTTTAGTGTTTCCATTAATCTGTTGTTTACCGTGATAATATCAATATCTGAGACATCAAAACATAATACGGCTATTTTGATTTTCTCTTCCATGATTGTTTATTGTTCTACATCAATAATCCCATACTCTGCTACTTCCAACACATCCTGCACTATTTCCGGATAGTCAGTCGTATCTAACGAAGCATCTTGAACGTATGCTTCCGCTAATTTCTTGGCTTCTTCAAACGATTCGGCTTGTATATATAAATCAAGCGTCAATGAAAACGGATATAACATAGCTAATCTGTTATTCTGTAATAATAATCAAGTTCTTCTCCCTTAAAGTTGTTCATGGCATACTCGTCAGCTTCCCGCCACAACCGGTCATACAATGCAGCCAGTTCACGATTGCTTTTATAATGTTGCCAGATTTTATGATTCAATACCAGCGTCAATTCTGTAAAGAACTTATAATCGTCTTTCCATTCGCTGAACGCACGTTTGTAGGTATCTTTGACACCTGCTATACCATACTTGTCGGCTATGCTGAAATCTTCCCAAAAGGTAGTTATCAGGTCATAGCCGTTCTCTTGCATAAATTCTTTAAATGTCATATACTAACTATTTAAAGGCAATTCCATAATTACTCCAAAACTTTACTTGTTGAGACAGATTCCACGGCATAGTTTTATATGCTTGGAAATATTCCCACTCGATTTTATCCTCAAAGCCGGGACAATGATGTTTGACGTAAGCATAAAACTCATCATGCTTCTGTTTTGCAAAATCATCCCCTTCTTCATCCAGCATGACAATTTTTGGTTTGTTTGCCTCCCGACATTGTTTTGCGGTTTGATAGAATCGCCGAAAGTGTTCGGCATAATACTCGTTTCCGCTATAATCAACGAAGGTAACTTTACCTCCATAAATTTTGCAAACCCTTAAAGGTTCCAGTGTTGCTCTCTTTACCGGTCTTGAACCATCCCATAGCCAACCACAGAACTGTATGCCATCCCAGACAAGATACGGTAAGTATTTTAAAGAAAAAGACTCTATATTCAACACCTCATATTGTACAGGATTGGTTTCTTGTGCTGCATCTTCAGCGGTTTTGTATATGGGCATACTTACCTTAAATTTTTCCTCTCCCAATTTGCTGCCAAACCAAAAGATATGTTCGGTATCCACGTTGTTTCCACAAATACCGGTATCTTTTATTCTCATGCCGCGATATTCTGCTTCACGAATCACTCCGTTTCTGTGCATAAATACCCTTGTTCCAAAGGGGAACGGGTAAACTGATACTTTTCTTTCCATATTGTTTTATTTATAGATTAAAATTCAGCAATATAACTATATACATAATCCACAGATTAAAATATCTTGTCACATTTATAATGTTGTTAAATAATGATATTTCGTATCTTGTGTTCCCATTTTCACCATGTCCCGCTTTTTTAAAATAACATAGGGTCGGCTTGTATTTGAAATAATTAAAAAGCCTATACCATCCCTTCCCGTTACATGTTTCACGATTCCATATTCCAGTAAGCTTCCTATATCCCCTTACTGGTATTTTCTCTATTTCTTTTGGTACAATCCTGACATACTCTCCTTCTCCGATTGGTATAGTCATATTGCCTGCCTTTTCCGTGCAAAAGTATTCTATTTCAGATGCCATGCCTTTATATACATAGAACCGGTATAGGTTCCCGTCAGGGTCTACCCGATCCATGTAATATAATATCACTTTGTCTACTTTTATCTTTTTCATTCCTTTATTCTCCTTATCTTTAAATCGTTATTCCCACAGTATTCCTTCAGCCAACTATCCGTTAGATAACGATTAACTCTATCGTATTTCTTTTTCGGGCCCTTGCTCCAGAATTTCCATTCTTTTGTGATATTGTACCCATATTTATCAAACCAATAGATATAATACACTACGTTACCGTATAAATCCACTCTTTTTCTTTCCTGTATGACTACCTCGTAAGGCATCTTCTTGTCTCTTTTCTCCATCTTTGTCCTCCTTTCTTGAATAAAAAAAAACGGCACCTATCTTCGCAGACCAGTGCCGGTAACTAACTTACATGGAAAACTACTTAACCTCAACTAATTCTACAGAGTTGTAGAATTTAGTGAAGCTACCAGCAAATTCTCTTATATTTTTATATTCTTCTGGTCGTTTTCTGTTACCGTCTTTTATGTAATTCACCCACAGTCTATCCTCTATGTTCTTAATCGCATTTTCTATAGTAAATTCGTCGCTGACACACATTAAACACGAAGATCCGGTTTTCTTATGTGGTTTATACACCCTTGAAAAAGACCACATTTTTATCCTGTCGTATATATATCCGTTGTTTGGATAAACGAATCCTATCCGGCTGTCACCTTCTTTGGCATAAAATACACCTGGCTCCTTCCCGCCCTTTCTATATACTACGAATCCTTTTTCTTTTAGGATCTTAACCACTTTATTTAATTTATTTTCTACGTTCATTTTCATGCAAAAATTTAAAAACGACCTTCATTACATTTCCAAAGTTCTCCACCTTAACCCACTCGTGAGCTACTGCTCTAAGTACGGATGTTTCGTATGTCGGAATATCGTCTTCTTCAACCACCTTACAAGAAGCCAGAACTCCTTCAGTCGGCTTTAGTCCGAGGTCATGCAGCTCGCAGAGACCGCCCGGCTGGCGGAATGCGCACCACCCGTCTTTCTCTGTTGGCTGGATCATCGCTATTGGTTTTTCTTTCACTGCAAGATACCCTACCATCCACATTGTTTCTTTTAACCTGTCAGCGTATCCGGCATCTATGATAGCCTCTATGCCTTTTGGCGTACCAATACAAGGAACTTTACACATGTTTTTACATTTATCACATGTACAAGGTTGCTCCCATCTGTTATGATCTATGCCTACCAACTTCTTTATCCGTTCTACTTCTTCTTTCATATTATACTATCTCTGTTAGTTTTTCATAATACAACTTCATTTCCGGTGAAGCATATTCCATGAATGCTTCGAATAAGTAGGGTACCTCTATTATCATATTCACATTACAACCTTCTGCCTGTGAAAGAGATTCAAGATCATTGCTGTATGAACACGTTACATGAGCTCCTACATTAAACACATGTAAATCTAATCTTACATATTCCATACATAAATCTAACGCTTTAAACAAGTTTTCTACCTCAATCTCCTGAAATAGGTCTATAAACATCCTTAAATCCATCATTTTACTACCCTTTCTATGTGTTTAATTAATACTACCGCCATTCCATTGCCGGTTTTTATCGCACATTCCGATCCTTTTATCCATTCTACACATCCTACATACTTTTCTGTAGAATGAAAACCTGGATTGTATTTTCCAGATGTACTGAACTCTACCGTATTCCCCACCTTCAGATCATCAAAAGCAATAGACCATGTGGTCCAAATTCTATCATGTCTCCCAGGCTGAATAGCTCCGATTACGCCTTTTTTACGACCGTTTTTTATCGCCCTTAGTATTATCTTTCTATCACCTTCGATAAGGCTGCAAAAGCGCCCGTAAAAGGTCAAATCAACCTGTTTTCCTCCTATTTCTTCTCTTATTTTTGTTATTCTGTTCATTTTCTGATTTTGTTTTATTTTTTTCCTTGTTTTTTCTATCTTCTATAGAAGATGATAATAACATTATCTTTTCTATGTTACTTTTTGACTGTAAAAAAGAATCGCATTTCATTACTACTACCACCTTCTTAAGTTCCCCATTATCGTATAGCGATACACACATCATGTTTTGCACCTCGTCCACTATCAGACCTGGAGTAGTCTTAGCCATTTTGCGTAGCTTATTATACTCCGGTCTTTCCATTTCCTCTGTTTATTACTCTATAGTATTTATCCTTATCCCCTTCTTTCAACTTCTCCAGATAGAAAATTCCATCATGTAAATGAGACAAACAAAACCTGTATCCGTATTTCTGTACTCTTCTTACATGATCCCGCAGTCTTATCTCTTCACTTTTGTCTTGTACTTTGATTTTAATACTGTCTCCTTCTTTGATTGTGTATAAAATAGTTTGAATCTCTTCTTTTTTCATCTTATAAAATATTTTAACGGCAGCACCTATACTCACGCACCACTACTGCCTTATGTTTAACAATTAAATACTTAACTCTTCAATGGTCAAGCCTTTTTCTTTTGCCCACTTTAGCATCGCGCATAATTCTGTTTCTGACTTATATTTCGGATCACGCCACGCCCATCCGAATTTATCCGGGACATGATGATATAATTCGTCGGCCTTTGCCGTGTAAATGTCTTTGAATAAATGCTCCGAACCTTCCGGTATAAGCATCTCTGTTGTTGCAAAATCGGAATACGATAAACATCCGTAAGCATATTCTGTTATTTCACTCCATGCTTCTCCGGCTTTAAATCCAAATTCTTTTACAAAAGCCAAAGTTAGATACATATTTAATAATATTGTTACATCATATCCGGAATCCGACTTTCTTTCTATTATTTCCTTTTCAAATTCCTTTAAATCTTCAGGTCCTAAAAAGATGTATCCTGATACCGACCGGTAATTAGTCTCCGCATACTTCTTGCATTTATCATCATTGACAATCTTACTAATGTCAGATAACATCTTTTGCCTCCATTCATCACAAAACTCTACCTCTACGTTCATCCAATCAGTACCATAATTATATTCTTTCGGATATCCGACCGGTGTTACCTTTATACTATTCACGCCATATCCGTAAAGGCGTTCACTTACCTCATTCGCCCATTCCTGTACAAAAGGAATAAACTTATTGTAATAAGAATCAAAATCAAAATCCGATTCCTCCTCATATTCTGGCATCTCTTCATAATCCTGTTCAAAGAAATGACGAGGATCTGCTATTGTTTCGTAGAAACTTACGTTAATGAAACAAAACTCGTTGGTTGTCGTTTTTAATATCATAACTTTTTGTATTTACGTACATTTTTCTTGCCATAGAATCTACACATGGCACGAATCTGACTATAAAATACTTTTGTCCTCCTGGCCTCAAAGTATTTAAACATTTCTTCATTCTTTGTTTCCCAAACGTAATCCGTTTGGGAACTCATGCGATCTTTCTCCTTGCGTGAATAATGGTAATATGATACCACAACACGTTTCATACCATTCTTTACAGGTACGATATTTACGTCTATACTATTCTCTGTCATATTATTATTGTTTTATGCATTATACAAATACAAAGAGCTTCACAGGCCGGCGCTCCTTTCAATAAAAAGGAAAAAACTAATATTACATAAACATATTGTTTTCTACTCTTTATTACAATACTTTTGTTCCGCAATTATTATATCTTCCGTACTCTTTTTTCGTATCATTCAAGATTTCAAAAACCATCTTCTTGTGATCTTCGTTTGGTAACCTATCCTTAACAGCCGATATTACGCCCGCTATAGACGTAAGGCCTGAATCTGTTATTGAACACAGCAACACGCCTCTGTCGGCTCCGGTGCTTATTGCTGACGCCTTTATAATATCATTCTTATATATTCTCATAACTTTTTTGTTTTATTGTTTGTGAGATGCCCAGAATCGAACCAGGACCGGCACATACGCACCGGCACGCCGCGTCATCCCCTCTATGATGCAGAAATAGGCATGCCTATCCTCACGAACCGACATGCCAAAACCCAAAACTTAATCTGATGAATAAAATAGATTAACAAAAATACTATTCTAATTCTTTTATAATATCTTTCACAATATTCAGCCTTACCTCCTTCGTTTCTGGACTAAGACAACCAAACCACCCATAAAACGTTCTTGTTTCCTATGGTTCTGTGGCCATACTTATCTTCTCCTCCAATTCCGGGAAATATATTCTCACCATTTCGTCTGAACGAAACTCATAGATATTTTTATGTGTTTTGAAATACATAAACACTACATTTCTTAACGCAACACATATGTATTCCCCATCCTCTAACCTATCAATCATCTCATATATCTTTTTCCATATGAATAATCGCTCTTCTTTTGTAAACATATCTTTCTTTATTTTTGTGGTATTATTTGACTGTACGCAGACTTTTCCATGTACACAATACTATGCTCCTGTCCAAGTATTTTCTTTGCTGCTTCTTTCTTTATCGCGCAATATCTCCCTGTACGATACGGATTCTTTTGATCTGATCCATCCTCAACTTCGATAATAAAACAACCTCCGTCATCTATTATCTTTTTGCAATTGTCACATATTTCTCCCGTGCATATATGATGCGGCGCCTGCCCTTTGATGTTATTCCCTAATAAAGCAATCCCCATCTCTTCACCGCATACTATGCATAGTTCTATGGATGGATTCAACCCATGCTCCGGATGCAATACAATACCGTCTTTCATTTTCTATCCTCCTTTATTAATTCTATTATAAACTTTTTATCTTGTTCCCACAATGGCAGCCCTTCTTTTACTGTGTATGCCACTGTTTCCCTCTCTCCTATTAATCGCACGGCAATCTCTCTTGCTTTCAAGTCATCCTCCTCATGCGATTTGTTTATTAAATCATAGGCACATGATTCCACCTTTTGCCTTTCGATTATTATCGAACCCATTAACTCGCTTATATGCGATCCTAAAAACGATAAGACATTAATAGCTTTCCCAATATCATTTGAAATAGCACTTGCTAAATACATCTTATCCATATACTCCGGCAAAGCCTCGTATGCCGTTTCTATGTTTTTATACTGATTTTCGTTTACCTCCCTTTTAATCAGTTCTTCAAATTCTTCTTTTAACATGTTCTTCCCTATTTTAATGTTGTGTGAGATCGCCGGAATCGAACCGACTTGCTGCACCATGAATCCCATAAAGCAAATGCTCCGATCTTCGCAGATGGGAGCATTCTGTCTAAAGCATAAGAAAATTAATGAAGAAATTTTTCTCACTTACGCCATAGCATCTAAAATAGCTATCAGCACTATTTCTATGACAAACATAATAGAAAATATCTTAAATGCCTTTTTCATATCGCTATCTCCTCCTTTTTATTTTTTTTAGTTCCACAATAAACTGTTCCGGCTCTGCTCCGACCTACGTTCCACCTACAACCGCAGGCCTTAGCCCAAGGCGCCGCCTACTCCCCCTCTATGGCAGCCTGTTCGTACCTACAAATCCAAACGCGATAATAAACATTTATCCTTATAACAATCATAAAAAAAATACACCTGTCACAACCGTAATCCTTAACCTCTACACAGCTAACTACCTTAGCATATACTTCCATCACTGCCTTCTATTCCTTTTACCCCGAAAATAGAACCTTCTACCTCCTTACTCAAATCTAAGTCAGGCGCAAAGTCATATACGTTCATACCATCCATATTTTAATCGTTAAACATCCCGCTTAAAAAAAAAATACTCACATAATGCAGGCCTCAACCCTTAATCTGTTGGAAGGAACCTATATAATGCTGTTTTAAACCCTTATCATATTGAATTTTGTGGAAATGATCTACAGAACACTGTTTTAAAACGCTTATCTATTGAATTTTGTTGGTAAAACGCTTATCTATTGAATTTTGTTGGTAGGG